AATTGTTCGACCTTACTAAGATAGCTCAAGATGTACTCTTTATTAAGAAGAAACTTGAAGAACACGATGAAAAGATTGAAGAAAATAGTAGAACAATAAAAATTTTATCGAATAAGATTGAGAACAAGAAATAAACAGATTGAGAGGAATAAATTCAAATCCAACTTTATAATTATATGAACGATATTATTTCAGAAAGAGAAAATTTTACATTTAATAATTTTGACGAACTAAAAGGCTTCTTAAAAGGAAAAACTATTTTAGTAGCTACAGCTTCAGATGCTGTAAAACTCAATAAAGTTCTTCAAAATTTAGAATTTGTGCACATTCCGCAGTTAGTTCTCATTGCGGATAATAGAAACAAGATAGTTTATAAAGTATCTGATACTTCATTCACAAGAGAATATTATGAAAATATAGATACTCCAAACATAGATTTAATAGGAGAAGATGTAATTGAAGAATATTTAAATCTAAAAGAACAACTGGTATATTCTATTCTTCCTTATCCTATTACCATTCTAGAAGCAAGAAATATGACATTAGCAAAACTTAATTCGCTCTACGAATTTGCTTCGGATATCTTAGATAAGATACCCGCCTATGATTTAAACGATTCTGATGTAGATTTTTTATTCGGACAATACGGATTAAATACGGCAAGAACAGTAGTTGATAATTACGAAATTCAAATAGACAATATTAAATATTTAGGATGATAGAAGAAATTCGCAGAAGTATAATATACCTTAAAAATGTTGAAGGGTATATCGAATCTTGTATAAATCAAATAAATGTTAAACAACAAGAACTTTCATCAAAAGAGCAAGAGTATGCAAAATTAATTTCCGAGAATAATGCTTTAAAAAAAGAAATTGAAGAATTGAAAAATAAACATACTGATGAATAAACAAGAAATAGACATGGTAGAAGAAGCTTTATATATGAATGCTTACATAGCAGATAATTACTTTATTTATTACTTTCCGGAAATGGAAACTATATTTTTATATTATGACTAAAAGAAATAGTTCTTCAACAAATATACGACATTTTAGTCGGAAAAGAAAACGAAATTGATAAACTAAAAGTTTTAATAACTTTACTTCAAACCTTAAATGGAGACGAGTTGGTAAATGGTTCCGAAAAGACTATACCAACTTCAAATAATAATTATAAAAGCCAAGTGTACAAACTTGAAAGTACTTCTGATATAATAGAAACTTGGAATGAAAGCCCCTGTAAATCTTGCTCTAAGCCCCTGTAAATCTTGCTCTAATTATTTACAAGCCAAAGCTTCTGGTACTCCATTAATTTGTAATTGTATATTAGGACTTTCTGAAATACGATGAGTGAAATTGTAATAACTTTTTCTGAGCGACGAACCTATAATAACAAATACCGCATTTGATGAGGCTGTAAATAATTATGTAAAAGAATTAGTAAGAATGATTAAAGTAACTGATAATAAAGAAATAAAAGAAACTGTATTGTCAACGAAACAAAGAAAAATATGGAAAAAGATATTGTTCTTTAGAAAGAACAGACGATACAGTATGTATGTGCAAAGAGTTCAGAGAGATGGATAAAGGAATTTGTCATTGTCAATTATATATAAAAGAATGATGCATCAATTAATAAATAGTTGGAATAAAACTCATAAACCTTATTTCTTAGTAGTTAATTGCTTTCCTTACTTCAGTACAGGAATTAATTTAGAAAGGTGGACTTTATATGTATATAATATGGATACTAGAGTAAAAGTATACGAATCTGAAGGGGAAAGTTTTATCAAGTTATATAACAAACTTGAGGACGAATGGGATAAAATAAAAGGCGACTCTGAATAGAGCCGCCTTTTTTATTTACAATATTCTCTTAAATTATTAAAAGAAATTTCCATACTAGAACTTTTCATATAAGGAGCAACTTCATCATCTTTAGCCATCACTCCCTATCAGAAGGAAACTCTTTACACTCGATTTTAATACTTTTCAAGGGTCTGGAATGTTTATCTTTAGTCCAAACCCACACATCAAAAATAAAATTTCTCATAGACAATCCCCAATTATATTATCTTTACAAAATAGCTAACCCTGCCATTATTCCAATCGCGTCAGCTAGCACATCTTTCCAATCCCATCCAGAACCATCCTCTGTAAATTCATCATAAGTTTCTTTACTGAACGAAGCTACTAAAGCTGCCACCAATCCAATAACTGGACTAAAGATGATTCCTAATATTACTACAATTAAAAAGTTACAGATAAAGTGAGCAAACTTATCATTACTTTTCATCCACTGTATTATTTTCTTTATTATTTCCATTGTTAAATTTTTTCCAAATACCTGTTACTGAATCTATGCCAAGTAAAGCCATGACACAAATTAAAAATGTATCTATCATTAATGGTGCTTGAATTGTAGCTATAGTACAATATATTAATACTCCAATAGCTACAAACCATCCTGTTACTCCACACACTCTTTTAGATGATATTCCAGAATGTGAAGATATTACACCTTTTAGAAATTCAGTGAATCTCATTGCTATTTGGTTTTATGTACTTCCACCATGAATAATGCTTGCGAGTCTTTAAATAGTCTAAATTCTTCTCATTGTTATAGGCTTCTTCCTCAAAACTAACATCTCTATAAGTCTTATGTTGTCCGTCTTTAGTAAGATGAAATAGCCTTATAATAATATATTCCAGCCCATACCAGATATAGAAGAATATGTAAAACATCTCCTTTATCTGTTCTGTATGAATAGATTCATGGTTTATAGTAGTTTTACTTAGATTATCTCTCTTAGTAAATAGTACTCCAAATAAGTTAATAGTACTATATCTTCCAAAGGGGAAATGTTTAGTGTGAATTATTTTCATTTTCTATATTTTGATTATATTTGTATTATTAATTTTAAAATCTAAGATTATGATGCCAGAAACAGAATTTATACTTTATGGTATTTCTAAACAGTCATACAAGTTCAAAGTGTATCCTATTAATATAGAATTACCCTCTGACTTTGGAGGATTATATGTCTATACAAATTATACATCTAATGGCAGAGATATGGCGGAAGGTCTGTTAATATTCCAAGTAGACACGAAGACCATAAAAGTTTAAAAGATAAACCTATAGATGAGAAAATTATGAATCTAGCTACATATATAGGCGTTTGGTATACATTAGACCTTAATAATCTTGAAGAACTCGAAACTGACCTGTTAAAAGGCAACAATTTTATAGTGAATACTCAGCACAATCAATAAACTAAATCTATTAATTCTTTAGGTAGAGGAGATTCGTTCCAATTTGCATCTCCTTCTTTTATCAATAGGCGGAATCCATTATCTGATGCACATACGTAAGCTTTGTTTTCGCTGGCATCTTTAAGTGTATGTAATATTACTAGTGGGTCTAGCTCTTTATTGTGTACTACAATACCTATACATTCATCCTCTTCTTTAGGAACTTTAATCCATTTATTCATATTAATTTCCATAGGTACTCTAATTTTATCATCCACTGCTTCATTTTTATTTTCAAACATATCTGGGCATTTTGAAGTCTCCTTTATTAATTCTTCTTTAAATAGTTCTTCTCTGAAAGATTTCAAAAACTCTTCTCTGAATTTATTCTTTAACGATGTCATAGTTTACCTCCACTCCTATATCCTAATTTACCTAATTCATTTAACATATTGTGAGTTTCTCCAGAATTTAATCCAAATGTTCTTTTTATAGCTTCTGAGATTCTAGATTGTTGTTCTGGAGTCATTAAGTTATATCTAGGCGCACCTAGTGCAGCCCTGTATGCCATAACTTCACTATTTAATTCTAACGGGTCTCCTTCCCACGTTCCTACATTTTTCTTTAATGGGGTTAAAGCAGAAGATGCTTCATGCCATTCTGTTACAGAAGGGCTATCTCCATTACCTCTCATATATCGAATGTCAGAAAGGCCATTTTGATATGAATGTTGTAATTCGTGTGCAGTTGTAAATGCAGTTTCATTAGGATGTTTTAGAAATTTAGAATTGGGACTCTGCCTTAGTTTTATATGGCTGTTTATATTCCATGCCCTACTATTAACCCTAGATGCGGCTGTTTCTCCCTTTCTATGTACATTTTCTAAATAGCTCCTTCTCTCCTTATAAGTAAGAGGATATGTTCCTTCATTTCTCGCCTGTATAAATCTTTTTGGAGAACCTACAGCATCTTTTGCTATCATCGCATAGTCTGTTCCAATTCTTCTAGCAATTTTCAAAGGCTTCTTTATAAAGTTAGGTAGAGCTAATAATCCTAATCCTACTGCTGCACTTCCATAGTTGCCAGATGTCGCATTATTATAAATACCTTTTGCTGATTCTATATCTCCTAATGGTGTAACGGCAGAGAGTATTTCTTTACCTACATTTCCTGCGGCATCTCTTCCTCTATTTACAGCTTCTCCTAAATTCAAATTATTTCTAGGAGTAATTACTACTTCGGGTAAACCTACATTAGTTTCTCCGTTTTTATTCCAAACTGGAAGATGATGTACTACATCGCCATAGTAGTTAGTACTACCTGTATAAGTCTTACCACCTGGCTGATACTTAGCAACTCCACCTTTCTTATATTTCCAGCTAAAGGTACTATCATACATTTGTCTATTCTGATTCCTACGAATCTTTAGACCTCTTGCTTGATGTCCTCCATGATTCATCTCTTTCTTTGCACCAGCATCATTACCAGCCTTTAAATGTGATTGCAGTCTTTTACTATTCTTGAATTTATTCCAGCCAATATTATAGATTAAATCATTTAACGCTGTCTTTTCTCCTAAATTCAGATTATCGTAATAGGGCATTGTTGCCAGAGAATCAGCTCCCATTTGTAAATGCTGTATTAGATGTTTAGATGCTTCCTCTTCTGTAATGCCATTTCTGTATTTACGTATTAGCTTCGGGTCAGTAAGCCCATATCCTACAGTCCATTTACCGTCTGTCTTATCTCTTTCTGGTTTAGGTCTAAAGCCTTCTTTGTTCTTTATAAAGTCTATCAGTCTTACATCATAAGGAGACATTTTTTCAAATGTCTTTTGTCCAAATTCAAGGGCTTTCTTTACTAATAGTTCTTCTGACTTGCTACCGTTCTGCGCTTTAATAATTCCACCTTCTGCAAACTTGTTATATATATTCGCTAAAGATGTGGCATAATTAGTAGCTTCTGCATATCTTCTCTTGCCTTTATTAGCTCCACTTAGTTTAGATATGAATTTATCAATATCATCATTCTCGTCAAAATCATATAGTCTCTTTAAAAATTGAATTTTATCTGCTGCATACTCATCCATAGAATCATAAGCTCTAAATCTTTGCTTAATTGGATTCCCTTTAGCATCATGGTCTTTGCCTTCTACATAGGCTCCTTTCCATGAACTGCCAGTAGTCAGATTGCCAAAATTGAATTTTCCTTGCGCAGAACGTCCCCATCCACTTTCCAAAGCATCTTGAGATATCAGCATCCTTATTGCATTATCATTAGTAATTCCGGCTTTCTTATAAGCATTAGTAAGGTCAGACACCCATTCATTCTTATTTGAATAAGGACTTTTCCAAGTTTCAGAAGATTTAGGAATTTTTTTCGAGGGGACTTCAGAATTTATTTCTTTAAGTTCTTGAGCTTCTGAATTTGTAGTAGATTTCTTAGCTTCTTCTATTACTTTCGCTTGCCGTTTTTTAATGGGATTAGTAACTATTTCAGTCTCTAATTCTGGGGCATTGAAATCAATCGCTGGGGGAATGTACGGGTCTATACTGTTATATATGGAAAATAAAGTTCCCCCTTCTTGTTTCTTAATTACTGCCTTTTTTAAATCTGGAGTCGGAGAAGTAGATTTTACTACTTTTTTTCTTTTATCCCGTTTGTTTCCGAGGAGTTGTTTGTGTTTTTTTAATAAACTAGATTCTTTAAATTTCATTATCATTAACCTTTTAATAAATTTAAAAGTTAATTGGTGAAATTTTTTCGTAATAAATTTATAAAACTTTCACCATCTATATTATTACATCTAAGAATAACTCCTCCATTTTTATGCTTCCATTTAGCAGCATTTCTGGCAAAGTTAGCTCTCTTCTTTTGCAACGGAGTGGCGTTAGGGTTGTTTAATACAGAGCGTGCATGTTCTTGAACACTTTGTCCAGCTCTCTTTGCAGATGCTGTAAACTTGCCTCTATTTTCTTTTTTAATATGAATTCCACTTCCATTTTTACATCTAGGAACTAGACGTCCTCCTCGTTTAAAACGTAGAGCAGCGTCATAACTTAAACTTTCTAAGTATGCTAGTGCAGCATTCTTTAAAGATTCCGATAAACTAATTTTTCCTATCATAGTATAAATTATTAATAAATTTATTTTGTAGACTACAAAAATATCGCTAAATTTGCACATTAACAAATGAATAGTGATATTATATGGAATAATGTAGAAAATGTTAAAAAAGATTTTAAAAGCAAGTATTTAACTAAATTTAAAAAGAAGTATTGTATTTAACATGTTAGATTTCTTCAAAAAGGTGTTTAGCTATATCGACAAAATCAATCCTACAGTTAAAACAATTATCATTGTAGCCTTATTATTTTGGTGTACTCAAGTATGTTTAGTAAATCAAGGTAAGGTATTTATAACTGATTACATTGAATCTGTTGAATATAGCAACAGAAAAGCAGAGGAATACTCTATTAAAATGTCACCCAAAATTAAACAGCAGATTGAAAATATTAAGAATAAAGATGCAGATGCTACAAACGTAATTCTAATATCGTTTCACAACACAAAGAAAAGTCTACAAGGATTTTCATATATGTTTTTAACAGCATTAACTGATTCTCCAACAGGGTTAGTAGACAGCTATACTGGACTTTGGAGTGACCTTCCTTACTTGCAATATTCTGACGAAGTAGGAAAGATACGAAGATTAGGATTTTTAAGAACCGATTCTATCGGGTTCCTAAAAGAAGATTTTCCTCAGTTTTATAAAAAGTTGAGACAATGTGAAACGCACGCTGCAGCTATCTATCCAATTGATGGCATTGATTCAGATGGAGCGACAGCTCCAATAGGGTTAATTGTTGTACTCTACGATAAGCCTAAACAATACTATTTAGGATATTATAATACTTGTATTGCACCATCCACACAAATACTTTCTACGTTACTAAATTATAATGCAACGATAAACAAAAAATAATACGAGCATGAAAATTGATAAAAAGAATGGTGAAGTTTGCTATAATGATGAAGCACATCTTTACTGGAATGAAAATGACAACTCTAAGTACATTTCTGTAACTACTCTTATTCACCAATTTACTCAACCTTTTGATAAAGAATTCTGGAGCGCATATAAAGCTTTAGAAAAACTTATACCTAAAGAGAATTGGGGAATAGAAAAAAAATCATTACTTACCACAAAAAGATTCGATACATCAATCTTGGATTTATATGATATTTCTACTGAAGAGTTTAATAAGATACAAGAAGGAATACTAGAGGAATGGGAAAAGACTAATAAAGAGTCTTGTGAAAGAGGCACTAAAATCCATGCTGAGCTTGAAAATCAATATTATAAAAAGCCCAAGGATATTAGTTTAAAAAAATTTGGATTAGGTGGGAAATTTGAATGCAGACAGGGTTATACAGATTTAGATTTAGAAAATGGAGTATATCCAGAATACCTTATCTATTATCAATCAGAAGACGGAACCTTGAGAGTAGCAGGTCAGATTGACCTTTTAATTAAAAACGGAAACGATATCTACATAGTAGATTATAAAACTAATAAGAAAATCGACCAGAAATCTGGATTTGATACAACTACTAAAAGAAATGCTACTATGTTATATCCCCTTAATAATTTAATGGATTGTAATTATATGCACTATACTATGCAGTTAAGTACATATGCTTACATGCTTCAACAATTAAATCCGGATTTTGTAATTAAAGAACTCATTATGGTTCATTATGACCATGAGGGAAATGAAACTATTTATAATTTGGAATACTTAAAAGAGGATGTAAAAAGATTATTTTCTTTCCATAAAAAGAATGTAGTAAAAGAACAACAAAGAGCAAAAAGACAAAGAATAGAATATTAATCTGAGTAGAAAAAGTAATAAAAGGAACATTTTTAAAGCCTTTAATACGCTTTAAATGTTAAGCAATGATAATTAATAGTCGAAAGGATTAATACTGTTCTATATAATATGGAAATAGGAAATATAGTAACCGGGCATTTAAATGAGGTTCTTAGTCTTAATCAAGACATTTCAGAACCTAGGATGAGGATTTGTTTGAAATGTCCTCTTTATACCCCAAAGCTTGGCGGTATGTGTAATATGAGATTATGGCTAAACCCTGAAACAGGGGATGTAAGTACTGAGAAAAAAGATGGTTATTATAGAGGATGCGGGTGTAGATTAAGAGCTAAAACTACTTTATCGAGGGAAAACTGTCCCGCAAGAAAATGGTAATTAAATTGAAAATGAATTATGGAAAACAAAACATTTAATCCGCAATCATTAGAATTGCACAACGTAGAAGAAGTTAAGGTTGCACAACAAGTCGTAGGTCTTGAGTCAGGGGCTCAGCATTTTGTTTTAAATTCTGCAGAAGATGTAGAAGAAAGGATGAAACGAGATGCTGCTGTAAAGTTTAATAATTCAGTAGACGAATATACTGCTAAAATGGACTCTTATATTGAGGATGTTAATACAAGAGCTAAGAGTATTGCTGATAATATGAACGGGCTGGAAATTATGCCAGTTTTTAATTATATGATAATTAGACCTTATGACCAAAACCCCTATCAAAAAATTAAAGTAAGCTCAACTGGACTTATCTATGATTTAGGAGGACATAAACCAGAATTTAAAAATAGAGACAATGGAGAAATAGAAGAAGAAGAGAATTTTATCATGGTAGGTAAAGTTATAGAAGTTGGTCCAGAAACCAAATATGTCAGAGAAGGAGATGATGTATTCTTCACTAAACCTTCTCAAACTCCAATTCCATTCTTTAAAATGGGACTCGTATATTTGTCTGAATTGCGCGTGCTTGCGGTAGTAAATGAAAAATTAAGACAGCGCTTTTTAAAAGCTGCTCAAGGAAAATTAACAGCTTATAATAAATACTAATATGGAAGAAAAAATATTCTTTTTGCCTGGAGATACAGTTACTCTGAAGCAAGATTTGCCTAATAAGCCAATTATGTTGGTTGTACAGAAAGAACTTTATTCTCTTCGTCCTAAAAGTAAAACTGAAGAAAAAAGTCCTTTAAAAGGAATTAAATGCAGGTGGTTTACAGTTGATGGATTAATGCAAGAAGCCATCTTTAATACAAAGGACCTGATAAAGGTATAGTAAAAATAATAAATATATTAACAGATAAGGAAAGTTATTAAATTAGCTTTCCTTTATTTTTATAAATATGGCGAAAAAAATAACATTCGACCCTGAACTGATGGGTCATATTAAGACTATTTATGGAGATGCTAGCTTAGATGAAAAGACTTTAAAACAACTTCATCAAACGTGGAAAAGCAATCCAGATATCATACGGAATACTGCCAAACAAAAGAAGTCCACAGCCCCACTAAAAGGAGTTTCATTTAACGTTCCAGGTACATCTAGTAAGCCGTCTAAATTACAGATAGTTTCTGAAATTGCTCAAGATGATTTAAGAGGAGTTAAATCATTCAATACTGCTTTTAAAGAGGCAAGAAATAGAGGACTTAAGCAATTTCAATGGGGGAAAGGTACATATACTACTCAGATAGCAGACAATTCTACCAAAAGTAAGGGTAAACCAGCTAACGAAATTCCAGAAGTTGTAATCACAGCTCCTAGGATACCACGTTCTTATAAGCATTACGGTAAAAAATTTGAGTCTAATGATGAACCTGCCACATTAAGGTCGTATTCTTATTATAGAAACAGCATAGACCCTATGATTCCCGCAGAACCTTTAAAGCCATTTCCACCTATTGCCCCTTCTGCAGGTGCCCCAACATTATCTGTTGAGCAACTTCCTATTACTGGAAGAATTTCTTCTCAAGGGCCTTATAGAACCATAGGACCTAGTTCAAGAAGATTTAATCAAGGAAATGACTTTATGATGATAACTGATGAGAATTTAACAGTATCTCCTGGTGATAATCCTATATATGAAAAAATTGGAAATTATGCTGAATATCCTTACGTACAGCAATTTATGTGGGGAACTAATAAATTCAAACAGGGAGGAAAGCTAGATGAAAAACAGAAGGCGTTTGTGGCTTATCTCATAGAAATTTCTGGAGCTAAATCTGAATCTGAATTAAATCAATATATACAAGAACTCGGAGAAGAAGGGTTACAAGAACAACGTAAACAATTTGAACAACTTATGACGCAAGGAACTGAACAAATACAAACTGCAGCTAAAGGTGCAAAACTTAATTATATAAAAGCATTAAGAGGTCAATGCCCCGAAGGCTTTGAAATGAATTATTTTAAAAAAGGTGGAGTAATTTGTAGCAAATGTATAAAAAAAGCGCAAGCTCAACAAGCAACTCCCAAAGCAGAAAAAGGAACTAAAGTAGTTAGAGATTTTAGAGCTGAGATGGATAAATGTGGAGGTAAGATGAAAAAGAAATCAACAAAGAAGCAGACTGGAGGCCCAATTATTGAAAAGGACCAAGGCGGAAATAAAATGTTGAGTGAAAAGGATTGGAAAAAGAAAGTGGATAGTGAAGCAAAAGCAGATTCTGCTGCATACGCAAAAGCGTATCCAAACAGCGAAATAGCTAAAAAATTCAACAAAGACAATCCTTCTAAAAAGAAGCCTATAAAGAAACCTGTGAAAAAACAAGGAGGTGGAGTTATTAGCGACTTTCAAAGAAGTCTTATGAATAAACAAATCGCGAAGAAAGGTTTAGTTGGAGCATCTACTATTTTTCAAAAAATTGCTAACAAAGGAGGAAAACATGCGCAAGCCTTTAGTAATATGAAACAAGAGATAGATAATCAAGTAATGTCTAATTCCCCTCTTGGAAAACCAGTATTTTCTGCAAATAATCAAGCAGCCCCAACTCCAAAAATAGGATACCGAGTTCCGAATCAATCACCTATTAGTTGGCAATCAAGACAAGTACAACAAAACGGAATAACATTTAATCAAAGTTCACCAGTTTCTTATGAAATAGGAACTGCTTATCGTTAATTTAATCCATTATGCAGAAAATATTTCTATATGATAGTGTTAATAATAGAGTAGAGCTTAATGTGCCTGAAATTCTTTTAATAAGAGAATTTGGGGCGTTGATGGATAATAAGAGAAATATTACGCCTAAGGATAAGAAGGGAGAACATGGAGAAAGAGCATTTAGAGAATTTAAATATATCTGGCTTGCTCTTGACTGGTTATCCCCCTACTCAGATTATTCAGAACAAGAAAGGCATCAAGAAGCATTAAAGGATGCTGGACTTACAGAAGAAGAATTTAATGACCCATTATTTAGAGCAGCTTGTAGAAAGTATAGAGCCTTACAAGAAGAAACTCGTTCTATAAAAATGTTAAAGGCTGCACAAAACACAGTCGATAAATTCATTGATTATTTTAATAATATAGACCCAGAAGAAAGAGATTTACAAACTGGAAAGCCAATCTTCAAGGTTAAAGACATTATGGCTGAAATTTCTAGTTTATCTAAAGTAAATGATGAATTAAAACTTTTAGAAGGACAAGTAAAGAAAGAAGTATCTGAACAATCTATTCTAAGAGCCGGTGCAGTTGAAGGGTTTATACCTAAAGGATTTTAAGTATGGCTAGAGGTAGAAAGAAAAAATCTGAAACTCCTGCAGTTACTATTCCAGCTCAAATCCAACAAATAGTAAAAGAAGTTCAGCAAAAAGAAGACCTTGAATTTAAACAAGAACTTGATAATTTAATAGAAACTAAATATCATTCGGAATGGGATGTAAGAATAGGAGAGAGAATTGAGTTTTTTGATTCTACTCTCTCCTATGAACTTACAGGATATAAACCTATCGATAAAACTCGTGGGTTGGATTTTAAATGGGAGTGGTTTACAGAAGCCAGAGATGGATTCTTGAGAACTGGACATTATGGAGGATTTAGGCCAGGAACAAAACCATATGCTGATTTTTGGACTCAAGAATATATACGTTGTAGAGATGGAATGACTGTTAATGGTTATACAATCACTGGTGATAATTATTTCTTTTTAAATTATTATCAATTAATGGACTTAACTTCTGCGGATAAAGCTGGAGCCGGTAGAGTTTATGCCTTTCCATCATTTTATGTAAAACAATATGAATATTTTCATTATATTGAATTATGTAAACGGTTACGTAAAAATGCTATCGGGTTAAAAGCTCGTGGAGTCGGTTGACACAATAAACTAAAGCCGACTATAAATTCCGTAAAATCGGTGAAGACTAACGTGATAAATCACTTAAATTTTTTAAATTATGAATAGACAAGAACAAATTAAATTCATTGAGGATAATTATCCCTTATACACAAATCATATATCAAATCGTAGAATTAGACATACGTTTTTCAGTAAAATAGAAACAGAATTACAAGCGTACCTTTTAGGATTTTATGCTGCGGATGGTAGTATAAATGAAAAAAGAAAAACTCTTAGAATACACCTTCAAAAACAGGATTCTGAAATAGTATATTTATATAAGGACATTATTAGTCCAGACGCTAGAACTTTTACAGTAGAAGAACATAAAACGACTGGGAGGAAAGGGATAGAAGTTACTGCTCATGAATCTTTCGGAGTGGATATTACTAGTGCTGAACTATGTAATTCTTTAGTCAATTTAGGAATCGGATATAATAAAAGTTATTCCGATTTACATATTCCAAATATTCCGGAACATTTAATAAAACATTTTATTAGAGGTTACTTTGATGGTGATGGGTGCATTACTGGATGGCTAGCTATAGAAAAAGGAAAATCTGATAGAGTTAGATATTCATTTGATATTTGTGGAAAAGCTGAGTCATTATTGACAGAATTTATGAAGGTTTTTAATATTCATAATATTAAGATAAATATGAATTATCTAAAAAGAGATAATATGTATAGAGTGAAAACTACTTCTAAAAAAGAAATAGAAAAACTATTCCATTTTCTTTATGATGATTCATATTTTTACTTAAGTAGGAAATTTAAGAAATTTGATTACTATGTTAATACCGAGGTAAGTCAGCTCATCGCTGACCACCGTAACGCGTAGGAGATGAACGTTAACGAGAGTAATAATTCTCCCAAGAGTGCGGAACATTCTAATATAGAATGAAAATGTACGCTGACCTTATAGGAAACTATAAGAGCAATAGGATAAAAAGCCTATTGGATAACACAGTGTTTAGTGAAATAGGTGCAGCAATTGCAGTAAATACATACAATTGTAGACGTAACGCTATTGTGGTGATTGCAGCTCAACTTGATAATTATGTATCTAAAACATTAGATAAGTGCTGGAAACAACTTGACTGGATAAATGATAGCACAGATGGGGGATTCTTTAAGTTGAGACAAATCCAAGATACTGTGATGGCTAAAAGAGCATCTCATTATAAAGTAGTCAACGGTCAAAAAATCGAAGAAGGATGGATGTCTGAAATTACAGGAATTGTGGCTGATAAGCCTAATAAAATTCGTGGAGACCGTACTGACTTACTTATATACGAAGAAAGTGGCTCCTGGCCCAAATGGAAAAAAGCTTTCATGCAGGGAGATGCTTTAGTAGGAATTCAGGGAGCTAGATTCGGAATTAAAATGGCTTGGGGTACTGGTGGAGACAGTGGTCCTGCGCTAGAGGGACTTGCTGATGCTTACGAAAAACCTTGGGTTTATGATGCATTACCTTACCGGCATAATTATACTATGAACGGAGCAGAGATAATCTCTGCATATTTTATTCCAGCTTATTCAATCGTTAACGACCCTAATCATCCTGAACTTACTGATAAAAGAGGATGGACAAATCCAGAAAAGGCTAAAGCTTATTATGAAGCAGAGCGCGACAAGAAGGTAAATGACCCAGAGGCTTTAGTAATTTATTGTGCCGAATATTGTTTTAATGCAGACGAAGCATTAGCTCTAGAAGGAATCAATAAGTTCAACAAAGTTTTAATTGCTGAACAACTTGCAACTATTAGAGCAGACAAGATGGGTAAACCTATCGAGCATGGGATGTTAGAGTATTCTTTTAATGGAACTCATAAAAGAGAAAATATAACTGGATTTAAATGGATAAAAAATTCAGGAGGAAAGGTTCATATTAGAGAACATCCAGTTTGGACCATAGTCGAATATGATGATGCAGGACGTCCCATCTGTAGACCGAAAATGAATAATATGTATGTAGCCGGAATAGATAGTATTGATATTGGACAAAAAGATACATCCGAAGCTACTAAAGACCCTTCTGATTTTTGTATTGTAATTAAGAAAAGAGTTATAGGGCAAGGAGACCCAGAGTATGTTGCCTATTATAAAGATAGACCTAATGATGTCCGAGAAGCATATAAAATGGCAGTTAGACTAATGGAATATTATAATTGTAAATGTGTACTTGAAGCATCTAAGGTATCTATTCTTACATGGGCAAGAGAAAATAAATATCTAAATCTCTTTATGAGAAGACCTAGAGCTACAATGCCAGATATTAATTCTGGGCTTAGTAAAGCCTACGGTGCTCCAGCCACTGTTGCCGTAATTGACCATCAAACGGACTTAATTGCTGCATTTGTAAATGACTATTGCCATACTATTTGGTTCCCAGAAATGTTGGATGAATTGAATAGATATACAGACGAAAATAAGAGAAAGTTTGATATCGTCGCAGCTATGGGCATGGCTGAATTAGCTGACGAAGAATTAGGTGGTATAGTTGCAAAACAGGTAGAAGATATTAGTTCAGAATTTGAAGATTTTGGATATTACTATGACGAGCAAGGAATAAAAAAATGGGGAATAATTCCTAAATCTAAATCTAATATTCCAAAATATAATTTATACGAATACCATGACTACGGAGGAATTAGAAGTAGCAATCCGCGATATCATTCGGGATATTTACTGTAAAGAATATGTTAGCAAATTAATTATAACAGAATTACCTGAAGGAGGATATTCTGCTAAGTTTGCTTTAAATAATATAGACAAACCCTTAGTAATATCTGCTCAATTAGATGCCATAGATTTTCTTAAATTTATGCGAGAAGAACTCAGAACAAAAAGTCTTTGGAGAGTAGAATATTCACTTGGATACAAAACGTATCCAGAAGATTGTAAAGAAGAAGACGTTAATAGAATTGAACCAATATATGAAAAATACTAAAAAAGATAGCGAATTAATAGAAAAAACTGATAGAGCTATCTCAGAACTAGTATATCCGAAATATAGATTACAAAAAGCATACAACTATTACAATTGTAAAAGGGACGCAGAGCAATATAGATATTTAGAAGAAAATTTTGGATTGGGTCAAGCTACATCGGTGGAATTTATTCCTTTGATTAGAAAGCATGTGGATGCATTAGTCGGAGAATTTTTAGGAACTCCTATTATTCCAAAAGTATCCTGCAAGGATTCTGAAACAATAAGCAATATTTCTAGAGAAAAAGAAATTTCTATTTCTTCCGAAGTCTATTATTTTCTTCAGGCTCATTTACAAAACGCAATGTTAAAATTTGTTGATGGGCAAAATATAACTGATACTTATATAGAAAAACAGCTTCAAAAGCTTATCAGCGATTTAGACCAATCTTTTACATCTCAATACGAAATAGCTGCGCAGAATGTTGTAGAATATATTATGCAATCAAGGAATACTGATATGATAACAAAACTCAGAACTTTGCTTCTTGATTTGCTTATTACTGGATATACATTTTATAGAGTAAAACCTTCTCCAGAAAAAACTAATGTCGCCATTGAAGTTTTAAACCCGCTAAATACATTTATAGATAGAAACCCAGAATCTATATATATAAAGGATTCTTACAGAGTGGTAGTACGTAAATGGCTGACAAAAGCTCAAATTCTTAACTGCTATGGAAGAGAATTATCGAAAGATGATATTGCCAAAATAAAGGATATGTGGCATGAGAGTTTCGATACTTCTCATTATTATGTAAGGTCCTTTACTGACCAAAAAACTGGAGAACCTTTAACGGATGGATTAGATGCTGGAAGAGAAATAGTTCCAGGTTTCCCTGATGAAAATATCCAATCCTATAATTACAAATTAATTCCTGTTTATGAAGTTGAATGGACGGAAACAGATAAAGATTTCGTAATGCAGAGGTATGAAACTGTAAGGATTGGACAAGAAATTTATATTCTGAAAGGAGAATCTGAAAATGTTATAAGAAGTAAAGATAATCCAGCTTACTGTGGATTAAGCGTTAACGGAGTTTATTTTAACGATAGAAATAACGAACCTTTCTCTCTTGTATTAGCTTGCGCTAACCTTCAAGACAAATACGATTTATTACATTTTTTCCGAGATAATTTGATAGCCAACAGCGGAACAACCGGAGACTGGCTAGATTTATCTGTACTTCCGACAGCATTAGGAGTTAAACTTCCAGAACGTATTCAAAAATGGATAGCATATAAAAAATCTGGAGTTGCTTTAATTGACACATCTCAAGAAGGACGTCAGTTCAATAACAACACGACGTTCTCTGGATTTGATGATACAGTAAAAGCTCAAACAATACAAGGTATTCAGTTAGCTATTGAAGCTATAGAACAAACTACTAGTTCAATAACAGGAGTGTTCAGAGAAAGGCTTAACGGAATACAACAAAAGGATGCAGTTACTAATGTACAAACAAGTCTTAATAATTCATTTATAATTACTAAAAAATATTACCAACAAATGGATTTAGTAACTAATGAAATGTTATTAGATTGTTTAAATATTGCGAAAATAGTATACAAAAATGGATTAACTGGGACTCTTATATTAGGAGATAAATTTCAAAAAGTTTTCACCGCCCTTCCAGAACACTTCACGCTTAGCGATTTCGATATTCATATCATCACAAGTACTGATGTTATTCAAGATATGGAAGCCATACGAGCTGTTATTCCTGAATTTATAAAGGCCGGAAATTTGGACCCAAGCATTATATTCGAAGCATTAACAGCTAAAAGTTTAACTGAACTTAAATATAAAGCTCAAAAAGCGCTTAGTGTTCAAAAAGAAGAAAACAATCAAGCTCAACAGTTGGCTCAACAAAACGAACAACTACAACAACAGGTACAACAACTTCAACAGCAACTTCAACAAGCCCAGACTAAGCTTGAAAGTCTCAATGAAGCTAAATTACAACTCGAACAACAAAAAGTTGACAATGAAAGAGAGCTTGGATGGTTTACTGCTAAAAGTGATGCAAGATATAAAACCGCCCAGGCAGAAAACGATACCAAGAGAACAGAAGTTGAAGTACTTCAATTATATGATAATAATCCATATAACGACAAAATAAAACAAGTTTAAAATGGAATTAAAAATACAAGTTTGTGCTGACGATTCTTGTAAAGTGATTGTCAAAGATATTACAGAAGTAGGAGATAACGGTTATTTACCGGAATCTTCTGCTGTAACTGTAAAAAATAGGTTTAAATATTCTGATACTGTTTCTATAGATGTATTACAATATAATAAAACTACTGGTCCGGAAGTTCAAGTTCCTACTTATACTGAACATTCTGATGTAGTTAAACCGATTGTTCTTCCTGTCGGATTCGATGGATGGTTCGATGTAGTTCATATCGTTTTACCTTCACAAGAGTGGTTTGTAAAAGAACAAGAGAAAGAGGCCGGGTCGGCTCTTCCCATTTATGATACCGTTTATTTTTCCGATGGAAAAAATGTATATAAATATATAAACGAGGAAGTATCCGCGGTAGAGTTATCAGAAATTATAGAGAGAAATGAGGAAGGCACAACTATTTCTAGAATAAGTGAAAATTATGTGTCCATTTGTTTTCTTAAGAAATGTTATATATCTTTGTGCCAGCAAATATTTAATAATAGAGGATTTAGTAAATGCTGGGGTAAAAGTGCTCAAATCGGAGAATTGACTTATAGAAGAGATTTAGTTTGGATGGCAATTAATGTTATCGAGTATATGACTGAATTTAATCAGCTAGCCGAAGTCGAGAGAGTAATAGAACAAATAGGAGGTTGCAATGGATTATGCAAGTCAGAGTTTAAACAGATTCCTAATCACGGATGCGGATGCAGTAAGTAATCTCAAGGAAAAGGTTATTTGTGAATACCAAGATTTACTTCATTCTTTAGAAAAAGGATATAAATTAGATTATCAATTAATCCTTGAACAAATAAGTTTAATTGATTTGCTTGAGAACAACGAGATAGATGATACAAAGTCTATGTTTATTTCACAATTTTATATTAATAATAGATGGCAAGTAAAGCTATTTTAACCCCTGGAAATTCTGGAGGACAAGCTTGTCTTCAAGCAGAGCCAGTTAAAGATACTACACAGTATCTAGAGAAAGATAATTTTCTAGGAGAATACAGTGAGGAAAGTGAAAAACAGTTAGTAATAGAAAATCTTGGGGTCTACCCTAAAACTTCTGTTTATACTAAATTAGAGTCTGACACCATTGCTAAGCAATTAATTAAAGATGCCTTTACAACGCATTTAAATTCAGACGACCCTCATGGTATTTTACCTCAGGTGGATTCAAAAATAACAGGAATGGTAAAAGACGACGGAAGTACTCCGTTTAAGGCTCCGCAATCAGGAGTTGACCCTATTACTGAATTCCACTTAACTACAAAAAGATTTGTGACCAATTTATTGGATAGTCACTTACGCGCAGATGACCCACATCATATAATGGATAAGGTAAACGAAGCTCTTGCTGTTTATGTAAAACTTTCTCAAGTATACTTAAAACAAGAGGTTTATAAAAAGAATGAAGTTGATGCCTTATTCAGCCCTTATATTAAAAAAGACGGAACTACTCCATTTGTAAAAGCTCAATTAGGAGTTGACCCTATCGCAGAAAGTCATTTAGCTACTAAAAGATATGTAGACTCTGTAATGAGTAATCATTTGGTTGATATCGACCCTCATGGGTTCATGACTATTCTCAATCAAAGACTTGCTTTATATTACAAAAAAAGCAATACCTATTCAAAAGCTGAAACTTATTCTAGAGCTCAAATTGATAGTATTATCAATAGTTTAGTTGTAGAGGCTGCAAAAGGAGCTATTGAGGAACACATAAACGCATATGACCCACATGGAACTTTAAGGGAAATCTATGGAAAACACTATGTACAGCGTGATGGAACAATTCCGTTCACAGCTCCACAATCAGGAGTTGAAGGTACTGAAGACAGCCATTTAGTTATATTAGGTCAATTAAATAAACAAATAGGCAATCTCAAAGAAGAACTTCAAAAAGAAATTAAAAATAATCAGCCTATATGGAAAACTAGTGGCCCAGTTCAAACAACCGTAGGTTTTGTAGAGGATAATTCAGAAGTGGCTGATGAGGTTACATTTCAAGAAGCTATGGATGCTATTTTTTACGGACAAGCAGTTGCAGTTAGTGCTCCTCCCACTGCTATAGTAGGGGAATCAGTTATTGTGGATATGCAAGTACATGGTGTAATTGCTCTGCAACATGCAGAATTATTTCAAAATGGAATATTGATTGGAACATTTACTGAAGAAGATTTTGAAAATGGAACCCATTCAGTTGAATCTAACCCAATCACAGAAGACACAGAATTTAAATTTGTAGTAACATTGATTAGTGGAGTAGAACATATTGCTACATGCACAACTAAAGTTGCTTTACCAATGTTTGTAGGTTTACTTCCTCAATGGAAGACAGCGTCTACTGTATCGTTTGAATATTTACAAGAACTTGCTGATTCAGACTCTACAAATAATAAGTTTGTTGCTTCTGGAGATTCAGTATCAGAAATTACACATAAATATAATTTCTCTACTCCATCAGAACCTAAACATTTGTTTGTTGCAATGCCCAAAAATTATCCGGATTTAGTAGAGGTAATAACTCCTGCACAAAATTTCGGAATTGAAGCATTTGATGTAATTAGTGATATACCATTCCAAGTTCCGGGAGCTATTAATGATGTAATTTATAAATTATATGTTTACAAACAAGTACTAGCTTTTCTTAACTCTGAAGTAACTTATAAATTTCAATCAATCACACAATCTTAAAGAATGGGACAATATAGTGAATTAATAGGCAGCTTTAGCAGAACTGGAAATTTCCCGCTTGAAAACAATTATATTTTTGAGAGTGAAGCTGCTTTAAAAGAGTTTTATAGTCTTCCAGAAAATAATGCAACCCTTCATAAAGGATTGTTTAAAATAGTAGCAAGCTCTACTTCAGATGAACAATCTCTGTGGTGGGTGGTAAGAAAACAGACAAATGATGAATTAGAGTTTAAACAACTTATTACATTCACAGATGTCAATGATTTAAACAGTAAACTGAAGGAACTGGAAGAAAAACTAAATCAGGAAATACAAGATAGACAAACTGCAGACGATGCAATCTGGGGTGATACTAACCATACCGCAATTCCTGAAGGATTGAATAGCTTAAAGAAACTTGCTAGGGCTATAGAAAACCTAAGAACTGAGTTAGATAAACTTACTGAAAAGGTTTCTACAATTAAAGAAGAACTTCAAGCTGTCGTCGGAACTTCAGTAGAAGATATTAAAGGCTATTTAGCTACTTTAAATTATTCTTCGTTAACTGCAGTATCTAATGAACTACATAGATTTTTGAGTACTAAGGATACCGCCAATATTCAAATTAATACATTTCCGGAACTACAAGATTTTTTAACTGGATTTACTGATTCAGATACGTTAAAAGATGCTCTTGCCAAAGTGGTATCCAGTATTATGGGAGACCCACTTCCTACTTCTAATTTTAGAACTCTTAGAGGTATTGAAGATTTTGTAAGGGCTCTGCAAAGCACATTAGAGAATAAGGATATTAATATTCAGTCTGAATTAGACCAAACTCAGATAGGAGTTGGATTAAGTGGAGACGGAGCTTATAATCCTGACCAATCCACCACGTATTTAAAAGAAGCTACTTCAGTTATGAATGCTTTAAAAATATTGGATGGATTAATTAATGAAGCAATTAATAATGTAAATATTCAAGCTGTAGACACTAATACTGTAGATTTAACCATTAACAAAACTGCTGATAAAACTGAAATTTCAGGTATTGTAAAAATATCTAGAGTTGATGGAAATAGTGTTATTACTAAAAATGATGGAATCTTTTGTAAGATTGCTTCTACTTACGAAAACGGAATCTTAGCCATTAAAGTCAATGATGCAATTGTAGGACAACATGTTATAGGATTATCTACAGTTATAGAAGATGCTAAATATGACCCTGACCAAGAAGCCATTGTAATTACCTTTAAATTACTGGATGGAACCAAACGAGTAGTTAATATCCCAGTAGGGAGTTTAATTAGAGAATGGGTTATAGACAATTCAGACCCCAATAAAGTAGTTGAGCTTACTAAAGTGGAACAATTGGGAACTGGACCGGACAAGCTATCTGCGGATGTTAGACTGTTTGTTGGAGAGAATAATTTACTACAAAAGAAAGGTAATGCTTTATATGCAGGAGGTACTTCTGAAAATATTACACACGATGGAAAAACCCTTGCTACTGTAATCAACGAATTGAGTACTGATACACAAACAGTTAAAACTTCCGTCGAAAAAGTTGCAAGTGATTTGGCTACAGAGACATCTAGGGCTTTGTCTGCTGAAGCAAAAAACGCTAATGATATTGTCACAGAAGCTTCCAGAGCACAAGTAGAAGAGAACAGAATTGAAGGGCTGGTAACAACTAATAAGGAAAATATTAGTCAACTACAGGCAGATATGAAGTTAAAAGCTCCCATTGATTCTCCTGTATTTACTGGAGTTCCTCAATCTGCTATGTCTCCTGACGCTAACGATAGTTCTCAACGACTTGCAACTACTAACTGGGTTAGAAGTGTTGTTCCAAGTCAAGATACTATTGCATCATTAATTTGGGCTAACTATGAAGAATAAAGAAATACAAAGACCACGTAATATGAGCCAACTAGACTATTTATGGACTACGTATGGCTCATATAAAGTGTCTAATGAAGTAGACACAGAAAATGATAGCATCCCTACTTCTTCTGCTATTAGAAACTATATTACTACTTCTATTGAAGAAAGTATTACAGAACTTGATTCAGAAGAAATTGATGGATATAAAATAAAGATTATCGGAAAGAACCCTAGCGGTCAAGAAGTTTCCTCTATTCAAATAGATTCTGATACTAAAATATCTAGTTTTCTACGACACGTAGCTACGCAAACCGATGTTGATAATGGACTTGCTAACTATGTTGGAGAACATTGGTTAGTGTTAAAAACTAACACTGGTATGGAATATTGGGCTAGTGTCGATGATTTATTTATTAGAGGTCAAGAATCGGATACGATTATAAATCAGACTGAAGACGGGAAAATTTCTTCCTCTGTTAAAATAAACAATCCCATTATTAATAAATCTGTAGATTTAAAAACTTCTACAAGTGGGTTATGGGCTGATTTAGTTATAAATCCAAATACTAAATCCAGAACTATTATTGTAAAAGGAGACAACGGAATAGAATGTAAGTTTAATTGGGAGGGTACAGAAACTCCTGTTGCGCTCAAAAGTTTTGATACTTTTGATAAGTATCAACTTACTACCATTGACCCAGGAACTATTTATTTAGTAAAGGATGTAAAATCTATTTATTTTGGAGGAATCAAGTACTCAGTAGGAATTGACCTTCAGGACTATTATACCAAAGACGAAGTTTATAATAAAAAGCAAGTCGACGCTCTTCCGCACGTAGATGCATATTCTAAATCAGAAACAGATGCGTTATTAAATAAGAAAGCTGATATAGACGACATTCCCACAGCATTGCCCAATCCAAATGCTTTAGTTGTTAAATATAATGGAGAAATAGCTTTTACGTATGATGGTTCTAGAGCAGAAACTGGAAACTTTATAGTTAATGCAGATACGGTTCCCGGTATAGATGAGAAAGTAAAATCTATTTCTTATACAAAAGAGGAAGTAGATTCTATGATTACTCCTCATACTAATGCTTACACGAAAAAAGAATCCGATGCTAAGTATGCTACAAAAGCAACAACTTACACAAAAGAAGAAACTTATAGTAAACAAGAAGTTGATGTTTTAGTATCTAATCCTATTGATGCTTATACTAAACAAGAAAGTGATTCTAAATATGCCACAATCAAAACTGTAAATAATAAGGTAGATAAAGTGGTCGGCAAACAACTTTCTACAGAAGACTATACCACTGAGGAGAAAGCCAAATTAGAAGGAATAGAAGAAAACGCTAACAATTATACGCATCCTACTACAGCCGGCAATAAACATATTCCTTCGGGAGGAACTACTGGACAAATGCTTGTTAATACCGAGGATGGAACTGCAGAATGGGCAGATGTAAGTAGTAAACTTCAGGAAAAGTTCGACCTATTAAATACCATGTGGCAACAACTTCAAGAAGAACAAACAAATCTTCAAAACAAAATCGAATCAATGGTTGTTAACGAAGATGTTTATTCATATGGAGTTGAATGGGATGTTACAGTAGCCGACCCAGCCTTAACAAGAATTGGGAATCCTTTGTTACATAAACAGCTTCCAATTCAATCATCATTTAGAGGTTGTGTAGCAGAAGGTCCGACTATAAAATATTGGTTAAACCCCAATGATTGGTCATTAAAAGAAAACGGAGAGCCTTCTGTGTTAGACGGAACAGATGGCACTGTAAGAGTAAACACTATGAAATTCTACGGAAAGTCTGGAAGTAAGTCAAACAAACGATGGGTTAAAATCTCAACTGTAAAAATTGATGATACATGGGTAGAAATTCCGGAATTATTAATTGACGCTTATAGATGCACAGTAGACACAACTACTTCTAGTACTCCAAAAGCAGTATCAGTAGTTAATACAACTGCGCAATTCAGAGGTGGAGGTAATAGAGCTGATAGAGATACTTATTTGGAATCGGATGCCTTTAGAACAGATTTAGGTAAGCCAAGAACTAATACTACAAGAGCAAATATGCGAACTTATGCTACAAATGCTGGTTCTGAATTATTATGCTACGAATACTATAAGTGGATATTCTATTGGTGTTGGGTTATTGAATATGCAACGTTTAATTCTCAAGCTGCATACAATGCAGAATTAACTTCTGAAGGTTATCATCAAGGTGGTTTAGGAGATGGTGTTACTACATGGGATGGAACTAGCTGGAAAAATTATAATGGCTATTATCCTTTAACTCCATGTGGTTATGGTAACGATATAGGCAATTTTACTGGAATTAAAAACCTTGTTATTCCCGATACCACCGTTAGTGATTCTATTACTGTTGCTACTAAAACGTTTAAAATGCCTCGTTGGAGAGGATTCGACAATCCATTTGGAGATATTTGGACTAACTTAGAAGGTATAGTTATAAAAAGGAATGCTGCAAATGAAGACAGTAATGTATATACAACCATAGACCCAGAAGAATTTACTGATGAAATAGGAAGTAAATCTGTTGCGGGAATAGAGGTTGCAAAAGATGGTCATATAAAAGCCTTTGACTTAGGAAGGACTGGAGAAATTATTCCATCTGAAGTTGGCGGCTCTACAACAACATACATGTGTGATTACCACTGGTGTAATTCAGGAAACATAGCATTGAGGGCGCTCCTCGTGGGCGGCGGCGCTGATGATGGTGCTGGTTCCGGTCTCGGTATCTTCAATTCTCGCGATTGGGTCGGCAATGCCTATGCCGATGTCGGCTTTCGCACTATAATTAGACTAAATTAAATTAAAATATAAATCAGGGCGCTATTTCTTTACTTTTGTATTGGTCAGACAGATTAGTAGCAAACACTCCTCGTTAGCAGCAACGCTAATAATGGTACTAATTCCAGTCTCAGTAACTTCAATTCTAACAATGGGGTCAGCAATGCCAATGCCAATGTCAGCTTTATTATATATTGAATCGAGTAAGAATAGTTTTTGTCTGAGATAGCGTCCTTGCCCCTTGGCAAAAAATAACGTAGTATTTAATATAACGGGTGTTAGTAGGATTATTCTCGAACGCTTCCAACTAAAATATATAAGACCTTGAAACGAATAGGATATTTGCACGAACAAATATATTCACTTGATAATATCTATCTAGCGGACAGTAAGGCTAGACTAAATAAAAGAAATAGATGGGGAATAAATAAACATGATAAGCATAGAGATAAAGAAAATATTGAATTAGCTTTGAAATTGAGAGATTTAACATATGAAACTTCTCAATATAGTACATTTACAATATATGAGCCTAAGGAAAGATTAATCTTTAGGCTCCCATATTATCCAGACAGAATAACTCATCATGCTATTATGAACATCATGGAGCCCATCTGGACTAATATTTTTATCAAACAAACATATTCGTGTATAAAGGATGGAGGAATACATAATGTAGCATATGATTTAAAAAAGGCCTTAAATAAATATCCAGAGGAAACAAAATATTGTTTAAAAATGGATATACGAAAATTTTATCCCTCTATTGACCATAACATCCTATATAATGATATACTCACAAAGAAGATAAAGGATAAGAAGTTATTAACCCTTCTAAAAGAAATTATTTATTCAGCAGACGGGGTTCCAATTGGAAACTATCTATCTCAATTCTTCGCAAATCTATATTTAACATACTTTGACCATTGGGTCAAAGAAGAGTTGAAATGTAAATTTTACTTTAGGTATGCTGATGATATAGTTATTCTAAGCGATAATAAGGATTATCTACACAACGTTCTAGTATCAATCAAGACGTACTTGAAGGAGGTCTTAAAATTGAAATTAAAGCCAAATTACCAAATTTTCCCAGTAGTTAGTAGAGGAATTGATTTTGTTGGTTATAAATTTTTCCATACTCATACTTTGATAAGAAAATCTATAAAAATCAGACTCTTTAGATTGATTGCTAAGTATAAGAAGAAAAAAATCTCAAGAACAGAATTAAAAAGAAGAATTCAAGCTTACTTAGGTTGGCTCAAGTATTGTGATTCTAAAAATTTATTAAGAAAAGTTCAACGACTAACAGGGTTAAGATGTACAAACTGGAATGGGAAAGAATCTAATATTTGTAGATTTTATAATAAATATATCCATGTTGTAGAAGTAATCAATTTCAGTAAGTGTTTCAGAGTTGATTTTGTCTACAAAAATAAACCTTATTATTTTAAAAGTAAGGACAAACGATTATTTTATTCCTTACTCAGATATACATTTCCTGTAAATTTTAAAATAAGACCTAATGTTAGAACCAAAAAGAATAAGCATGAACGTTCAGCCAGATAAAATTCAATTTCTTGGGAACGGAACATATTACTATAATTATGACATTCAATCTGAACAAGTTTTAGTAGATAACATAGAGACTGATGAACCGCATGAAGAAACAAGATGGAATTATATCCAAGTACATTTAAGAGGTTTTCCAGACTATAAAAAATGTATCGAGGCTGTTATTAGAGCCTATTTAACATTAAGTGAAGAACTCGCAATAATTAACAAATATAGTTCGCATCAATTAGGAGTAATAAAAGACCCTTCTGCTAGTTCTGATTATTATGAATATACTAGTTTAATAGCAACTATAAAGACTAATGTGAAAAAAGATTTTGAAATTTTAGAACCAGAAGTTTCAGAAGAACTTGTTCCAAGTCAAGCAGATATGATTAAACTATTACAAATACTTATAACAACTGCTGAACTTTCTGATACTCAAGCATTAATGTGCAAATCCTTATATCCTACTTGGAGGAGTTGTATAGGAAAAACGTTAAATGCTGGCGACAAAATAACGTACAAAGGAATTTTATACAAGGTAAAACAAACTATAAATACTGTATTGGAAAACCAAGCACCTGGTATAGAAACTGCAGCACTATACGAAGAAATTGATGAAAAACATAAAGGTACAAAGGAAGACCCTATTCCCTATAACGGAAATATGGAGCTTAAATTAGGCAAATATTATTCACAAGAAGGAGTAATTTACCTATGTTCTAGAGATAGTGGGCAAGCAGTTTATAATTCCCTAAAGGATTTAGTTGGAATATATGTGGTTGTTGCTTAATAAAAAACTATTAATAAATAATATTTATGGCTGAAGAAAAAAGAGTTATATTTAGTTTCTTGACACTTGATGGCTTTAAGGCAAGACTTGCGGATGGAACATTTACCCCTCAAGGGAATTATATGGTCTTTATTCAAGACAAGAAACTTATTTGGACTAAAGGGCAATATTTTGCTGAATCTAATGTAGCTGTTATTAAATTAAGTCGTCCTACTCCTAAGTCTTCTGGATATAATATAACAGAAGAGGAAGCTCGAACTATCGACGAAGCTTATGCTAATGGAAAGGTATTGATTTTTATAGAGAACGATATTCCTCTGCTCGTTAAATCAATAACCCCATCTGAATCTGAAGATTCAGGCTCGTATGAAGCTTATACCACTGATGTGATTTACAGAGATTCTTATGGATTTAAACTACAGTATCATAGAATTTATATAGATACTAAATCATTATTAGCCGAAGTAGTTTATTCAGATGAAGTATTATACTTAACTAATGCGGGAAACGGGAGTGAGTATCTAGCTAACGATGGAGAATATCATGTTATAAATGCAGAATCTGTTGAAACTACAGAAACAATTCCTGTTGCGGGAGGACCTCTTGCCGGATTACTAAATAATGCAGGAATTACAAGTATTTCATCCAAGACTAATATGCAGGATTTACTAATGTCATTGTTTACAAAAGAGTTATGGCCTAATAGTCTTACATTTACAGAAGGTGCACCTAACGCTACTATTTCAGTTCCTTCATTCACATTGAGTTCTACTGGATTAGTAGAAGTAGGTACTCCTATTACTATTAGTGATACCACATTATCTGCAGCTGTAGCATCTAGTACTCCTAGAAAGTATTCTGGATTTACTTATGGTTATAGTGCTGCTAATGATAACAATAAAGACTCAGATAATAATACTATTACTATAAATGGTTCTAATGTAAATCTGTTAGAAGAAAATTATACTATGGCTAGATTAGTAAATGGAAAATCAGAAAGTGCTACTCCTAATACAGATTATTCTGCTGTTACTTTAGAAAGTAAAGTATTTAATGCAATTGAAGGAAGTAATACAGTGAAGGTAGATATTAAAGGACCAAAAGCAACTGCTACATTTGCATCTATGCCTGTATATTATGCTTGTTCTAATCTTGGTAAGACTAGTGATGAACATAAGACTGTAGCTAAAAAGAGTGCTACATTTAGCAGTATTGTTCCTGGTAATACTAAGACTTTAACTGTTACAGGTGTATATCCTTACTTTACTAATAAAGATAATATCATTAAATTTGCTAAACTTGCTTTAACTACTAATAAAACTTTAGATATTACATTTGTATCTGAGACTGCTAGTAATAAACACTCATTTAAGTTACCTGCTAAGTTTAATGTAACTAAAATTACATTATTAAATACTCTCAGTGGACAGTATGAAAACTATGATATAAATAAATTTACTACAACTAAAGAGAATATAGATGTTCAAGGTAAGCAAGTAGCTTATAAAGTATATACTCGTAATGATGGAACCAATGGAAGTTCATCATTTAAAATCACATTCGCATAATTATGAGAAATAAAGGAACGTTTGAATTTAGTGGTAATTTAGAGGTAAGGAAAGATGGGCCTCTTGAAGCCAAAAGTCTTGCCACTAACTATACCGATTTAGTTAAAGAAGAAAACTGGACTGATTCAGATGGAGTAGTTTGGGTATATCCAGGACTTAATGTTACTTGTAAAGATAGGCCTGGAAAAATATATCAATTAGCCTCGGATGATTATACAAATGAAGATAATTGGATTCCGATTGGGGATACATCAGAAATTAGTTCTAAATTACAGGATTTTATAAACAGCAAAGGCTCTGCCAATGGAATTGCTTCCTTGGATAAACAAGGGGTAGTTCCATCTGCCCAGCTTCCATCATATGTAGATGATGTAATTGATGTTTATGCTACTTATGATAAATCTGCAGAAGGTGTCTTAAGTAATATACAATTATTTTCTAATCAAAAAAAAACAACTCCTATCACTCCAGAATCAGGTAAGATTTATATAGATGTAGAAGGAAATTATCAATTTAGATGGACTGGAACGCAATATGCAACTGTAGGTGCTCCGACTGTATTGGGAGAAGTTACTGGTACAGCATATGATGGAGGTAAAGGTAAGTCTTTATCGGATACAATAAATAAAATGTCTGACAAAGTAGTTGTTGGACCTACTATTGTAACTTCTTCTACTAATAATGTAGTAATAAAGTACCGAACACATTTTACATCCACTAATTCAAATAGTGAAGGTAGCCATACAATTAATGCTGCTACTACATCTCAAGCAGGTGTAATGTCTGCGGCTGATAAACAAAAATTAGATACTATAAATCAGGCTAAAACTTTATCGAGTGCAACTGCTGGACAATGGATTAGATTTGCAGAACTTTCTGATTCTGGATATAATTCAGCTTTAGTAACTATAAAAGAAGGAACAGCAGGAGCTACTTTCTTTTTTAAATGTAGAAGTAACGGGGAAGTTACAGTTAAAGTGATGGATGTAACTCCAAATATTTATTTAACTAAAATAAGAGTTATAAAGCAAAATGGACAATCTAATGGATATTTAGAGGCTTATGTCAATACTGCAAGTTCTTCTATAGCTGCAAATATCTCTTTAAGTATTAATATAAACCTTACGGATATAACTGTCACTAGTAAAATTCCAGGAGGATATACATCAGAAGAAGTAAGTTTAGTATAAATTATAGGGAGAGTTAATCTCTCCCTCAAATTATCTATTATGAAACAAGAATATGTTATTCAAAGAAAAGGAGCAGTTATATCAGAGGGAGAAAATTCTTTTGTTCCAGAGGAAAGTTTAAGAGCTGCAGAATATAGACTTATAGGGAATACTCCAGATGCTAAAGCTTCTGTAATATTACTTTGTGAAAGCCGAAATCCTTCTCAATGAGCTGGAATAATTGGAAGAATTTATGCTCTTAGGGGTTGGAAAGACTCTTTTAATATATCCTGGATGATAGATGTAGTCTGTACTCAATCTTATACTGACAACAAAATCTTTAACGTTGGAGCTAAAATAGGAACAGGCCAAGCATCAATACAAGCTGGAACTTGTGAATATCAAGGAAAAACTTACTTAGCTCTAAGTGTAGGGAGCGATTCTACTATGACACTTTTCTTTACAGGACTTCATTCAGGAGATTGTTTATTTTCTATAGTTAATCTAAATGATGTTAGTTGGAATGAGTAATAAATTTTATATAATGAATCTATATAATAAAAACAGGGGGGGGGGATTTAAGTTATGAGAAGCGATTATGCTTTGACATCACAAATACCAGTTGAACAAGTAAATATAGGATTTAAGCAGGATTATGAATATAATGTAATTCTACTTTATAAAACCGGAGAATTTAATATTCATAGAATAAATGGAACTATATTTACAGAACAAAATGGAATTGGGCAGTAATACCAGCGATGGAGTTTCTGTCCCTAGCGGTTCTCCAGGTAGGTACTGGTCTGGACTTAATATAGGAACAGACTATACTCAATTTCAAGTGGCTACTTATGGCGGTGGTACCGATGCGGCTCAATTTAGCTTTAGACGTCAATCGGATGACGGAGGAAATGAAGATTGGACTCCATGGTATGAAATGTTTTGCGGGATAAGAAAACAAGAGAATTTAACATTGCCTACAGACGGTTCTGGAATACAAATAGCTACTGCAAAAGAAGTAGAAACGTTTAAGTGGATACTTTTAGATTTAAATAAATACCAAGATGGAATCGGAGATTGTCATATAATGACTATAAGTTTATCTGAAAAGTATAATAAAACTGTAATGGTACCTTATTATGGAAGTCCAGCATTTATTTATATGCAATTAGACTTTAATGATAGTGGATTATACGCTTCCATATCCAGCGGGAGTGGCACTCAACTTCCTCCAATTGTTGACGAATTCGCCCAAGGAATGGGAATAATATCTATAACTCAAGTATTTTAATAATCTATTAAACTAATGGGGGGGGGGAGACCTCTCCTCAACTATTAAATATGAAACAAGAATATGCTCTTAAAGAATATGTAAGTAAAAATAATTATGGTAAAATTATAAATGGCTCCTCTTCTGAAATATTAACCAATTGTAATCTTACTGGAGATGAAGCAGAAGCTAAAATAGTAGCTCTATTTGGCAGCATTGATTTATTTAAATCATGTGTACAAGATATGCTAGATAATCATACAAGATACTTTTATCATACAGAAGGTGGCGCAGGCTGTAAAGAAATAAATGGACTTGCTTGGAAAAATGCAGGTAAATATGAATTAGATTTTCTTTATGAATACTGGACATCTGGTATTCCTTATACAAAAAAAGTTATACTACAAGTTGCGGATTCAAACAATACTAGAACTGCTATTATAGAAGATATTTCTTCTGACAAAAGTTTAGAGCAAAAATTTACACCTAGTGAAAAAAGGCTAGAAAGTAATAGCGATTTAAATGATTATAAAACTCAAGGCTCATGGTGGGAATCAAGTATCGCAACATTAAATACTATAGCCAATAAACCCGTAGGAGGAGTAGGAGAAGCTGTATTACAAGTCTTTAGTTGCGGTAATAATTATAAACTTCAAGTATTTTATAATATTACTCAAAATCTTGTTTTTATAAGAGCATATCAAGCTGACCATTGGACTTCTTGGAAAGATTGCAGCGGCAATGTTACTCAAGATGGGGATGGAATATGGTCTATTAGAACCAATGGAAATGCCCAATTCCAAAGAGTAGCCTCTGTTAATGGATTCTTCAAAGAGTCAGATAAGAGATTAAAATCCGATATCAAACCTTTAACTCATACATTAGACCAGATATGTTCTATACCAACTGATAGTTTTACTAAATCAGGAATAAAACAAATCGGAACAATTGCTCAAGACTTAGAAAAAATAATTCCAGAAATAGTTTCTGAAGATTATAAATTAGCTTCTGAAGTTCCTAACAAAGAGGAGTTTGAAATTATTCAGCATCAAAACAAAGACCAAGTTGATGATTACATAAAAGTGAAAAAAGTAGAATATGATATGTTAGGAGTCATAGCTATTGAAGGAATTAAACTTTTAAAACAAGAGATTGATAAATTGAATAATCGAATAAAAGAATTAGAAAATGGCAGAGATAGCGACGCAGAGCATGATTAACTCTAAAACTGGGTATGGTCCATCGGGCCCTTACTGTCCTACAAAATCAGAAATATTATCTTACAATAGATTACATGTGGAAGGAAGCTACTCCGATAATCAACTTGTTCAAATAGACGATGTTAGAGGAAAGACGATAGGAAATATATACATACTCAGTATAGATAACAATAATGGATGGCTAACTGTAGCTGATAATGCTTTAGATAGAAAATCTCAGCTGTCAGTAACATATACTCTAAGATATAACGGTAAAACTTTATCTAATACTAAAGTGATGTATACAAACGTACATTCATTTATGGTATATTTTACTGCAAATACTTTTAAGTCATTTACAATAGATTCTGTTAGCCCTACTGAAGATAATGATTATATTTACGTAATAGGAACACCTTAAAATGATTAAAATTTCGTGGTATAAATATGCTATTATTTCCATGATAATAGCTGCAGTATTTGGACCACATGTCTGATTCCTGTGTCATTTGCAGTACTAGGTTGTAGTGCTTATGAAAACTTTCATAATGATTTATCTTATAAAAAATCTCTTTTAGAAGGAGGGTTGCCTTCATTAATTGGAGGAATAATTATTTGGATATGCTTTTTATTAGCATAAGATAAAAATTTTACAGTATATCTACATTCATCAATAGTCTGTGTGGATAAATTTTGAGTGCGATTATATTTATTAAGGACTTTTAAAGTTTTTTAATAATTTAGTTGCAGGACTCAAAAATTATCCGTATTTTTGCATTGTTATCATAGGATGTAGACCGAGACGTCTAAAATTATAATAAGGTCGAAATTCATTGGTGACAGGTAATCTAACGTCGGATTACTTAATTTTTTAACAATTTAAAAATTTTAGAAATGGAAGAAGCCGAAGATAAATTCGGTAAAAAGGGGAGAACGAACGCAGCCTTAACTCTCGGTATTATCGGTACTGCACTTGGTGCATTTGCTAATAACGGAGGTTGTGGATGTGGAAACAACGGTGGTATTTTAGGTGGACTCTTTGGAGGAAACAACAACTGTTGCGCTATGCAAGCTGCTGAACAAGCAAAAACTATTGCAATGGCTCAGGGACAACAAGCTGATAATTTAGCTTGGGCTAACAGAGTGGAATCTATGCAAAATGATATAGATTTATATACCTATATCAATGGTAGAACACTAGCTACAAATGAAAGAATCGGAAATGAATCTCAAGTTTTAACTAACCAAATTTGGAAAGGAAGAGTTGAAGATTTACAAGAAAAGAGTGGAATGTACATCGATTTAATCACTCGTGACAACGCTCAAAATCAAAGACTTTGCGATGAATTATATAAACGCAGAGAACAAGATGTTCAAGAAAAAGCCGATTTATTTGATAGATTAGGTTCAAGAATCTCTGAATTAGAGAAGAAAGAAGCTGCAACTGCTGCTGCTCTTCCTTTAATGTTTGAGCTTAATAAAGTTAATGCTGAAAGATATGCAGATAATTGCTGCTGCAAAACTGAAAAATCAATCATGGCTGTTGATGCATATCTGCAAAGACAATTAGACCATAAAATTGACGGACAGTTGAAGTATGCTTATAGCGATTTATGTGCACCAGTTCCAAGCATAGCTCCTTTATATTGTAGTCCTTTTACTCAGTACGGTACAGGAATGTACGCTGGTCAAGCTGCATCCAATTGGAATGCAATTAACACAGCCGTAAACGGGGCTTGCCCTACTTGTGCTGCTCAGTAACTAATAGAGATATTAAAGGGAGATTATGAAAGTAGTCTCCCTTTATTTTTATTTACCTAAAAATACACTGTGCAATGAGTATAAAAATCACTCCCTTTGGGACTACCACTGATACACAAGGAGCACAAATGCTTGAGTTTAATACATCTCTACCATGCGGTGCGAGAACAGATATAGCTCCTACTTCAACACTAACCGTAACTACAAGATGGGCAGAAGTCGAAAATGGACTTCAAGTTACTAAACTAGATTTAATTCATAATTTACAATATGTAGACTGTAAAGGCGCTACCAAAGTCGTTACACATCCTTATTCTACAATCATTGCAACAACCAACGCAACAACAACTCCGGAGACTATAACACCAGTTGTTACTAAATATGTTGACGTTTTAATTCCGAAAGGAGTTGATTATGTTACACAACAGGTAATTTCTGACTCTCCTACAGTTAATGCTCAGATAGCACATTGTGCTTATTCTGTATTTACAATTACGTTACCTGCAGCCCCTGCAGCTTAAGATTAGTAGAATAATAATTTAAAACTCGAATGACATGTTTGGCAATGCTTATGGCTCTACTAGCTTGGGTGATTTACAGAAATCTTACTATCAACAACTGGAAACGTTAAGTAAAATGCAACAACAGCAGCAAATGCAGAAGCTGTCTGTACTTGATGAAATTAATAGAAGTGTAAGTTCTTTATCAAACGAGGAACAATCTGTATTAGCACAATCTCATGATTATCAACTAGCGAAACAAACTTACGAAGCTGGATTTATGGCATTTATAAGTAATAAGTTTGCTGGAGAATATGTAGCTACTCCTGATGGAAAAATAGCTGCTGATAATCTATTAACTGCAATAAATCGCTCAAAAGAAAAGATTTCTGAGGAATTAAAAGCAAAACAAGAAAAGATAGACACTATGCTAAGTCTCCTTGAAAATGACCCAGAAATCAAGAAAAGATACAATGAATTAATGACAGGCAAAGAAATACAATAATGGTTAGTGATAAAGAAATATTAATGCAAGCTGCTGAAAAATATGCAAAAGGAATCGCGAGTAACTTTTTCGGATTATCCTCGCTACCAGTTCAAACGGCAGTCACATATGTTATAAGAAATTGGGTCGATAAACATAATGATATGATTGACCTGTTCGTTGACAAAAATGGAAACATTAATACTAAGATACTAGGTGATGCAGCGAAAGCTGTATTAAAAGAAAACGGTGGATTCACTTTGGGAAAAGTCAAATTTGGAGAAGCCGATGTAGATGAATTATTTGGAATGTTCGACGAAATTAAACGTAAGAACTCATAATATAAATACCATCGGCAATCCTTTGTCGGTGGTATTTTTGTTTAAATCAAATAATTATGAAACGAATTTTAGTACAGAGAACATATAGAGGAAGCGCTTATACTATCGGTAAACTTTTCATTGATGGAAATTATATCTGCGATACGTTAGAAGATGTTGATAGAGGATTAAGTAGTAATATGTCGGAAGATGAAATTAAAAAAATAAAGATATACGGAGAAACTGCTATTCCAGCTGGAACTTACAAAGTTATAATGAACGTAGTAAGTGAAAAATTTAAAAACAGAGTATGGGCTAAACCTTACAAAGGAAAACTTCCGAGATTAGTTGATGTTCCCGGGTATGAAGGAGTTTTAATCCATGTAGGAAATACAGCTAAAGACACATTAGGCTGCATACTGGTAGGAGAAAATAAAGTTAAAGGTCAAGTAATATCTTCTACTAATGCTTTTAATAAATTAATGAATATCTTAAAAGATGAAGAAGATATTGAATTAACAATAAAATAACATGGAAAAGTTATTTGGAAGAGCTTATGAATCAATAGGTTCTACTGGTTCAGACTTCATCATCAAAACCAAAGGTCAAGTAAAAATCCAATGGGGTAGCAAATTTATTGATATAGTTAAAAATGGGAAAATAAACGTTGACGCTAGTGTAATTAAATCTGTTGAGACTAAATCCGATATAAATACTAGTAATGGAATTTATAAAGTTAATGAAGATAACTCTATCTATGTTGTAGTGGATGGAGAAATAATTAATTTAAGGGGAGAAGTGGATGGGACATATGTTGCTTTTGTGGGAAAACAAGATGCAACTCCCGAACAAAAATATAATGCTCTTACTAATATAGGTTTAATTTACGAATCTGAGGAAGAAGCGGTTTCAGCGGGACTTACGAGAGGTTTAGTTTATATAGAAAGTGCTCATAAATTATATACTGTCATTGATTCTACTTTAGTTGAATATTCTTTTGATTTATTAAACCCGTATCCTAAACAATTAGTAGTAGAGAAGAAAACACAAACTTCTGATGGAGCAATTGTTGTCAGAGGTTATGATAAGATTAATAGTTTTGCTGTACAGGATACATATTTATATCAAGATGGAGACTCTTCTGTCTTAGAAGGAAAAGAAATTACTTTAATAGCAGGAGATTCAAAAGTTATTGAAGCTACAAATTCGTCTTTAACGATGAACAAATCCTCTATGTTTAAAGAAGATATTCTATCGAATATGGTTAAATCAATAGGTGGGAGCGATTCTCATGGGTTTAGGTTGTATATGTCTGGAGGAGAATCTACTTTAGAAGTAGATAATGTAATATGGAGAAATAAACCAATTGACGAATCTGGATATACATATCCAGTGAGATGGTTACAGAAAGAGTCTGTTATAAAAAATTTGGAAGAGATAGAAGCTCCTGAAGGTGATGATTCCGATAGTAAATGGAAAATAATCACACTACAACCTAATAGTTATGAAGTGGGGAATTTATTATGTACTTATGTAACTGTTTCATATGTAAATTCTGAAGAAAACGATATTACAGAAAATATACAATTGGCTCTTAACATAGAGGATATGGAAGATTCTGCACTTATTACCACTATTCGAGTAGTATCAGGTTCCACAGAAGCATCTGAAGTTTTTGAATTAAGCATTCCTAACTATTTATCAGGGAAGAGACTATTTTTTGTTGCAAGCGGAAATCCTATAACTAGAATAGTCAATAACAATATAGATTTATTAAATGTGAATAGTTTGGATGAAGAACAGAATATTAACAATATAAAAACTCGAATCGGAAGTATTCAAGACCTGAACTTTACAAAGGAAGGATTTAATATAGGAACTTTGGCTGAAGGAAATATTGGAATTTATTCTGATAATCTTATAACTGTTGGGGCTAAACAAATAAAATCTGATTTATATGCCCCTACATTTAAAGCTTCTCCTAGTGGGGAATTTCCAAAATATGATACAGGGTTTGATATTCCGGTCGATGACGATTCTAAAACAATAGTAACTTCTGAATGGGTAAATGATAAAACTGATAAACGTTTAGAAGAATATGTTCGCAAAGACCAAATTATATCTTTAATAGAAAGTTATATTCAGCCGGTCGATGGAACAGATTCTAATCCAGCAGTTTTATTAAGCGGAACTGTTAGAAGAACTACTAACGCTTCTACAGAATGGTATTTTATAGGTAGTAAAAAAGATAAAATCACTAACGTAGAAGTGACTGTAAAGGGAGGATTAATGACAGTCTATTTAACTCCAGCATCGGGCAAAACAATTTTTATAACTTCAGTTTCTGCGGTAATTGGCGATACTGGTCAATTTAATGGTAATTTTAGTGCTATAAATTCTGGCGGAAGAAGTACAGGCGGACACTGGTGTAATGCAATCCAAGACCCGAATAATTTAGGTATGATTAGAATTAGGGAATACCATCAGGCTAACAGCAATAATGATAGTTGGGCAACAGATAATTGGAACCCATCCAATGGTCCAATTTCAGTATCTCTCACGGCCTTTGGATATATAAAATAGTAAAATTTATATTTACACTTATTAATAGTGTCTAGCTTAAATTTACTTATAAAAAAGTTTGCAAATATGATTATATTAAGAATAAATTAAGTTTTGACTTAATTTAGTTTAATGTAAGAAAAAATATTACTAAATTTGCAAATAACTTTTAAAAGGATACATATGGCAATGAACATTGATGATTTAGACTTTAACGACGACGACCCTATCATCCAAAACATTAACAACGATGATGGCTCTCAACAACCAGATTTTGATTCTCTAGACCAAGAGAAACCATGGTTAGATGGAACAGAAGGAGGAAAAAGCACAGATTCCTCTCCTGCTGAACCAGAACCTAAGCAAGAACCTGAAATAGAAGAAGATATTATTCTTTCTTTACTAAAAAGTAAAGGCATAGAAGACCCTTCTAAACTTAAATTTGAAAATGAAGAAGGGGAAATTGAAGAAGTTGATTGGGAATCTCTCTCAAATGAAGAGAAATTGAATATTTTAACTTCCAATGATTCAGATATAGATTATGGATTGGATGAAGAAGAACAGAGTCTTTTCAACTATTTGAGAACTAATGGAATTTCTCCGTCGGACTATATTCAATATCGTGAACAATTAGCAGTAGAGAATTATAAGCAATCATTGGAAGGCAATCCACAATACGAGATTGATAATATTACCGATGATGAATTATATGCACTGGACTTACAGTCTCGTGTTAAAGATATTACGGACGAAGAAATCAATGCTGCTCTCGAACAAGAAAAAGCTAATCCAGCTTTATTTGAAAAAAAGATGCAAGGTATCCGTCAAGAATATAAGGAAGCCGAAGACGATAGACGTCAACAAGAAGAGTTGTTACATCAACAGGAAAGACAAGAGCAGTTTGAAGAGTTCCAAGATGGAGTAATGCAGGCTTTAGAAAACCTGACAGAGATAGGAGGCGTAGAGCTTAATCTAGGACAAGAGGACTTAAGTGAAATTGCCGATTTCATACTGACATCAGATGCGGCAGGAGTTAGCTGGTTAGGTAAGGCATTAGATGACCCTGAAACACTAGTTAGAATGGCATGGTTTGCTATTAAGGGAGATGAAGCCTTTGAATCGCTCACTGATTATTACGCTAAAGAGATTGCACAGCAAAAACGTGAAGCATATACTGCTGGATACGAGGATGCTAAAAAGGGTGTACAACCCAAAAGGACAACTAAAGTTGTTACCAAACCTGCCCCTAAACAAGGCGATGATATCCCTCCAACCAATAATGGAGGAAAAACTATTGATGATATAGATTTTTAATAATTTAAACAAGTATGATAGTAGCAAATTTTGTATCAAACAGACCGACACAGTCGGAAACTAGAACTTATGAAGATTTCTATAAGTTTTTAGGAACTAGACCAACTAAGTTAGGTGTTGTATCAAGACTTTATCCAGAACTTACAGCCTCTTATTTAACAGAGTCTTTAAGAAATATTTTCTATCAGGACGTTAAGTCCGGAAATAGATATCAAAGTATTGATGCAATGTACTTTGAATGGGAAGTTGAAACCAACTACATCAAGAGAGTTGAGTTTGCAGATGTTCCCACTGAAACAGGTGAAAATGGTTCAGAAATCGTAATGGCTTTCAAAGAGAGATATTACGAAAAATATGACATCTTTAAGATTGATAAAACAATGCAACAATGTATTGTTGTTAGTCGTCCAGTTCGTAAAGCAGATAATTACTGGGAAGTAGTTGTAAGATTAATTGACAACGATTATTCAAGTATGCTTGACCTAAGCGGATGTCAAATTGGTGACACTACTCGTTTCCAATCTAACGCTATGCCTGAAATGCATGAAGAGGGATATGTTAAGTATCAATCCAACATCGAAAAGCATAGAAACTTTATCACAACTCACCGTGTTGACGATAGTTACTCTGCACTATATGCAGCTCATGAAAATGTATTTATTAGTATTGCAGAAGGTAAGGACACTGGAAGTCTAAAAGAAACATTATATAAGATGGACAAGAAAGAAAAAGTTCTTCTTGACAACTTCTTATATGTAAGAAACAATGGTCTGTTATTCAACAAGTGTAATGTTGACGTTAACGGTAAGCCGACTATTGTTGACCCAGATACTCAACGTCCTATTTATATAGGTGATGGTATCATTCCTCAAGTAGAAAGATTTGCGTCTAAGTATGCATTTGCTAAACTTTCTATTGATGTATTCCAGACAGTTATGGCTACAATGAACGAAAAAGCCGCACAACCTACTGGAAATAAATATATATTTATCTGCAATGAAAGAATGTGGTTCTTAATCCAAAGCGTTCTTGGAGATTTCTTAGCTAAATACAAAACTACAGGTACTTATCTGTGGTCTCAGGCAGCTAACGATTATATTAAAGTTGGAGCTACGTTCAATTCTTATGAATTTGCAGGTAACGAAATTACCTTTAAGGTAGATAGAACATTCTCTCGTGAATATGGTATGGATAAAGCATATTGCTTATGTCTTGATTTGACTGCAGATAAAACTTCTGCTCAACCTCCTATTCAAATGTTCACATTAAAAGGTGGAGACTTTATCACTAACAAATATCCTGGTGTTGGTGGACTTGATGGTTTAAGCTCTGGAGTTGTTTCAAGCCCAGTTGCTGCTTCTAAGTTAATCAACTGGGGTTATTCAGGTGTTGGAGTATTCAACCCTTATAGAAGCTTTATTTTAAGAGAAATCTAAGATATGCTAAATAAAGAATTAAGATATGGTAAGGGGGTTGAAAAATAGACTCCCTTACATATTTTTTATATTGTAACCAAATAAATGATTTAATATGAGTAATGTTGTAACCCCTGCTGATGATATCATCATTCTTAGAAGTGTATATGGTAAAGTTGGAATGAAATATTATATTCAGCCATGTAAAGACCCTAAAACAGGACTATATCCAGATTGTGTAAAACCTGTAAATAGCTTGGGAGATATTGTTTTGTCTGAAAAGGAAAGACAAAGTGGACAGGTGTTTATTAAAGAAACTGAAACCTTTATTATAGAAGATGGAACTACTTTAGATATTGGTAGAAATCCTCTTCATGCAGCCGAATGGGAAGCTATAAAGAATTGTGTTCTCATTGCCCCAGAGAGATATGCTAAAGACCCAAAAACCGGTAATTATTTAATTGATGGTACTGTTGGATGGAAATCTCAAAGACCAAGATATGGTGTTGCGGAACTTTATGTTGACAGACCTGGTTATGAAGCTCAAAAAAGAGTTTCTAAAAAGAAAAAAATTCACAATGCTGGTACGTTTATTTTAGATGATTCAGATGAGGGAAGAATGAAGATGGCAAGATTACTTGGCAAGCATATGAAAAATATAGCAAGCGCTGATGTAACAGACTATCTACTGCTTATTGCAGAAAAAGACCCTAATAAAATCATTAACTTATACACTGGAGATGATATTAATCTTAGAATCCTGTTTATGGACGCTAGAGATTCTCACATTATATATGTAAAGAATAAGTTATATCTATATGGTGATAGCGTGATTTTGGGTGCAACAGACGACGCCGTTATTTCGTGGATGAAAGACCCTCGTAACAGAAAAACTCTTGAATTAATCAAAAAGGATACATATCCTGATTATTATGAGGATGAGGACGAAAATCCTAAACCCTCTACAGAACCGGATAATAAGCCAGAAAAAAATAAATAAAATAAATGACTTTAAGACAGGTTTATGAGAGAGTTCTTATAGAACTAAACAAGGAACATGCCCCCGCTCTTCTTATAGATGATTTTAATCATTTTATAATGAGAGCTATATATCAATATGTAAATAAAAGATATAACCTTTATAATACTACTCAACAAACTTCTGATGATTTGAGAGTATTAAGTACAACGGCAATTCTTCCGGCTAAACTGTCTAATAAGTACGATTTTACTAATGCGGGAGATATTGCTGATAATCCAATTTATGAAGTGATGCTTCCGACAGATTATTTCCATATATTAGGATGTATTTGTAAATTCAAATCAAAGAAAAATGTAGGGTGTTTAAATGAGGGAAAATTTATCAATAAAGTCGCAACTAGAATGACTGAAGATTTGAATGAAGTTATAAATAATTATTACTTTAAACCTTCATTTAAAAGACCTTATTATTATATTCATAATGTAAATATTAATGTAGATAATCCAACAAATCCCTATAGCGAAAATAATATTTCAGGTACGGACATTAAAGAAATTAGTGATTCTGGATTGGTTATTAGTGAACGACCTAGGAGTATAAAGATTGGAAATAAATCAACATCTTTAGTAAAAAGACAAGGAGAAATACGTTACGGAAACGTATCTCCAATTAGAATGGAAATTCGATACGGAAGCGATAATTCTAAATTCGAGTTAGTGAATGTGTACGTAGAGTATCTAAAAGTTCCTCAGCAAGTTATACTTACTAAAGAACAATTAGACCTAACTGAGGATACTTCACAAGTAATGGAATTTCCAGATTACGTTTGTTTAGAGATAATTAATGAGCTGACCCACATAATCATGGAGAACTCTAGTGACCCGCGATTAAGTACCCATATTCCAATATCAGTTTCTATTGCTGACCCAGCTCAGGCAGTAGGTAAAAAATAAAACAATTAACGTATGTTTCAGTTTACGACAACTACACTAATCAACGACAATTTAGATTACACTACTAAACTACCTAGATGGTCTGTTCAACAAGAAGAAGACGATAAGGTAGCAAGTTTCAATATCAAAAGAGTCGGAAACTTTAAAAAACCTTATGTTGCTGCAGTTTATAAAAGAGAATATTCTGCTCCTGTATTAGCTAAAGCTACATTAGATTTCACAAAAATTACTTCAGGTTCCGGAGTATTTAATATTTTCATGTATATTAGACTTTCTGGAAACCAAAATTCATTATATTCTAATGATATGGTATTCAAAGGAAAGCCTTTTAATATTCAGTTTGAAAAGAAAACCGGAGAAACTGCATCTCAATTAGCAACCAAAGTTGTTAATATTGTCAACAAGTACTTAAATATGTACAACTATAAGTACTTCAATGTTAAGGCTGTAGAAAACAAACTAGAAATTGAAGCAGTTGACGAATATCAAAGATTTACTGAACTTGATGTTCAAAAATATGATGAGAATGCTGGTCCAGTGGTTTACGCTGACAGAGCAGGTGGTTTTGTTACTATTTTCTCCGCAAAAGAAGCTACAGACCCCGAATATGATGGAGCTAATACTCTTGTTCAAGGTAAAGAAGGATTTGGTACATATCAACATATTATCAAAGACCTTAGAATACCTACTTTGGATGTACGTAGATGGGAAGCTCCTCTTCAAGACGAAGTTCCTGTTATTAACGGTAAGTACAATCAATACATTATCTATTACAAAAAAGATAGAGGTCTCATGGGTGGGGCTGCTGTTGGACAACAAGTAATTTCTCAAACAACTCATGTATTCTATGTAAATCAAACTATCGCTACTGAATTTGAAACTGGATTGACAGCTATCGGATTCACTGGTGGAGAAGGCGGACCTACTGGAAACAGCACTTCTTTTGAAGAAACTCAAAAGGTTGCTCAAGAAGCTTTGGCTAAAGCTAAATCTGTTGAAACTAAATTAGCGGAAAAAGCAGATGCAGACAATGTATATACAAAGACTGAGACTGATGCTAAGTTTGAACCAAAGGCTTAAGAACAAATTTAAATTATAGGAGAAGGCGAGGGCGTTATGAGCCTTCGCCTTTTTTGTTATACAACTATGGGATATTACGGAAAATTAGCATCTGCAATATATAATGACGTTGTCTCTGGGTTGAGAGGAATTCACTCAGGTCCAACAATGTCATTAGAACAACTAGAAGATGATATAGTAGACGAAAGATTGCAAATCATAAAAGAATATTCATTAAAAGGAATTCTTCCTAAAAACGATTTATATCTTTCTATAAATTGCATTGAAGTCGATTGTAAAGATTTAGATAGATGTAGGTGCGGGAAGGGTAGATGTGAAACTCCAATCGCACATTTCGAAATTCCACAACTATTAAATGATTATGGAGAACTTGCAGTAGATTATATAGGTTCCACAGATAGACAAGTTCCATTTATATATTATACTTCTTCTCAAGCTTGGCAGTATCATCAATATAGGAAAAGAGGAAAATTTCTTCCATATGTGTATATTGATATTACTCCAAATGAAAATAATATGTACGATTGTTTTATCTTTAACGCTCCACTTATAAAGCAAGTAAGTGTCGTGGCTATATTTAAAGACCCTAGACAATTAGAGGAATATGGGTGTTGTTCTCCGATTGATGTAGAAAATATGTCATTTATAAATAATGAAATCAAGAAGAGACTTACAGAGAAGAAACTAAGATACTATAGACAATTTGCTGCACCGATTACTCCTAATGACCAAACTCCTAAATAATGGCACAATATAATTTTCATCAAGCAATGTTTCAAGCTAATTTATTGTATGGGCTCGAAATGCTTCCTCAAGACTTTGAAGAGTACGGATTGATTGCTTGGAACATGATAGGTAACAAAAATGTTAGATTATTTAGATTTTGTACAAGAATACAATGTCCGGACTTCACAGTAGAATTACCTTGCAATGCTGACATTGTAGAAGCAGTAACATATACTGCAGAAGATTGGAATTACGTAACAAATAAGACTCCTAATGGAGATTATAATTCTCAATTTATCGAGAATTATATAGAGGGGAGGAAATTGTTTGAGAATCCTCTATATATGTCAGGTAAGTATGCGAAGTATGAAAGAGTTGGAGATACTCTATATTTTGATAAAAATTACGGGGAGGTTCAAATACTTTACAAAGGAGTTATTCTAGACGAAGATGGACTTCCCATGATAAATGATAAAGAAAGTATTGCTATTGCTACATTCGTAGCATATAGAAAAAAATATAAAGAGGGATTAATGACAAATAATCCCAACATTGTACAAATGGCACAGTTGCTTCAACAGGATTGGATGAAATACTGTGATGCAGCAAGAGTTCCTGAATATATTAATCAAAATGATATGAACGAAATCTTAGATGCAAAAACTTCATGGAATAGAAAAATATTTAACAAATCTTATAAACCAATACGATAGAATATGAATTATGCTGTAGGTCATTCATTCAATATGGATGAGATGTTTATGAATTTTCCCTATAAAAAATTACAACTCACATGTGAAGATTGCAAACGAATAAATAAAAAAAGGGATAGAGACGTTTTAGTAAAAAAAATTTTTAGAGACTGCGTCAAAGTTATTTTAAATGATATAATAGACAATAATGTAACTTTTATACTTCCGACTAATAGAGGCGAAGCAGATATTCATGTTAGAAGAACTCATGGTGAAAATTTTAAAAAAGCTAGAAAAAGAGGAAAGTGGAAGAATGTTGATTTTCTTTCTTCCAACTTTTCTGGCAACGAATTAGTTCTTAACATGAAGCATAAAGTTTTCATTAAAGAAAAAGTAATTTATGTAGATAATAAATTGAAATCTAAAATTACTAAAAATACCAATAGTGGTATGCAATATTGTTAATTATGCAAATAAAGAGAATATCAGACTACTATGAAGCCCTTTATGAACTTTATCCAGAAGTTCCTAAAAAGGATATAGAAAGGATTTTGAATTATGGATGGAAATCATTATATTTGCATAATGTTTATGGGGGAGATACTCTGATACTTGACAAAGATATATGGTGCTATATCGGCAGACTTACAAAGGATTCCGTAAAGCATTTTCATTATTACATAAAAAAATTAACTGTCAAACTCAGAGTTTTATACAAAAGAAAGAAAATTCCATACACTGGATATTACTATTTTGCTCTATCAGATTCTCAATACGATTTTTTTCTATCCCAACACAACAAAAGAGGTAGAAAACGCAAAACATTTCAATACGGAAACCAAGTTTTATATAAAATACTTGATGAATGTAGAATAAATGAATACAGCAGAAAATATATATTTAAAGTTCCTATTATAACGGACGTAGGTTTTAGATTATATAAGAAGAATTTTATATCTGGAGAAGCAGAATTAGTGGAAATTAGAGAACCCATGAAATTTAAAGATATTTTAATCAATAATAATGAAAATTATGAGTATTTGAAATCATGAGTAGACAAGAAACAGTTAATACATTCACAGATGGTTTAGTCATGGACCTCAACCCAATCACTACTCCTAATAGTGTATTAACAAATGCTTTAAATGCGACTCTTATCACATACAACGGCAATGAGTTTGTACTTCAAAATGATATGGGTAATGGAAGAGTCGAAACTGCCTATCTTCCTGCAGGATATGTACCTGTAGGTATAAAGGAGTATGGAGGAATTATTTATGTAGCATCCTATAATCCCTTAACAAATAAAGGTCAGATTGGTTCCTTCCCTTCTCCAGAAAGAAATATTAGTAGTGACGAAATTAATAAAGCTTTAGACCCTATTATATCTCCAGATAAATTTGAAATATCTGGCAATTCACAATTTATATATAAGTTTAAACTTTTTGGAGACGACACTAATACTATAATAAGACCTGGAGACAAGTTTTCTATAATTTTAGAATCAGACCAGACTATAGAAACGTTAAGGAAGTTTGTTAGCAACTGTTTGAATGTAGAAACTGTAAATGAAGAAACAGGTAGAAAGAGAAAAAAAATAAGCAGTCCCAAAAACAAATTATTATCTATAACTGTCGCTGTATTTGATTCTAATAATAATTTAAGGGATATTACATCTCAATTAAAAAGATTTAATCCAGATAATACAGAAATTGAATTCGATTTAAAAACAGCTCCAGAAGTAAAACTTAACGATGGGTTTTTTATGCAATCTTTTCCATCATCTTCTATAACGGATGATTTAGTAGATAATTATCGAGAAAAGAATGCTGTAAATATATATAATAATAAAATTTCTGGAGAATTGTATATAATAACTCAACTTAATACTATTAATTCCATAGATGTCTCTGTTAGGGGCTATAGAAATGAAGGAGATTTAATGGTAGCCGAAGGTGTAACTTTTGGAAAGGGGACTCTCCTTATATTTGATAATACGATTAAATACAATTGTCCTGATGGATACTATGCTGAAAACCCATCTAAATCTGATTTCTACAATACTTACGTATCTTATTATGGTAGAGAGGAAGACTTTGAACCTAAACAAACCATTGCTGGTATAGAATATGTAATTAAAAATCCAGACTCTAATGAAACTATTTATAAGTTACCATTTATGGTTGAACCCTCTGAAGAAGATTCTATACCTGTTTTGGATTTAGCCACGATGTTATATTCTAAAAAACAAATGGCATCGTACTTTATAAATGATAAACTAACTGGAATTGTAAAATATAAAGCCACCCCTTGTATGACATATGGTTCTATAGTAGGACTTTCAGTAGAAAGTACAGTGGAGTTAGACTTATTGGGAACGGGTGTTGTCAGTATAAATGCATGGAAATATTTTTATGGTAGTACATCAATAACCTTTACATGGGGATTAAAAGCTTATCCTAAAGAGGGAACGTCTATAGCCGAGGTTTCATTCGATTTTTTTAATGCTTTTACAGCAGAAAATGAATATACTTATATTTCTCCTAAAAAAAGAAGTTATAATGGAATTTTTACCGATAATATTACTTTAGGAAGTATTAAAGAAAACTCATTGTATTTGGTAAGAATACGATATAAACCATCTGATTCTGATGAGTATATGACTTTGGGATATCGATGGATGTTTACCACTCCAATTTATAATAATTATTATTTTGGTTCAGTTAGAGATTTCAAGGATTTACAAGTGTCCAATGAGGTTCAACTTACATTGTCAGTTAAAGCAGGAACTGTTTCTAGAGTAGTCGTAGGTTCAATTACCGACCCTGATGCGAAATATAGTTTGTCTACTTTTTCGGAAAAGGAAAAACTTGATGTGAGAAAGGAAACAGAAGTTAATATGAATACTCCTCTTAGTAGTAGCTTAACTATTGACAATAGCCAATATTATCCATTTTCCTTATCTAGTACTTATTCGACTGCTTACTCCGTGGAAACATCTCAATTAATAGTGCCGGATTTGTTAACTATCGGTCCTAAAAATGTAGAAAATGTTCCAAATTATATTAATGATACATTTATAGTTGGACAAACAGTTGATAATTCTTCATCAGATATTAGTACAGGAACATATAATTCCAATAAACTGTATTCTTACGTAAAAGACTCTTCATTACAGAGCCATGCTGTAGTTATATCCAGAATATTTGCTGATTTATCAGGAACATCTATAACAGTAACATATAATAATGTATATACTCCATTTTTGGATAAAAATAATTCTAGTACATTCTCTAAAGTTTTTGGCTATGGAGGCTTAGGAACCTTGTATGCTACAAAAGAAGTGGCATTTGTATCAAGAGATAAAGGCTCGAAGAATCATCCAAAAGTTGGAATGATGAACAGGTCTTCTAAAAATTCTTCGGACCAAGAATATAAAATGATAGAATGGAAAGATTATGGTGAGGCTAATTGCTATCTTTCCAAACATATGGAAGAAATTATTGGGTTTATTAAACAGTCCTTTGGTACCGGAACAGCTCCTACTTGTGTTGTAATGGGTAATCCTGGGGCCAGAACTAATAATAATCATGCATATGATGGGGATTCTGATTGCGGACTTTTAAATTTAGTAGGTGATTTAAGAGTTAACACTAATCAAATTCTATGGTGGTGGAATGGTAGCACTTATGTAATGGTTGACCAATTCATTTATACTCAGTCACAAAGCGGAGGAACGTATTTTCCTAGTACAGAAATGCCTGAAATAGTATATAATGTATTTAAAGATATTTTTATTCAGACTGGTGAATCTTATTCGGATACATACTATGCTATGGATAAAAATTCTTACGTTTATAATAGCAAGTTAAATGGCAAAATTAGTACAGTAGTAAAATGTACGGCTAATTTTAAAGAAAATACTCCAATGTTTATAGTAAACGGTCAGGACTATCATACTTTAATTGCATCTTCAGTGAAAAGTATAGTGGAAGACCCAAGTGAGGCAGAAGAACTCATAGATGAAGTTACGTTTACATCAGATAGAATTATTGAAGATACAACTTCCGTTGTAGCTGATGTAGAGATACCTGACATGGCATCTGAATATACTTCTATGTACAACTTAGCTAGTGGTGAAGCATCTACTAATTTAGCTGCAATTAATAATAATCAAGCTATATTTGAAGATTATTTAGGAAATAAATTAATCTCAAACAAAATATATTGTTTAGAATCTGGAACATTAAAGCCTGCTGAAACATCCTCTAAATCTGGTGTGATAAAAAATCTTAAATTGTCTGATGGAACTTTAATAGTTAAAGCTGCTTCGGGAACTACTAAGTCTTTTTATACAAATAGAAGCGGAGATACATTCTGGAGATTTGAAGGAATTCCAGTAGTCGATATAGAGTTAAAGAGGTTTGCATCCGGCGGAAGTAATGTTAAATGGGGTAGTACACAAGCATAATGAAAACACTAGAACAAGGAATTTTTGAAGTAGAACCTCTTAATTTCGAACCAATATCTATTTCATATTATTTAAGCCAAATTAAGCCTGAAGGAAAAATAGTATATGAATATAATCCTCTTAGAAATTATAGACTTTCCGAAGATGAGGGCGAAATGGAAGCGGGGAGTATAGTAGATTTAGATACTCCATTGTTAAAATTTGATTTAAATCATCCTTTAGAGATAGAAGCTCAGGCATCTTATGACGGCTCTGTAAACCTTATATTTAATGATAATCTTAATATTCCAAGATTGATAAATACTAGATTTTCGGTATTGCAAAATAATACTTATGAAATAGTAGATAGAATAGGTAATAATGACACCAATTTATATGATAGTGGTCAGTTCGATTTAGATACCTCCTTATATAAAAGAGTGAATTCCATACCTAAAATTAGTTTTGAAGGAGTGTTACACTCAGGAAACTTAAAAGTAGGTAATTATGTAATTTATGTAAAATATGCTGACGCAGATGATAATGAGACTGATTTTGTTGGAGAGTCAGGAATTATATCATGTTTTATAGGAAATGACATGGACCCATTTTCTATAAATGGAGGTATTAGAGACGAAATTAGCAATAAATCAATAAACTTAATAGTAAGTAACATTGATGATAGTTACGATTACGTAAAAGTATATTATACCAGAGCAACATCAGACATAGACGGGAATAGGACTATTACTGCTCATAAAATACTCAAAAGATATCCAGTTAGGAATAAGACATGTAATCTAATAATTACAGGAAATGAAGAAGCTCATGATATTCCTATATCTGATATTAACATGCAATTTTTTATGGTAGATAAAGCCAAGGCACAAACTGCATGTCAAAATAGATTATTTATGGGAAACCTTAACAAACCAGATTTGATGTATAGAGACCTTTCAGACATTAGTTTGAGAATGCTTCCTTATTTAGAGCCTACTAATGCTTCTGATTTAATAGGAGATGTAAACTATAACTATTATGATGACACTGCTGGAGCTACTCCATTCGAATACTATAATACAAAAAACATATATTATCATGTAGGATATTGGAATGAAGAAATTTATAGGTTGGGCGTAGTCTATATTATGAAAGATGGGTCTCTTTCTCCAGTATATAATATTAGAGGAAAAGATGGAATACCGCTATTGAATGATTTAATTTCAGAGAATGTAGGATATCTATGGGATAACAAATTATTTGATGACGTAGGAGACCGAAGATACATAGAAGTGGACGAAACCACTCATGAACTTAATAATTCCCGTAACTTGGAAAATGCTAAGGGAGTTATTAGGCTAAACTATACTGCAACCTCTAGTTCTAGAAATGTGTATGGTTTGGGAGTGTTCATTTCTCAAGAGGTACTTGAATATTTAAAAACATTAGTGTCCGGGTTTTTTATAGTTAGGCAGAAAAGAATTCCCACAATATTAGCACAAGCGTATGTGCTACCAAGAGATAGAGAATCCGAACTTCCTATAATAAACTACGGAGGTAACTATATCGTAGAAAGATTTATAGATGATAATAGAATATTAAATCAGGATTATCGTTCTCGAATATATACAGTAAAAGATTCCGAATCTGTAAATTTAACTTCTAGAGCTGCCATATGTCCAGAATATTCTAATAGACAACAATATTTCAATCAATTATTTACAGGGACTAACTATAGAATAAGGAATTCAGAAATGATTCCAACAATAACTAGTCTAGAACGTAATATTTATAACGATAGACAATATTATGTATCTTCTTATACACATAGAAATGAAGATTCTTACAAAGAAGTTAGGATAGTAAGTATTGGAGATAATGTTCCTGTAATAACTATTGGAGATGACTCTTTTAGAGGCAGAGCCGGAGAGGCTGAAGAAGCTTGGAGATTCAGATGTGCAGAAAATGAAAATAAAAAAAATGATGCAACTAACTTAATCAGAGGAAGTTACTCCCCTTATTTAGGTTTGATTGGAAATATAAATATCGGAACTATAATTAATATATACATACCTGGATACTCTAGTTCTTTGATGTCTTCCTATTTCTCTGACAGGTATGAGGATGACTCTCCTTATTATGCTGTTAGCGAAAGATTAAGCATCGAAGATATGATATACCAAAATAGAGCAGTACCTAGTATAAATAAATACGGTTATCAATTCTCATTTTTTAGAGGAGACTGTTATATTTGTACATACACACATAGACTTAATAGAAATTTTCAAGACCCTGATGCACCCATAAATGATACTGTCGTAGATGAAAGTACTTGGAAATCCTCCTACGATATCGAAAATAAAGAAAATTTATCTAAGATTAATAGAGGGGATGTAAATGCTATTATGATTGGTAGCTGGATTACTTTTAAAATTTGCTCTAATTATAACTTATCTGTTAGGTCATTAGACCCGTCTTGGCCCGAAGAAGAAGGTCTAACTGGGATAAAGAGAGGATTTTATCCTCTTCAGGATTTAAACGTTGATGGTAATTTTAAAATACCAGAATCGGCTATACTTAATACGGGTTTAAGCTCCACTACTGGGGAAAAACAAGCATTTACCTTACCTGATGTGCCTTATATTAAAAATAGATTTGATACAAGAATCATCTACTCTGATATATCCGTAGGGGATGCATTCAAAAATGGATTTAGAGTATTCCAATTAACTCACTACAGAGATTATCCTAGAATCTATGGTGGCATTATGAAGATGGTTGAATTGTTTGGTAATATACTTTGTATCTTTGAGCATGGAGTAGCTCTAATTCCAGTTAATGAGAGAGCCGTTGCTGGAGAAGGTTCGGGCGGAAATGTTTATATAAACACTTCTAACGTGCTTCCAGAGAACCCAAAGATGCTGTCAGATACCTATGGTACTCAGTGGCCCGAAAGTGTCATCAAGACCCCATATTACGTCTATGGAGTGGATACAGTAGGAAAGAAGATTTGGAGAACTAATGGAACTCAATTTGAAATTATTTCTGATTTTAGAATACAACAATTCCTAAATAGGAATATTTCCTTATCAGAAAGAGAATTGACGCCTATTATTGGAATTAGAAATGTAAAAAGTCACTATAATGCATTTAAACAAGACATTATGTTTACTTTTTATGATAATCTTCACGGCTTTGAAGAAAAGGTCTGGAATATTTGTTACAATGAGGTTTTACAAAAATGGGTAACTTTCTTTTCGTGGATTCCCTCCTATTCTGAAAATATTGATAATATATACTTTAGTTTTGATAGAAATACTTCTAAATGGATTAGTAAATTAGGCACAACTTCTAGTGTGTCAACTTCTGCAGACGGAATTGTATTGAAAAGCGCGGTTCTCGAAGAATGGGAAGATTATGGTGAATATAAAGCGACCACATTAGATATAGTGAATAGAGCACTTCCTAATAATGATAAAACCGGAGTCATTATTAATAAGGAGTTTACCCTAGTGAGGGATAATTTCAACCATTATAGAAATTTCGACATAATTAATACTAAAGGTCCCGATGGAATAGTAACTGAAAGTAAACTTGTTTATAAAGGTGAATTTGATTCTGGAAAAGCTATTATAGACAATTGGAAATATCCAGTGTTACAACTAAACATTCAATGTAATATAACAGCTAAATATAAATCTGGAACTATTCCAACGGATATACAAGAATATTTAAGTGGGTGGACAGAATATATTACTTATAATTTGGGATTATATCAATCAAGTATAGCGGTTACATCTAGAACCATAGTTGAAAACGGAGTTAATGATGGGTTAAATTTAACCACAGATTTCTGGAAACATGGTCAATCTGGAATCATAGACATAAAAGATAAAATTAAACCTACCTATTGGTATGGTAAGCAGCATCCATTTGAATTTGAGTTTGTGGTTGTAGATAATCCATCAGTTCATAAGATATTTAATAATTTACAACTTATATCTAACAAGGCAGTTCCAGAGTCATTTCATTATGAAATTGTAGGCGAAGCTTACGATTTTCATGATGATAAATTAAATATGTATTATAGACAAGAGGCAACCAAAGAATTGTATCAAAACCTTGGTTCTGACATATTATATGATTCTAACTATACAGATATACAAGGACAATTATCTCATCCTAAGATAGGGAATACCAATGTTTATGCAAAATCTACACTACTTCCTTCTTATTACACTAGGGTAGATACTTTTAATGAAGTGGAGGATTTTTATCACAAGAAAGATGCTATTGAAGGGGCTACATATACTGGACTTTCTGGAACAGAAGTGGTAAGGGAAGAACTGTTAGACGAATACAAATTATGGACCCATTCGGAAGCTCTAGATATTAAAGAGGTAGGAAGAATGAGAGGTAATATGAATTATCAAGAAGATAAATGGGATGTTCAAATTGCTCCTATCATTTTTATTCAAAAGAATGAAGATGCCTGGCCTACTTCAGATGAAAGTTCTCCTGGGCTTCCTCCTTTAGTTTTAAATCATTTTCCAGAAGATATTACTAAAGATGAAATAACTGAAGAGGATTTACCTAAGGATTATAAGAATTATGAAGTTCCAATGTATGATGCTGTCGATGTTTCATTGCTTGAAGGTTCTGAAATGGAAGGTACTCAAGACGAAATAGACTGGAATAAACAAACATCTAAATGGACTAATCGTAAGGAAGTCAGACCTAGGGATAAGTACATAAAGATAAGAGTTAGATATTCTGGTAAAGATTTAGCTATTATTACAGCACTAAAAACATTATATACTATAAGTTATGCTTAAGAAACAAAGAAGAGTTAAAAAGTGGCAGAATGGAGGGTTTAATACCCTCTTCTCTGCGGCTGGATTAACACAAAACGGAACCTCCACTATAATGCCTCAACCTCCAGCAATAGGAACACTAAAGCCGTCCGGAGGGAAGTCTGTTACTAAGGGTATATTCAGTAAAGCTAATATAGGAAACACAATGAATATTGCTGGGCAGGCTGCTGATATATTAAGTAGTTTTATTCCTAAAAAAGAACAATCAGGATTAACTACAGGGCTAAATGCTGGATATGATGCTGTAGCAAACGGAGTTGGAATGATTCCCGGAGTTGGTACTGTTGTTGGTGGAGCGATGAAAGTTGGAGGATTGTTGTCTGATGGACTAACTGCATTAGGAGTTGGTACTGACCAAATGACTACTGCTGATAAAATATTAGATAGTAAATTTTTAAAATTAACTCCTGTAGGATTAATAAATTCCATCGGAGCTAAAAAAGCTGATACTATATACAAAGACAATGAGACATGGGAACAGCAAGGTTCTGCCTATGGAGGTTCTTTGGATAAGGTAGATAATGCACTTACAAAGTCTGGAAAAAAGTATGGCCTTTTCAGCAATAAAGGTAGAAAAAAAGCGAATGCTCAAATTGCAGAGGCTAAACGTCAACAAAATTTAGTGGCAGGCATTAATGAAGAAGCCCAAGATGCTTTTCAATCTCAAGCTGGTTCAATAGATATGTTAAATAGAAGAAATGCTTTAGCAATGGCTGGAGGATACCAATCTAGAGGAATGAGAGTGGGAAAAGTTGGAGTAAAATTGCCTACGTTAGAAGAAATTCAAAAGGCTAGATTAACAGTATCTAAATTTCAAAAAGGAGGAAAGATGAATGTAATTCCAGACGGAGCTTTACATGCTCATAAAAATCATATGGATGTAGACGGAATTACTTCTAAGGGTATACCAGTTGTTACAGAAGAAGATGGAGGAGTTATTCAACATGCGGAAATAGAGAAAAACGAAATTATTTTTAATAAAGAGGTAACTGAAAAGTTAGAAGCTTTAGCTAAAAAGGGAACTGATGAAGCTGCTATTGAAGCAGGAAAAATTCTTGCGAGAGAAATAATGGAAAATACTCAGGATAATACTGGATTAATGAGAGAGGTTACTATATGAAAATAGAAATTGGAGACAAAGTTTATAATGTAGAAATTGCCAGAACAGAGGAGGAAAAGATGAAGGGACTTCAAGGTAAGACATCTTTAGCTTCAGACGAAGGAATGTTATTTATATATGAAGAACCTGATACTGTTGCTTTTTGGATGAAAGACACTGATATACCCCTTGATATAGTTTTTATAGATGAAGATGAAGAAGTTATTTCTGTTAAGCAAGGTATACCTAACGACGAAACATTACTTGAGGAAAACGATGTAATGTATGTGTTGGAAGTCAATCAAAATTCTGGAATTCAACCTGGGGATGAATTGGATGAAATTGACGATGATGATTTAAATATACCTACAATGAAAGTACTTGCTCCTGATGGTTCTACTCAAATGGAATTAGAGGGTGGAGAACGTATTTTTAGTAGAAAAAATACAAGAACTTTGATTAAGATGGCTAAACGAGCATATTCTTCCGGAGCCGATAAAGATTATAAGGCTTTAGGAAAAAAAGTCTTTAAATATCTTCATACACAAGATACAAATACTCCTGAATATGTAGATGCGCCTAAGAGCAAAGAAGATTGATATACTCTATTAAGAACAAATGCAGATTATCAAATAAATATTTGTTTACTTTGATATGTCTGTAAATATTATTAACTTTGTCGAGTATTTAAACGTTTAATATAAAAACACTGAAATTATGGAAGTAAAACCAAAAGTTAAAAAATTTCAAGAGGGAGGTCCAGCTCCTGCACCTGCTAACCAACCGATGCCTGCTGAACCTCAAGAAGGGGCTCCTGTAGAAGGTGGAGCAGACCGAATGTTAATGCAATTAGCTCAAATGGCTGCAGAGGCTCTCCAAAGTGGAGATTGCAATACTGCTTTATCAGTTTGTGAAGCTTTTATGCAATTAATTCAACAATTTACGCAAGGACAAGCTGGTCCAGAAGCTCCTCAAGGTGAACCCGTCTATAGAAAAGGTGGGAAATTAGTAGGTAGAATTAGAAAGTGAAAGTTTAAAAGGAGTGTACAGATTTAATGTATGCTCCTTTTTTGTTATAACCTAAATAATATATGGCACAAGCGATAAGAAAATTCCAAGGAGGTGGCGGTGTCAATCAAGGTAATAATATTGTTGAGAAAGAAACTCCTGAGGTTAGACTTTTCAAAGTAGACAATAGAGACATAGCAACTGACGATTTAATTCGTAATGCTAGTTCCAATTTAGAATCTTATTTGGAAAGTACTGGATGGAGCAGAAAAAAGAAGGATGCTTTTAGGGAGTCTTATGGAAATTATATAAAAGCAATTGATGCTGGAAATATTTCTTCTAGAGACCTTACAAGAAATTGGGTAGATTCTTCTGGAGTTCTTTCTAATACTACTGGTCGAGGGTTTGATGCTAATGGAGCTGTAGCTCATTACTTAGACCAAATAGTAGATGTTATTCCTGATTATATAAAACCTACCACAAATACTGAAAAGCCTAATCCTAAATTAGATTTCGGAACAGGCTTTAGAAAAAGATTATCTGATAAAATTTTTGGAGGAAATTCCTATAACAAGACTGTCTGGTATGGAAAAGACCCTGTTGACGAAACTACTGGAAAAAGAGGAATTGCAAATAGATGGAAAGATTATGTATCCGTGTTTAATGAATATGCAGACAGTTTACTGAACGACCAAACTGTAAACCTGGAAGGTACTGCATTCCAAAATAGAGATGATTTAATAGCTAGAATCAATGCAGCCAAAGCGGAGTTAAATAATACTGATTATAACAATGCTGATTGGGAAAAGTTAGCAGCGTTAGGAGTTAATATGGACGACTATAAGGATTGGTTTGGAGAAGTTGATACAGACGTTTCTCAAACTCCTTCAGATAACTTAGAAGGAAAGCAAAACACTGACTCTGCAAAATATAATAAGAAAATCACCGACTCTGGATTGCTTGCCAGAATGGACGATAAAGGAAATACATTTTATTTAACTCCTGAAGGTAATAGAATTCCTAATGGGATTATTTCTAAGGTATTTAATCCACTATTAGACCAATTTGAAGGCTGGTATTCCGTAGATGGACAATTATATGACCCTAGTGAATATTCAAAATGGGGCAAGGATATAAAGGATTCTTATGATAGACTTTTAAATCAAGAAGATTTAAATACTATTTGGACTGACCCTTTATATGATTCTCTTAGAAGTTCTCACGGGTTTACACATATGTTGGATGCAAGTTCTTTCTTTGAAGGATTAAAGCCTGGCGAATTAATTAGAGCCTATACTAAACCTAAAGCAGGTGATGCTTCTAGTTATAAGACTCAATTTTATCAAAACATAAACGGAAAACTAGTTCCAGTTGTAGTTGATTATGATAAAAACAATGACCAATATTTTATCAATAATAATGGAACTACAAGAATGATTGGAAAAGCTAGAGCTGCCGGAAGTCCGATTGCTGAAGGAAGCAATGAAAAAGTAGGATGGGGCAGAATAAGTCAATATTCTTTATCCAATAATCCTTATTCACAAGAAAATATCACTGGGCTTTTAAAAAGAATTTCTTCTTATCCTGAACTTCTTAAAAACAGCAAAGTAAGAGTTTGGTTAGAAGACTTATATAAAGCCAAAGACCAAGGTTTGCTTGACAGTTATACCATAGACGGAAAGCCCTTAACTCAATATATTCAACCAGGAGCAATAAATGCAATATTAGTCCCAAATTCAAATAATAATCCATTACGAATCATTAGAGACCAAAATGGACGCATTGTAGATTACACCTTTGATAAAGCATCTGATAAGAAAGAAAAAACTCAAGGTTATGCAAACAATGTTCCAAATTTTTTACGCCCTAGACCTGTAAAACCATTATTTAGAAATGGAGGAGTAGTAAAAAACCAATGGGGAGGAACTGTTGATAGAATAGTCGATACTAACGTTCCTGTTGTAAAGGATGAAAATCAAGCTAAAAAAGACTCTGAAATAAATGAACGTGCAGCAAGAAGTTATGAGAAAGCTAATGGGAATGTGTCTATTGGAAATGTACTGAATGGAACATTATCTGCTGATGAACAAGCTTTAATTGATGCTGGTGGAGTTATTAAAACTTCCGATAAAGTAAAACTTGGGGCAGCTATTACGGATTTATTAAGTGCTGGATTAGGATTTGTTCCTGGAGCTCATGTTGCTTCTGCAGTAGCCGGAGCAGGTTCTTCATTAGCTACGTTTGGAGCTGATGTATCAGATGGACTTGATTGGGGAGATGTGGGAAATCTAGGAGTTAACTTAGGATTAGATGCTGTATCTCTCATCCCTGGATTAAAGACTGTAAAGGCAGGGAAAGCTTTAAAAACTATTTCTAAATTGGTTCCGGCAATAAGCACTGTATTAGCTGTATCTGGGGCTTTTGATGAAGAGCAGAGGGCTTCTATATCCAATACTTTAGCTAAAGTAGGAAATCTCAATGTAAAGGATTTAAATACTAATGACTTTAAAAATCTATCTTTAATTGCAAGCACTTTGTTAGGCGCTAGAAATTACGCTAAAGCAGGAAACTCAAAAGCTGCAAAATGGATAAGGGGAGAAAGACGACTTCCCTCACAGGAAAAAACTGTTCAAGTATTAGTAAAAGGAGAATCTACTCCATTAAATGTAACTCTTAAAAACTCTCAAGTAGTCGGAAAATCAACTGAAGAAATCAAGTCTGCAGCAATTAAAGCTGCAAAACAAAAACTTGTTTCCGAAAGAGGATTATCTAAAGAAGGGGTTGATAAATTAAATGATGATGTTTTAACAGTTGTAGAAGGAAGAAAGAAATATGGATTATGGGGAGAAAGAAATATTCCTGCCAAAGAAGTTCCCGGACAAACATATTCCAAACAAGGATTTATTAGAAAAGCTTTAGGGCTTACTCCATATAAAGCAAAGGGTGCGGACAAACTCATCTTCAGGCGTTATTCTCCAGAATATGAAGCTCTTATGGAACGTAAAAATTCTATTCAGTTAGCTCCCACTTATATAATTAAAAATAAGCCAAATCATATTCAGCTACCTAAATATTTAAATCCCAAAACTCCAAGTTCTTCTATACCTATGATATTTAGAAACAACTCTTTTACACAAAGAGGTCAAAATATGTATCAGGCTCACTTGAAGCGCAATCAATACCTAAATAATATAGGTGCTAATTATATGGAACCTTGGTATAATCCTGGGGCATATAAAAAAGGGGGAAAAATTCCTAAAGGACAGCGCGGTCTAATTACAGGAGTTAAACAATTAAAAGGAAATTGGTATAATGATATATATACTCCTTATTCTCAGGGATTACTTGATTCATTAAAGTCAGGAAAAATCACTTATCAAGACATTAATGAAATGCAAAGACGTCACTCAGGATTGTATAGAGATTGGGGAGTGAAAGGAGATTCTTATAAGGGAGACAATGTAAGACAATACCAAACAGACATTAATAACAGTTTTGGATACGTGAATAGTAAAGGAATTGGTAATGCCTTTAATTCCGGAAGATACGGAATATCAAAAACTGCTTATACCGGAGACAATCCTAATAAAAATTATGTAGCAGATGGATATTATAGTAGTATTACAGACGATAGACGTTTATTGGGAAGGGAAGGGGACTATACTCCAGAACAACTTCAGCAAGTTCAAAATACATGGAGAAATGCTGGATACAATATGGATTTAGATAAAGATACTGGATACTATATGTTAAATCCTGTAACTGATTCCTCTCCAGAACTAATAGACGATTCTGTACCAGATGTTGCAGCTACTCCTCAGGACATCAAAACTCGTGTCGCTTCTAACACAATAGGTAAAGAACCTAATGGTGGATTTAGTTGGGGAAATATATTTTCTAAATTAAATCCGGCTACATTTATGGGAATTGGACGTTTAGCAGGAAATATATGGAATAATAATCGAGTTGCTAAAGAAACTATGAAAGGGTTAAAGCCTCTATATATTGATACTTGGGAGGTTCCTAGACAGGTAGTTGGGGATTTAGCAACTAAACAAGCATATTATGGTCAAGCTGCAGGGCTCGAGTCATTAGCTGCAAGACCTAGAACATCAGATGCTTCTCTTCAACTCGCGGGACAATTAGAGGCTGGCGATAGAGCAGCAAGACTTAGAATGGAAGGAGATTTGATTGATAATCAACGTATTAGAGAAACTAGTGAAGCTGCTTGGCAAAATACAAGAGATGCTGTTGCACGTAGAAGTGAGGTTTCCAATAGAAACCGAGCTTTAGCGCTAGGTATTGATAAAGCTAAGCATGATATTAACGCAGCCAGAATGTCTGCAAATTGGACGTCTTTAGAAAACTTTATGAAGGAGAAAGAGTATAAAGCTACTATGAATAGGGATAGACAAAACCAATTTCAACTAGGAGTTGCTCAGCAAGGTATCCAAGATGCAGCTAATGCTAAACTTGAACCTTTGAGACGTCAATTACAAGCAATGGAGGATAAAGGAGAGGATTATACTAAATCGCCACTCTATCAACAATATCAAAGACTTGTCGATTCTACAAGCAGAGATGTTCAGGCTCAAACTAATAGAGCTTATGCCGATATTTACGGATGGAAACTTCCATCAGTAAAGTGGCAAGCACGATATAATAAAAAAGGTGGAGCATTAACTTATGCAGAACGTTCAAATTTGCAGAAACAAAAGGATATTTCTGCTGCAGAGAGACAAAATGCAAAACTTTTTCAAAGAACGATAGAAAAGTCTATAGATACCAACGTAAAAATGATAAATAATTTATCGTCTGTATCTAAACAACTTATAATTAAATCAATGACTTATGAACCTAAAACCGGTGGTTAAGATGCAAAGTGGGGGCGGGATGCCCCCATTTACTTATTATGTTCCTCTCGGAATGACTTCTCCTGTTCAAACAGATACTGCATCAGTAACTAGTTCTGAACTTACAAAATCTTCCAGTGAAGGAATTACTGATAAGGATGTATTAAAAATGGTAGGAGATATTGATGCTTTACCAAGCGACACTAATAAAATTATTAATGGATTAAGCTGGATATATAGAGGGGATAATCTATTCTCTAATGGTAGAATTAATGCATCTAATATAAGTTCTAGATATTTACAAGCATTAAAGCAAGTAAAAAACGCTGCTTTTAGCAGAAAAGAATATGATTCGGCTTTTGAAACTGTTCAAGAAAATGGAGGATTAAACGAAATTGCTATTTCTAATACAGGTAAAGTTGTAGTTCAAGACGAAGAGGGAAATATGAAACAAATTTCTCCAGATGAATATTTAAACAATCAGGATAAATATTTTGCTTTAAAAAATTCCGACTTGCTTTATTTACGTGCTCATAATGACCAAATGGCAGGAAAAAATGAAGTTTTCAATGTAGTAAAAAATGGAATCGGAATGTCTGCTATAAATAAAGCTATTCAAGATACTATTACTAAAATAGGAAGTACAACCGTTTCTAAAGAGGGCTATGCTCATAAGAAAGGAGATAAGATTCTTCAGGGTTTAGAGCATTTGCAACAGTTAGTAAATGAAGGTGCTGATTTGTCGGGACTTGGATTGGATGGAATTTACAAAACTGGACTTCTTAGTAAAAGTCAAATGCAACAAGCTGCTGATGCAGTCAAGTATATAGCAAGTACATTAGATACTAATGCAATGACGCTACTTGAGCTTAAGTCAGGAAACAAAGATAATCCTAGAAGGGGAGCTTTAGACTTAATTACTACAATGGTTACTAGTCAATTAGATAATACAGTTGATTTTAAACTCAATTTTGAAGATAAACTCACAAAGGATGCAAATGGAACTGGGGATGATGGCAGTGGAGGTAGAGGAGAATTAAAACAACTTGATGCTATTGCTAGTGGAATTGCGACTCAACAAAAAGATTTTATATTAAATCCTCATTCTAATTATCAGCTCGTTGCTCCTCAATCTAATTGGTGGACAGCTCCACAAGATGTGGAAACCGGAAAAAGTATAGGTTCAGACACATTAGCTTCTCTATTACAAAAATCTGGTTTTGATTCTTTAATTTTACAAAACTCAATATATTTTGGTTCAGATAAAGTAGACCCTACTGCGGCGAGCAGTGTAATAGTAGACCCTGCAGAAGGTGTTGCTCAAGTATGGCTTCCATATACAGAAACTTCCAACGGAGGAATTGCTCCTAACTATGCTTTATTAGATACTATTAAAAGGGTAGAAGATAGTCTTTCGAGAAAAGGAAATGTTTCTGATTTAGAAAGACGTCAAGCATATAAAGCAGAGGGTATAGAACAATACTGGAATGTTATGAATGACCCAAGAACTGCAGGAGAACAAGGACTTCTTCGTCCGTTCTTAGCAATGACAGGAGTCGCTCCTGATACTACTGCAACTATTGGTGGTATAGTCACTGACCAAAATAAAGCTGTCGATAAACTTAGAGGAGATGAAGAAGCTAGTTGGAAAAAACATATGATGGAGGTTCTTAATAGTCCAGAGAAGAATGCCGGAAAGAAAGGACACAACAAAATAGATTCATGGTATGAATGGGAATGGTTAGGAAATACTTCAGATATGTTTAGAGGAACAATATTAATGCCTCTTGCGGGAGATAGAATCAGTGTTGCAACAAGAACTGGAAATATAAATCTTCCTAAACCTATGTTTGATGCAAGACGAGTTCAACAACGAGGTCAGATACAAAGTAATTTCAAACCTATGGGACCTACAAATTTTAATAAGTAACAATGAATAATGAACAACAAAACGATTGGTTAGCAACAATACTTTACAACCCAGACAAAGATTTTGCAAATTTTAAGGCAGCAGGTCTTGATGCTTCTAATACTACCTTGGGAAGTAGGGATTCTTATTTAGATATCCCTGCTGTTCAAGAACAGTTTAAAGATTCTGAAGGTAACTTTGATAAAAAAGCGTTTGACCAATTCTACGATAGTGCTAATCGAACTTATAATACATTTGTGCAAGACGATTTAGAGGACAAATTTCTTCACAAGTTAGTTGCAAGCCCTTTAGATATTTTTTCTGATAGTGAATCAGCAACTCGTACTCCATTGTTTGTTGTACAAAAAGTATCTAATCCTACGTTAAAATCTCAAGGATCAAATGGATTGTTTGGAGAAGGGATTGGAACTTTATCCATGAGACAAGCTGCGCAAACGCAAAGAGTATTCGATACTAAATCTGGAAAAGAATTAGATTGGACTCCAGATGACGATGATAAAAGTGGATTCTTCGACTTTATGTTTATTGACCCATTAGTAGAAGCCAGATGGGAAGAGGATGGATTTCACGAAGATGCAGAAGGAAGAAAAATTAAACACTACAAAGGAGATTATAAACTTAATGCTAATGGAATGCCTTATTATGAAACCTTAGGAGATAGAGACGCTGCAGGTAAAAATTTTTTGCATTGGACAGATACTCTTACTTCTACCGGTTCTAAGTGGGAAAAATACAATTTTTTAGCTTCGGATGGAGTTGAAAAAAGTGCTCTTGGAACTACTTTAAAACTTGCGGCAACAGTTGCTCCTATGCTAGTTCCATACGTCGGACAAGCTTATGGAATTGCTACTGGTGCTATGTACTTTGGACAAGCTCTTTCTGCATTTGGAAAAACTTTAATAGACACAGTCTCCGACAGTGATGCGGAGGATAGACCCGGAGTATGGAAGTTACTTAATAAGACAGATGCGTTTGTGAGAAAATTTGATTCTTCTACAAGCGATGAGGGTAGTCAAGGAATGTTTAATTACGAACAATTTGCTACGTTAATTAGTGATGTAGTAGGGCAATTATATCAGCAACGTTCTATTGCTAAAATTCCCCAATGGATTGGATGGGATGGAGGAGCTGCGCGAAAAGCTAAAGCATTTGTAGATTCTCACGAATCTGATTATGTGAGGAAATATGGAAAAACATTGAGACAGGCAATTGCTGATGGCGATGTTGCTCCTGATTATAAAAATTTAGTGGATAATGATTTGCTAAATATATTAACTGATTCTCAACTTGCCGTTAGTAAATTTGCTAAAAACAGCTCTCAATTCTACATGGCTATGACTCAAACAAAAGACATGTATGACACATTTAAAGAGAATGGTTTTAGTGATGCTACTACAGCAATTGGAATGGGAGCTGCTCTTTATGGATTTAACAAACTATTTAATACCTCTCTCGGAGAAGTTGCGTTAAGTGGTCTTGGCTTAGACGAGTTAAAACAAGCTAATAAAAGAATTGTAAAAGGATTTATTAACGAATTAAAACCTCAGCTAGATTTAGTTGAAAAGGGCGCTGGAGCAGCGTCTAATGCAGGAAAACTGAAATGGATAAAGAGTTTAGGAACTAAATTCAAAGACTTTTATGAAAAACATGTAGTTTCAGACCCCGAGGGGTGGATTGCTAACTCCCTAAAAGAATCAGTAGAAGAGGTCTCTGAAGAAGCATTACAGGATGCTATATTTGAGGCTAGCAATAAGCTCGATTGGGCTTTTAATCAACTTGGATGGACTCCTAAAAAAGGACATTATAGCTTCATGGCTAGTAGTCCTCTAGAAAGATATTTCATGTCTGCTTTAGGTGGAGCTGTAGGTGGAGCTATTTTTCCTGCAATAACTAAGATGGAAAATCTTAGAGATGGAATTCAAGAAGTTCAGAAGAAAATACCAGAATCTTTAGCAATGGATATAGCAACTACCATTAGAAATAATGGAGTAAAAAAATCCATTGAATATATAAAAAAAGCAATGGATAAAGGAGAACTTGGTTCTACTACTTTATCTATGAATTTAATAACTAATAAAACTAATGATGGGCAAGTATATTACGATGTGGCTAAAACCAGGGAGGAAAGTCAAAACAATGTAATAGGTAATTATCTGATTAGTTATTTGAATTCTATAGATTCTATCATTAATGCTGAAGGCTATAATATGAAGGATTCAGAAATAATCGATAACGCGCTAATGAAAGACTCTAGACTTGCTAAACTTGCTCAAACTGGAGCCGGAGAGGATATTTTATGGGATTTCAGAGAACAATTAAAAGGATACATTGATGCTACTGTAGAGTTACGTTCTGTAGGAGAAAATAGAGATACTGGAACAGCTAAGAGAAAACAAGAAGAATTTAAACAAAAGCTCGATGATATTATATCTGGAAAAAAGAATGGAGAATATGTAGAAAAAATAGCCTTTAGATTAAGTAGAAGCTTAAGTAATCCATTTGTTGCTTCTGATATTTATTCATATGCAAAATATGCTAAAGGCATCAATTATTCCACTGCCACAGAAGAACAAAAAAGGGATATTGAAAAAGCTTACGAGGGATACATCAAGCTAGGAGAAGCGGACAAATTTAACTTGGGATTTGAAATGTGGAGAAATATGAAATCTGAAGTTTCTCCCGCTATATTGAGATATAGAGATTCTAAAGTCTCTACAATGAAAAAACAATTCTATAATGTAGTAGAACAATTAAATGCCTCGCAAGGAATTAGTAAATTATCCGAAGATGAAATTGTAACGTTCAAGGATGAAGTTAGAGCTGGAAGAACAGACGACCAAATTATTACAGATAATAATCTTAATCCTAGAGAGTATGCTCTTAGCCCTGCCGAAAAAAGTGAAATTGTAGACGCATATTTAACCAGAGAAATATGGAAAACTGGAGATAATACTAATAAAATGGGTCATGCTTATAAACATCAATTGACTAAGATAGTTAATTCCATGAACCATAATATGGCAGTTGGGGTTGACCCTATTCTTAATCAGAGAAGAACTGGTGAACTTCAAGTATTGTTCGAATCCATAAAAAATCTGGTAGCGCAATCAGGGTTTATCGACAATGAAATTAAGACGATAATTGATTCTGTAAAAAGTGGATATAATAAATTTAATCCTGAGAATTTTATAAGACATATCTCGGAGAGAGCGAGTATGGAATCTTTAAAAGGATTTACTATTGAAGACGAGTATGGTAGAATCCAACAAGAGTCCACTTATTTAGGAACTAATGATGAAGTGTCTCCAGATGATGTCCAAGATATTGACTTCGATAGATTAAAAGCTGAAAATCCAAATTACACCGGATTGTACTACATATTCGAAAGCCCTGATGGAAATTATGCTTTAACTCAAGAACAGTTACAAGAAGCCTTCCGAGATATGTTCTATACTGAATTTAAAGGCGAGGCTTCCGATGTTTTAGTAGGAGGAATATTATCTGACGGAAATCTTTCAATGGATTCTTTGAACGCTAAAGAAAGTTTAAAAAAGAATAGTGACTATAAAAAATTCAATGAATTACTACTCGAATATCTCGGATTTGACAGTGATAGAATTGCATTAATTGGAGAAGTTGACAAATTATCTCAATCGAGCATAGTCAATAATCCTATGTGGGAAATGCTTTCTACTTTATCTCAGAATATATCTGGAGAAGATGTATTTAAGTTGATTAGGGATGAAGAAGGTAATTATTCTGGATTAAATAACTTAAGCGATTATGTTATTAGTAATAGTCTTACAAGAGACCAACTACAGGTAGCTTCTGCAGCAATTACAGTCCTTAATGAATCTATATTACCTTACCTTGTACAAGGTACAGATTTTGTCGATATGTCTAATCAATATAAAAGAAATAATGGAATGATAGAAGATATTCCATTAACCTCTGAAGAAGTTGTATTAATTAGGAAAGAACTTGATAATTTGCAACAGAAAATTTCTTGGCTTGTTTCTATATCTGATATGAATAGTTTAAGCAAAACTGCAGACAGCAACAAAACTATGAGTAGAATTAATAGTATGTATGCACTGATTTTTAGTGGAAACGTTGACGAAAGTTCTCCTCTATCTAAGTTCAAAACTATTACATATACTGACGATAATAAAAACAAGCAAAGTTTTATTACGGAGGATTTTCTTACAGGAGATGAAATAGCCACTGCAAACGATATTATTAATAGTGGAAAAAGTGATGTTTCTGCAATTTCTATATCTAACGAAATATTACTAAAAGTTCACAAACAAATATTTGATAAATTTGCTAATTTATCTTCTGACCAGAAAGAAGAAATTATTTCTCAACTGGCAAGTGGACAAGTAGTAGACTTCAACAATGCTCAATCTACTAAAATAAAGAGTAATTCCACTTATTCTGATTTGAATGAATTTGATTTAGCTCAGTATTTAATAACTATGATGGCTGTTGAGCCAGAATACTTGCAAGGAACTTTAAAACAAGCTATTTTAAATAATAAATTGCACGCTCCATTCTTTAATCAAATGCTGAGTGTTCAAGAAATGTTTGCTTTATACAAAAATCCAGATGTGTTTAATGAGTTTTTAGAAAAAGTAAATGATTTTAAACCTTTTCAAGATAAATCTTGGGAAGAGAATAATACGATTACTAAAAACTTAATTACCTTACTTGGAGGGGCAGGAACTGGTAAGTCTACTGGAGTAGCATTAACCGCATACAATATGATAAAAGTAGACAACCCTGAAGCCAAAGTTATGATAGCAGGTTCTGCAGAAGATGTTGCAGAAAGACTTGCTATAACTTTAGGAGAAAGTAAAAGCTATGACAGACTCCAATTATTTAAGGCTTTATTAACTGAAAGCGGATGGAATAAAATGAGAGACGCTATTGCCGAACTCAGAAATCCCGAAACCAATCTTGCCGATTTAGATAGAGCTAAATATTTAAAGAATGGAAAGTATTCAATATTTAATCAGGACTTTTTAACAAAAGAAGATGTGAATGTTGCTGCGATTCCAGATGTATTATTTATAGATGAATATACTCACTTTACCGGAATGGAAATTCAAGCTCTTGCAAGTTTGAATAGGTTCTTACCAGACGGAAAGAAGATGGTTATATTTGCAATTGGAGACAACAAACAAGAAGGGGTTATAAATAAGAAATCTCATGTTGATATTGATTTAGGCGGAGTATTTTTAAATACCCCAACTTTAATGGCAAGTATTAGAGCAAATAATATTCATAAGAAAGATAACTTAAGCAAAATAGGAGGATTGTTAAGTGTTCTACTTGATATGCTAGAAGCTTCTGCTCGTACAAATACTCCACTTCGTATAGATTCTCTTATGAGAGAACTGAAATCTAAAACAGTTTTAAAATACTATGAAAACGAAGAGGATGGAATTGTAACTATACACGGGGACAAGCTTTCTAATCTTTCAGAATTGACAGAAAGCTATCTTAGAAAACTAGCTAAAGGTCTAAAAGAAGGAGAAAGATTAGCTCTAATTACTGACAATACACTTTCTGAGTTTAGAACTACGGTGTTTAAAAAACTGGAGGATGCTTACCCAGGACAAGTTGTGGTTAAAGATTCTCATGATGTTCAAGGTTCTGAGTTTAAATATACGATTGTAGATGTTGAATGGGCAAACCTCAACAGTCCTAATGCTTTTCCTGGTAATTTACGATATTTCTATACTTTGATGAGCCGTTCTTCTGACGGAAACATAGTAATTAAAAAAGATAGAAATATAGTAAATAAAGCAGATAAAGCTAATACTACAAGTACTTCTGAACTTAAACAAGAGGACATCTCTAATTATAAAAACACTATGTTAGAGATACTCAAGGGTAAGGCTGAGGAGAAAACAGAATCTGAAGAAGAAATTACTGGAGATAATAACATTGCTCCTACAGTAACCGAAATTCCGATTAATCCAGAATCTTCTAACAGAATAGAACCTATAATAGATAAAGCCGATGAACAAGAAGCTGTTAATCGAATTGAAGCTAAAGAGGCGGATGAGAGAGCTGCGGTTAAGATAGAGAACGAAGAAATAAATGCAATTAAAGGGGACAAGAAAGGAAATCCTGGATTGAAAGCAGTAACTTTTCAGATGAATTCCTTTTATAATCATTTAGCGTTAAATATTGAGGATAACGGAGCTGTTTCAACACTTCCTATTACCAACGACATTTCAGAGGATTTACAAGGATTTTCTGAATTTATCAACGGAAAGACGTTAGAGGATATAAGGAATATGACACTTTATGGAGCACATGATGTTGATTTGTTAAAATCACTTGCTTATATACGCTCATTATTTATGAGAAAAAAAACTGAAATAAATCAGTTATTAAGCACTAAGTTAGCTCCTGCAAGTGACTATTATAGAATACTCAGACCTTTTATTGAAAGATATTTCGATGGAGATTCTAAATCTAAGTTATTAGCTTTTAAGACTGCAGTTTTAAAAGGAAACTTTCTATTTAAAATTACCAAATTTAAGCCTGGATATGATAATGCTTATAATGTAGAAAATTTCGAACCTTTAAAACAGGATACTTTATTTGGAAGGATAGTTTTTCAACTTCCCACTGATAAAGGAAATTTGGATATTACTTTAGGTTCTACTTCAGATTTTAATAAAATTATAGAAAATTCAGAGTATAAAAGCTTAGTTGATATACTTAAAGATAAAAAGACTTTATCTTCTAAGATAGATACTAAGGGTCAAGTTTACTATAGGCTTTCTGATTTCGACGCAATTAAAACTAACATATCTTACGGACAAAATATATATGGGTCTGGGTATAAATGGAAACCGGAAGTTAGAAAGAAATTTAACAGAGGTAACACCTTAGATAAGACTAAGTATTCACATCCTGAATTACAATTTAGTCAAATTTATTATGACGCAGACCAAGATAGAGGTTTAGGAAAAAAATCTGTTACTAAAGGATATCCAGTTGTATTTGTATCTGATGACTTGTGGGGACAGAGTCCTGGGGAATTGCTTGGAAAGCACTCTGAAAAGATTTCCACTATTCTATCTTATCAAAATACAGAAGAAAGAAGACCTCCAAGAGATGTAGTATTTGGAGTGAGTAAAGCAGCTTTAAATATGAGAGGTCTTACTATAAGAGAGTTTTTTAGTGAATGGAGTAATATGGAAGAAGGTCGACAAGGTGGAAAAATTTACGGAGTTGGGGAATTTGGACGACTTGCTAGACCTGTAGAGGCTGCCAGATTTCTTTACAGTCTTGCTGCATTACAAGCTGCTACAGTTGAAGAAGTAGAAAAATATAATGCGAGAATAAAGACTTTCAATGATTCTTTAGTTCTTCCTGAAGAAGCCGATTGGGTTAAATCTCCTATTGCTGTAGGAACTGATGGAAAAGTAGATGAGATAGAGTTAAATAAAATTAAGGACTCTATTAAAGACATCTTTGATGATTTAGAAACTCAATTTCCACAATTGAAGGTTGGTAAATTATTTAACTCTACAACTAAAATTGTTGGAAGATACAAGAATGTAAAGAAAACTGATGAAAGTAATACTGAGAGTAATCCATATACTATAAAAAGTATATCAGAGTATCGCACTCAACCCGTCTCCCCAGAAGCTGTTATTGAATTATTTGAAGATATAGGTTTAATAACCAAACATAAAGCTGTTGATTCTGGTATAGTTAAAATTTTAAATGGATTGGCAGGAGAACATAGAAACATGACTAAGCTACTTGAAAAATTAACTGACCCAAACAACGACATCTATAGTTCCCCTGAAATTCCAGACGTTTATAGAACAGGCTCTGAGAATTTTAATCAAACAGCCAAAACCTCTGCTGTAAATACTTTTATAGAATTACAGACTATGCTAAGTGAATATGCAATTAATACTACTGGAGCTTTAATTCCTATTATTAGAAAAGGATTAATGGCAGGATTTACTTCATCTAGTTCAGTAATTAGAAGGTTACTATTTAATCATTTAGGTGTAAGAGATAGTGGTAAATGGTCAGTATTCCAAAATGCTATTGATTACGCAGGTCTTTACAAATTTGGTGTATGGACTAATGGTTTGGATTCTTCGAGTGTAAAAGAACCTCAAAATGGATACTTTATATCTCCGTTACGCGATGTAGATTTGTATTTTGATGGTCCAATACAAGCTCCTAATTATTATGTTAACTATGATGCAGTAGATACGAGTGCAGAGTTTGAAGTAAATAAATCTCCAGAGATTGTTGCGGAAGGAACTCCAGAAGTTGTCGTCAAAAACTCAACTTCTCAGGAATTAGAAGATAACAATGCATTAGACAACGCTAATAAAAATTTACAAGAATCTATTAGGAGTTCTATAGAAAATAATGTATCTTTGCAGAAAGATGAAATTTTAGGAGTGGTTAATGCTGCTATTGATTCAAATATAGTTCCTACTGGAAATACTCTAGAGGAAAAGATAGCATCTTATAAAACTCAATTGGCATCTAAAATACGAGAAAACTTAAGAGTAATGCCTAGACGACTTTTCGTAAATTTAAACGGCATTGTTTCTGTATCCCCTACATATTCTCTGTCCGGAGATTCTGAAGTGGTTACAGATGTGGATAGCGAAGTTACATTATCTAATTTTATCACTAAGAATGAACTACTTGCTGGAACAGATATAAGCTCAGTTATGTTAAACCCAGAGGATATTAAGTATAATGAATCTGATGAAACATTCTCCATTAAGGTAAATGGTTATACTTATACATATTCGTATGACGGAAACCTAGGAATTGAAGAGATATCTGTTACTCAAGATGAAATTATTCAAAATACAGAACAAGAATTAGAAAAATATAAAAGTATATTCACTAAAGGTATTCAAGATGCCATAAATGAAGGAACAAAAACTGTAGATATTACTAAACTTAGTAAAAAGGAACTTATTACCTATAACAAATCCGCTAAGATTGCAAATACTCTAAATTCATTTAATCCTAAACAATTGGATGAGATTATTAACAGAGGATTTGCAAGCAAGGAAGCAGGATTTTTAGATATTGTAGAACAAGTAACAGGATTGGAAATTACACCGGAACTAAAAGCTATATCTAACATGTTCACCTCTTTAAGAACAGAATATGTTAACGATAGAGACGGAAAATCTAATTGTTAATGGCAAATTGTAAAACATTACCATCTCTAGAAGAGATAGGAGCTGCATATGATGCAGCATTTGAAACTCTTCCAGACGATTTATTAGGAACAGTTGAAGGTAGGAGAGAATTTATCTCTTCTGCCTTAAACTATTTAAAAGATGATTGTGCTGTCGTTCCATCTAATCAAAGTTTGCAAATGATTATCAAAGAACTCATTACTTACGATTCTGAGAGTTATGAGGGAGCAATGGAATTTGCAGATAATGTAAGCGATGTAGAAACTTTCGTTACAGAAAATTGGAATGAAGTGTCAATAAATGAAGATTCAAAAAATATAGCTCCAGAGGCTAACGACTTCCCACAAGCTCCAATTCCATCGTTGAGAGATGGATTGAGTACAGTATTTGATAATATAAATGACCAGGAAAGATTTATTAGACTTTATCAAAATGATATTGTTCGGTTCTCATTTGTTAATTATAACGGAAAAAATGGACCTGAGTTAGTGTCTACCACAAGAGAATTAAATACTTCAATTAGAAATTATAAAAATGAATTGTTCCAATCCTTAGCTAAGGATTTAGGACAACCTACTACTTCAATGTATATTGGAGAAACATTTCAGGTAGACGAATATAACAAATTAATTGATGATGCCAGAATATTCTTCTATCCTTACACAATTGAAGGTATATTTAAATCTGATGATATAAATATCATCAATGCGTATAATAAATTTGTTATGCTTACTAACTTCGATAACTTCCTTTATAAACATAGCAAAGATTTAATTCAGGTTGCTAGAGGATTTATGGGAGGGCATGTTGAACCTAGAGCTGGATATAAATATACTTACAACTTAGGAAAGCATATTAAACAAGATTATAACAATGAACTTCAAGACATAAATGAACATGTTAATGGCGCTGTTCAATTATTTATTAATTCTTTACCTATATTGGACTCTAACGGGACTCCTACTGGACAATTTGTAGAGTTCAAAACTTTTCAATCTTTAATTAGAATTTTTAGAAATATTTCTGAATCTAATGATGGAATCACTAGAGAAATTAGAAATAATCCAAGAGAAGCTATAAAAGAGATTGTAAAAATAGCTTATAACAATAGGCGTACTTATTTTACTGGAAATGATGCTACATTATATCCTGCATTTAATAGTATATATCATTATATTTTTAATAAAAATAATCCTTCCAGTTTAGCTGCGTTAGAAAGTAGTATTACATCTCCAGACCAGATGAATATTTATTCTATGATTTTAAATCATATTAATAAAACCTCTCCAGTAAGTTATTTGCAATATAAATATAACACAGATACGGGAGCATACGTAGTAAGTTACCTTGATAGTGAAGCTATTTCTCAAAAACAGTCTGACTTGGAAAAACACTTGATGATTCAGAGTAAGTTTGATAACTATATTAGTATGTTTGCAGACCATGGAATTTCTGTAAACGAAGACCAATATAATCAAGTTGTAAGTGTTGACTTTAATGTTGGAGGGGCTAATTATAACTTTAATCTTACATCTCAAAATCTTACAAGAAATGGAAGCTTAGTACAAGATTTTAAATCTGATATACTTGGAAACAAGCAAGGCTGGAGTGATTTCTTATGGGATGTTTTAGAAAGGCCAATTGATTCTACTTTTTTAGAGACTGCAGTTGAAATTAACAACAATGAAGATTTAAAAGGATTTGTCAATGTGGCTGTGGCTACTATTATTAGTGCAGAAATACAAAACAGAGCAAAGACAACAGGTAACACCGTTAAGGAATTACTAGAAGGAGAATTTTCTGCAGTATTACCTGAAGGAAGTAAATCTAAGGTTTATTACGAACCTAATCTAGAATCTCCTAGAATTGGAGGTATTTTAAGCTCTCTGTCAGGTTTAAAGGCTCTCAGTAGAACAATAGCTGCTAATAATAGAGACACTACTAAAAGCTATGTAAAAAATGCAGAGGGAAACAATCTCCCTAAGTATCGTTTAACGAGTGCAGGTAATGATGATGCCTATATATTAAATGATGTAAGAGAGCAAGCAGCGTTGGAACCAGAACATCCTATGAATTCCAACTTATTTATCACTGTTGATGGATTACTAAAAGGAACTGCATTAAAAACAGATTTTACCAACTCAGAAGGTCAAACAAAAAATATTTTTAAAATGCAGGCCAACGAGTTGTTATACTCTCAATTTGTTTTTGATTATTTACAACCAAGAAATAAAAATATTGCTGACAGACAGTCTAACGAACTTGCCGGAATGGTTGCAATTCAACCTACAACATATTCAGACAAATCTAATATTTGGGTTAAATTGATAGACATGGATGCCAAATTTACTTATAGGGATATCTATGGTAATGAGGTATTTACTAATAAGAGTCTTGGAGAAATGTCGGCAGATGAACTTAATCAACTAAGATTCTCTACACTACATGGAATGTATGAGGGCTTATCAAGACAGCTGATTAGCGACTACAAGCTTTTATTTTTAGCTACCCAATTAATTATTCCTGACGAACATAGTGTGGGAATTACTGTTGCTGAGTACGAAGCTTTACCTCCGGAAATGAAACCCTTGTTTGAAGAAACTAAAGAATTTATCGGAGACGATACTCTAACAGTTTATGATTATAAGGAAAAGTTAACTTTAGAAGATTTTATTCCTTTACTTTCTAAACTCGATGAAAGAAGAATACATCAGGCAATTTTAAATATCCAAAAATCTGGATATGATATTGAGATTCTTCCGGAAGTTCATTATAGCAAAACTAAAAAAGGAATACAATTTAACACTACTTTATTAGAAAATATAAAAAATTATTCTCTAAGAGACCCTTCTAATAAGTCTACTGTAAATAATATTCCCGATTCTTATTGGAACAAAAAGAAAGCAGAGGATAAATTATATGCATTAACATTAAAAATGAGTGATGTTAAATTTGATTTATATGATGAGAACGGTTCTGAAATTAAGACATTAACAAACAATATAGATATGTCAGCTCTTCAATCGGACTTCATCAACAAATTAACACCTCAATCGAAGCAAGTTTTATTTGATAAACTGAAACTTACTTCTGATGACCAAGTGACTTATCAAAATATCTGGGTAGACAGTAGAGCTCAGAGATTAAATAATTACTATGTTCTTAAGAAAAATGGGAAAAAGTACGATATTGTGGATAATGTAGACTTAATGGATAAGGCTGCAGATTCAAATTATGAAGTATACTTAAATCCTGAACTTAACTCGTTCAAATCTTTAGACAATTTAGTAAGTGATAATTATAATACAGCTACCATTGGACTACCATTTTTACATCCAGCTAAAGGAGCCACTACAAGCAATGAAGCTCCCACTTTAAATAAACTGGTAGAAGAAGCCGCACGTACTACAGCGATGTATAAACGTGGTGTAGTAGTTGGAGCAACAATCCACCCTTTCATTAAGGGAAAAATCACTGGAATTCCTGAAAGATATAAGTTAGCTGTTATAGAAGACTTATCTACTCCAGTATTTAATATACAAGGAGATAGTGATGGCGCTAAACAATTTGACGGTGGCATCTTTCTACATCCTATGATTGCAAGATATGAACAGAATTCTCTTGAAGAAATCGAAATGAGTCCAATTCATAGAAAACCTCTAGGATACTTTTCTATGTCTAGATACTTGTCTTCAGGACTATTAAAATGTGCTACCTTCGCTGTCACTAATGAGTACATGAGAAATGCACAGACAGGTGCCATTATCGGTAATTCTCTTATGAAACAAATGGCAGATAATCCTTGGGATATTCCAAATCTTGACATTACAGTTGATAGAAATGGAAGAAAAATTTCTTATAATGGAATGATTTATAGAGATATAAATACTCTTAAATATTGGAAAATAAGAAATATTACTAAGAATTATAAATTAGGATTCGATGAAAATGGTAAGCTAAACAATCAGTACACTATTGAAAGGGTTCAGTTAAATAGTCGTGGAAATCCAATTTTTATTGATGGCAAGGAGGTTACAGAAAAAATTACTAAAGACATTAGTTCTAATTACGATTTATGGATGGCTTTAGGCGGAGAATTTTCTGCACAAATAGAAAATGGGCAAATTAAATATTCGGAAGCATCTCTTGATAAAATTACAGAGGTGGGAAATTTGGTAGCGTTTGATAGAAACACTTATAATCAAAACCCATTGATAGCGGAAGCCAAACTACATGGTTATGGAATTCAAATTTCTCCAGCTACAACTCAAGAAACAGATGTTTCTCAAAATACTTATTATCAGCCAATGAAGTTCTCCGATATTGCTTATTTAGCAACAGCAGGAGCAGTGAAAAACGGAATGGCTAATTTAAATCCAGGAAGTTTATTTAAAAATGGATATAACCCTAATATTCCAACTTTATTAGATTCTGATAGAATAGTCTATGGACATCCAGCTATTGGTAAATCTTATTTAAAGGCTAGACATGATTCTTTCATATCTTTTGACGATGATTATGGAGATGCAATAAAAAGATTTATCGATGAAAGATTACAAGAAGGTCAAACCCGCAGAGACTATAAAAAAGAGGCTCCTGAAGAATATAAACAGTATTTGTTAGGACTTTATGAAACTGCAAAAGCTAGAGCCAATTCGGAAAATAAAAGATTTTTCTTTTCTGACCAAGTACTTCTTAAAGCCTTAGATGAAGTTGGAAAACTTGAACAAATTGATAGAGTTCTTAATATTAAAGAAGAAGAATTCGTTGAAAGAAATAGAAATCGAGGGGAAACAGACGACGAGAATACTAAAGATTGGAAAAGGGGAATTGATACTTATATAAGCAAGCTTTCTGATAGAACTGTTGATGTAGGAAGATATTATCTAGGAGATATTTTAGATAATACCATTAAGGGAAAACAACGTTCTTTGCTTACTTATATTACTATTAAACCTGATTATATCGGAATACAGCTAAATGCAGAACATGCAGTTGACGAATCAGAAGTATCTGAAATGACTCAAGTAATTTCGGCACTCGAACAAATGAGTGCTAGTCATGAACTTGCTAATCAAGTATATGAGGATATAGGCAGAGTAATTGCCAAGGGTTTACAACAATATGATTTTGATTTAAACAGTGAAGAAGATAAGACCAGAGTTTACAAAATTCTCGGAAGAAACCTTTTAAAGACATTTGGAGGAGATACCGATAGATTAGGTCTTGCTTCTGCATACTTGGATTTAGTAAAAGAAGATATTCTTAGCGATAAAAGTTTGAGTCAGATGCAATATAAGATTCCGTTTGATGATAATAATATCTTTGGAATTTTTACTAATGGATTTACTAATGGTATAAATAGAGACATCATTAAACGTAAATATAGTGGATTACAAGCTATTCTTAATCCTTCTCACGATGTTGTAACTGTTTATGATAATCCTGCAGGAGGAGTTTGGAAATACACTGATATTTTAGATAAAGTAACTACTCCGGAAGAAAGAGATGCTCTATTTAGAGCGATGGACAAAAGTGTGGATATTGGTGAAGTAAGAGCCGGAGACTGGATTCAAATAGGAAGGGAATCCCCTGTTCAGGTTATGAATTATAGAAACGATAAACCTGGACAAATAGGACTATTGGACTTAAAAGATTTAAGACTATCCAATATAACTACAGTTAAATTGTTAGGTTCTAAAGGAAGAAATCTTCGCTCCGCTAATCATATTATCACGTTAGTGGATGGTTTTGCTTCAAGGGGTATTACTACTTTCGATGCTTATGATTTAGACACTTCCAGATTATCATGGGTTTTAAGTGATAAAAATTGGAAAACTTTAATAGAATCAGACCCAAATTTAAATACTGCTTGGAATGAAGTTGTAGAAAGAGTTAACCAAAAATTCGGACATACATTAAAATTAACAGAGAATAAAGATACAATTAATAATTATCTTCGTGACCTTATCAACGAAGACTTAATGGACTTATCTAACGGCAAATTTAGAATTCCTGTAGCATATAGAACTACTGATGCTATCTTTGCTGAAGTAGCCAATGATAGATTTGACGCTAATGAGTTAGCTATTGGTAAAAATACTGCATCTAAGTTTGGGTTGAGAATAGGTGATTCTCTCGATGAAATCGCAGCTCAAGGTCCAGAATTTTTCGAAAGAAGACAAAGAGAAAATATAGAGACCGATATGAGCTCAAGAAACTACGATATGTACTTTGTAAAGAATAACAAAGAGCATCTTCATGTAATGTTGAATAATAACCCAGAATCTAGAGCTAGAATCGAATCATTGATTAAATCAGGAATTCTTGTTGAAGACCAATCAATTGACAAAGGTACAGTAAATGGAAATGATTATGTATTAGTCGACGGAGAAATAGGATATAAAATTAGTAATGAAGACAAATTTTATACATATATTACTTCGGCTGGAAAAAGCAGAAAAGTTCTTGTGACTTCTAATCTTGACACTCTAAAAGCCATCGATAAATCCAAGCTATATAGTAATGTAATATATAATTATACTGGAAGTAATATTGCAACTCTATTTCCATTACAAGTATCATCTATCTTTACTGCATTAGAAGATAAAAGTGCGCTAGAAACTTGGGAAGAGCAATTAAAATCAGCAAGTTCTGAATTAGAAAAGGATGCTTTAGCTCAACAAATAAATGCCAATTCTCAAATGGCTCTTAATAATAGAATAAAGAAATCTGCTCAGGATATGTTTACTTCATGGGAAGAAGCTATTAAATTTATTGTAGCACGTATTCCTTCTCAGTCTATGCAGTCTTTTATGAATATGAAGGTTGCTATGTTTACTGAGAGTGAAACAAATATATGTTATGTTCCGGTAGAACAAATTTGGTATCAAGGTTCCGACTTTAAATTAAAATTTCACCTTTAAGCTACCATAAAGCTTATAAAAACATTGGAGTCGTTAAATCTCGTGAACTGACGGGGAACCCCTTAGAGCTTAATCTACTAAATTAGAACAGTAATGTATCTAATGGCGATAATTAATCACTATCGGTATAGTAAAAAAGATTAAGATTGGGCAATCCGCATCTAAGCATCCTAGATAAATATTTCGATGATGGACTTGTCGATTGACAAACAATTCATTATCTTTGTATTTTGAAAGGATGAAAGTTCATCGACTATCCCGAAAGGGAGTAGAGACTTTCATTTAGTAATAAACCATTTATTAAATGAAATATGTCTAGAAAAATTGTAAAAAAACTTAGTAAAGAACAGAAGAGTATTTTAATTGCCCTTCTAATTGGAGATGGCACTATTTCTAGTAACTATGTATTTAAATTAAGTCATTCTATTTACCAAAGAGAATTTTTGGAATGGAAGATAGACTTATTAAATAAACTAGGAATAAAGAATAACGGAATAAAGGAATATACTTCTAAAACCGGGTATAACGAAGGTAAACAAGTATTATATTCCCAAATGTCAGTTAATCCTACAATTAAAGCTTTAAGAAGGACTGTATATGTTCCAAAGAAAACTTTGAGTAGGAAATTACTTAATTGGCTAACACCTCTTGGTATAGCTATATGGTATATGGATGATGGACATATAAATGTCAATACATCTTCTCAACGTTCATCGATTCAGCATACTATTAAGATAGCTACCTGTGTTGATGAAATTACTGCCAATATGATTATACAGTATTTTAAAGAAGTGTGGGATATAACTTTTAGACTTTTTAAAGAAGGGAAAGGAACTTTCTCAATCGCATCCAGTTCGGAATTGGATTGTGAGAAGTTTATTAAAATAATTAAGCCCTTTATTATTCCATCTCTTTTATATAAAATAAGAAAAGATTTTACTAAGGAAGAATTTATACAAATGCAATTAGACGGTTTCGAAGTGCGAGACATCATCTTTTGATGATGAAGATATAGTCAGGCTTATATTGAAAGGTATGAGGTCAAACGGATATTGATAAAGCTTTTATGCTGGGAGCAAGTATTTCTAATCAAGGTATTTACTATAATTGGAGTCCTTTATTTAATTTTGCAAGTCCTGAAACTCTAAATATGTCTAATGATTTACCTTTCCCATCTGGGAAAAGATTTTTCTTAACAGAAGATAATAGTGGGTACATTCTTGAAGGAAATTACGATGAATTATTAGGTAAATCAACAGAAGAAATAATGACTTCTCCAGAACTTTACAAATTACTTGTTGATTTGGTGAGAGAAACTACCGATTTGCCAGCCTCCGGGAATAATAACATTGTGATGATACAAGGACTTGATGAGGAAGTGATTGAACTATTAAATCAGCATAGTTTGTATGAGCTAAGCGAAAATGATTACCAAGAAGCAATTAAAAATAAAATCTTTAATGCTTTATGGAGAATTGGCTCTGATGTACGTAATGTAGTATCGGCTACATCTCCTATTTCCATGGGTCCCGCACAAGTAGCTGCAGACAATTCTACTTCTGGACAATTTAGTAAATTAGTTTCTAATGAAAATCCTGGAGCCAGAATAATTTTACAATATCAAAACTCTATTGGTAAGGACGGTATTGGTGTATATGCGACTGGAATTAAAGTATTTTCAATTTTATTAAATTACTATAACGAAAAAGTAAACTCTGCAACGGAAGACACTCTTGGAAGGTATACATTCCATAATATAAAGGGAGTGGCATCTGATGCTAACCCGGATGAGCTTGCTAAAAGAACTGGAACAATCGATGTTTATGATAATGAAGGAAATTTAATAGAGCTGAAAGAATCACCTACATTACCTAATATTTCAATAAAATCAGACACCAATCCTGCATTATTAGAGCTCGCAGAAAAAATTTATAAGAGAGGTCCTCAAGAAGATGTTTTCTTGACAATTTCTGTACTGCTTTCTGCAGCAACAGATAATGCTAAAGAGCTTATTTTGGAAAAAATTAATGCTGGGCCAGATTTAGCTTCTGTATATATTTACCTATTAGCTACTGGTGTAGATTTCAAAACTGCGTCCGATTTTATGACTACTCGAGCAGTTACAATGGCTAATAATAAAGCTAAAAAGGATATTCTGTATATAAACGGAAAAAGAAATAATCTAAAAAAAGCTGTTCAGTATTATGCCGAAATGGCTAATCCAGATAATTATATTCCTGTTATTTATCAACAATCAATACTTGATTGGGGAGAGGAAACTTTAAATAGACTAGTTAAATATCCAGAATTTAAATCGGAACTCGAAGAACTCATAAAAAATAGTTCTAGTTTCTTCGAAGTCTTAAATAAAATTAAAAATAAGGATTTGCTTGATGCAATTCATGAAGCTGCTTATTCAGGAGCAAACTTGTTAAAAGTAACTAAGAAGCAAAGGAAGAAAAAAATATCGAGAGAAGAAGCCGAGAGTATAATGGATGAGTTTGATAATTTTAACGACGCTGAATGGGAACAATCGGAGTACTCAGAAGAATTCGATGTTTATAATCCTTCTTCCAGAGATACAAGGCCTGAAAAAATGAGACTTCTGTTTTCGAGATACATTGATGAACTTAAAAATAGACGTGATGAACTTAATACTTTAACAGAGAAAGACCTTCATAATATGGAAGTCCTTCTTGATTTAAAAGAACGCTCTGACGAACTTACTAGGTTAGGTCGATTTGGAAGTTTAAATCAAGGTATTAAAACTAAATTAGTAGATAAAATTAACTATATAAACCAACTTGAGTCATTTATTTCTGGAAAATTTAAAAAGTTTAACTCTTCAAACAAATTAAATCCTGACGATGAAGGGTATTTACCAACAAATTTTGATTTATTAAAATTCATTCAGGATGAGGAGTATAAACAACAAATGATTGATAATTATGAACAGGCTAAGGATAAGTTTAACATACTGGATATCATTACATCAGTTCCTCACTTTAGTAAAATGTTAACAGCTTTAGCTGTTGATAGTAAAGTATTAGGGGCTTATACAGTAAAAAATAATTTGGCAAAAGAACTTACCATAAAGGCATTACAAGATAGAGCTATTGTGCAACTAACTCAAAAGGACATGAGTGAAGTTAATAGATTCATAAGCGATGCAATTATCATTAAGTTCTTAAAATCTAATATAGTTGGAAATATATCATTAACTCCTGGAATGAAAATGTACAACTCTACAGGCAAAATTGTTCCAGTTCCGTCTATTGGAAAAACGTTGGACTTAGGAAATGTATTTGACAGAGCTACTTTTAAACTATGGTTTGAGGAAGAGTTTATTCCAGACCAAAAGCGAATAAATTCAAATAATAAATTTATTCAAGCTCTTATAAGTACATATTTTAAAAACCAGTATGGAGGGTTTAACTTCTTATATAAACTTCCTATAGATTTAGGTAATCTTGAAATCGAAGCCAATGAAATAGCATATTCTAATTACTTAAAAGCATTCGACGAAATTAAATATACAAGACCATTACCTAATTCTGATATGACTCTAGGAGACCTGTTCTTTTTATATAATTTAATTGTTAGCAAGAATAATTTCGGAGATAATACTCTAACTAAAATCTTTGAAAATTCTTTGAATATAAAAGACAAAAATGAAAGAATTGAGGTTGAAAATAGTTTACTTCTTAAATTCATGGATTATGAAGGAAGGTTAAACCCTGTACTCAATAATGATTCAGAAGGATTAATAGAAGGAGAAGATTATAGATATGATGATTTATTAATTAGAATCATTAAAAAAGGAGAGCCTAATGGAACTAAATTTACTAAAGAATATGACCCATTAGAAGGGAAAACAGTTATACGAGAAACTGAATTTGGACAAACCAATAATGTTGAAATGTTCTTAGATAATAATACAATGTTGATGCCTTTCCTTACAAAGGGATTTACCAGATTTAGTACGGAAACAAAGAATGATTTAATTTCAAAACTTGTAAATCTGATTTCAAATAATAAAGCAGAAGTAAAATTAACTTGCGATGAATAATTGTATTCAAATAACTATAGGCAAGCAAAAATATCAATTTAGAGACGTGGATATGAGCAAATCCTCGTCTCTAAACGATATTATACAGGCGATTGTTGAAGACCCTAATTATGCTAGTCAATTAGAAAATTTAAATGATGAGTTGAATCAATCTGATTTAAATATAATAGAAAATGTTGATGAAATTCCAGAAGATGTTACAGATAGAAATACTTACATTGCTGACTACTTAATGGGCAACGTTAATCCATATACTCTTGTTCAGATTTACAAAAGAACCGGCGTTCCTCATTCAGAATTCTTAACAGCATTTAAAACTATAATAGAGAGAGGCAAGTCCAACAAACTTAGTTTTTTAATTTCCTCTTCTCCTACACAAGTGTTTCTTGGAAACAAAAGAGACTTAGTTGTTCTTAATAAGAATGACATGTATAATATGCCGAAAGTTCTTGGCGCATTAAGTTATGTATATGCTCATAATCAACTGTTGGATAATCAGACTGCGATATATAAAATAGTAGAAAGTATATATAATTCTATTATGGAAGAACCAACAGCACTTAGAGAAGAACTTTCAAAGATTCCAGATAAATATTCAGCCTTTAGACGGCTCTTATACTATACACAATCTGCAAGATATGCGGACAGACCTGAAATAATTAATCTTAAAACCACACTTAGTAATCATATATTCGGAGAAGTAGTTAAGAATATCAAATTAAACAAAAATAGGGATTATTTCAGGGATTTAGCTTTGAATTCTATACAATTTAAAAGTTTAGAAAATCTTGCTGTTAAACAAGAATTTCCAGCATCTATAAATTTTGGAAATTCTTCTATATCTGTTAACGATTTAAACAGATTTAGAATAGATTTCCTAAATGTAGAAAAGATGGAAACTGAAGATGTTGTCACTGATGATATGTTAATTCTTAGACTTACAGCCTTAAATCCTAATGGAGCTTTTGATACTAATTTATTTCCTACAAATAAAGGACAAAGGCTTTTGTTAATGACTAATCCAATTGCGGCTTTTGTTTATGATATATCTAATTTAAATAAAATTAGTAAGTATGTAGAAAAATTTTCAGACTCTACTACGGAAGAAACTGAATTGCAAGAAAAACTTGTAAGTGCATATACAACGTTTGGAAGAGGAAGACTTGATGTTAATACATTAATATTAGATTTTATCCAAGAGGCTTCTACTAACAGACTTGATTTTACTAATGCAGAAGATTTACAAGGGTTTGAAACTTTATTTATTCCAAATGTAGATGTACACATGGATGAAAGTTTAACTTCTGCCCCAAGTCGTTTATTGAAATTTAATCATTCTTCTAGTCAAAGTAAATTTACCGAAAATGGAATAAAATTCATTTTTAATCCTAAAGTGAAGTATATAGAAGCAACTCTTGGAGCAAGAACTAATAATCCAAGAATCGAAATAAACCCAGACTTTAATCTCGATGTTGATGAAGAATACGAAAATAAAATAGCGGCTTTGATGAAAGTAGCTGATGCTATTAATTCTTCTAAAAGTTCTAAAAGAGTGCTTGTAATGAAGTATGACGAGCATTATGATTACTCATTAGAAAATGGAGTAACCAATATTAATAAAGCGGCTTCAGCATTTTCTACTTTTTTATCTTCGATAGTGGACTATTTAAATCCTAACAAACAATTCTTATATATGAACTCTGATGGTATCGGGCAGTTTGCTCAAGCAATGGTAGTAGTTGCAGACCATCATAATCTTAGCCCGGTTGTATTTGACCAATTAAGCAAAGGAGGATTATATGATAGAACTAAAGCTCCTAATATGGCTGAATGGATTAAAACGTTTACGAGTTTAATGAACTCTGTAGAGTTTACTGATAGTGCCGTTCATCACTTCTATGAATGGGATTCTTTTTTAGAAAGAGCATTTAGTTCAAAACGTACTGATAGCTCAGGAAATGTTTGGAAAAATCTGAATGATGCTTTAACCCAAATGGAAGAAGAAAGTGATGCTCCTTTAAGTCAGTTTGATTTACTTAAAACAGGAGTTATTAGTATGATTCCAACTAATAGACAAAAATATAATTACGGACTGAGACACAAAAACGTTGGAGATATTTTTAGACTTAAAAGTGAAAAAAATAAAGAAAACTATATAAATGTAGAACTAGAAGACAAGTTAATTCTTACTCACAGACATCTTGGAAGTAGAAACTTGGATGAGTCTAAATCACTTCAACCTGGAGATGTGTTTCGACCTAATTTAATTAGTAACTATCAAGTTACAGTATTGGAAGCTAGAAATAATGGATATCTATGTGCATGGATAGATGACAAAGGATTTCATTCTGATATATGGACTAAGGATGATTTAAAAGAAGTTGAAAGAACTCAATATACAGCACAAGTAAGAGAATTATTTAATGGAGACAGAGCAGTTTATACTAATTTAGGTGTGTTTGTTCAAAGAGGAGATATTGTACAATATGTGCATGTTAAAAATACTGCGAAAATCATGCCTATATTATATGATTTTTTTAGTCCTGAAATTACTGAAATCTCTAACAAGACTGGATTTAGTGAAAATTTTATTAGAAGGAACTACTTATCTTCAGTAGATAAGCTTAGAGACGCAATTTTTATGGATTTCTCTTTAACAGATGCTACGATAGACACAAATACAAGCATTGACGTTCTTACAAATTCAGATAATCTTTCTACTCCAGAATTCGTCGAGGATTTAGCTAAGAGTCTCTCAGATAACGGTGTGGGAATTAGAACTCTTACAATGGAAGAAATGAAAGAACAATTTCCCATGTTAAACAATGTAAAAGCTTTTGTGTATGATGGAGACGTTATTTTAAATCTAGATTTAATGACTGATGATACATTGGTTCATGAAATATCTCACTTGTTCTTAGCCGATTTAAAATTTAGGCGTCCTGATACATATTATTCTTTAGTAGACAAAATGGAAGGCTCGGAAATTTATGAAGATATAAATGTTAATGGAGCTTACGATGAATTGTCTCATAGTGATAAATTAGAAGAAGCTTTGGTACATGAATTTTCTGATTATTTCACTAGAGTACTGAAGGATTACAGAGGAAGAAATATTAATTTAGAAGAGGTAGATTGGGAATCTATTCTATCTGATGCTCTAAATATTGACATTAGTGAATTTTATGACGAAGACATCTACTCTATAATGCAATTAACACTTACCGAATTTCATAATAATTATTCTACTCAGAAAACATTATACAATAAGCAGAATGCGTTAAAATCCATAAGATTAAGTAATATAAAATCTGAGTTGTTAAAAAATGCTAGTACAGACTCAGGATATAGACTAATTGAAATTTGCGAATGATATGGCTTGTTCATACACTTTAAGAGACAATAAATCAAATAAAGTCATTACCTTTACATCTGAAAAGGCATTAGACAACTATTTACAATTACATTATACTGAATTTGAGGGCTTAATCAACCATGCCTTCAGATTCAGTAAAGACTACACAACAATATTATCTAGTGATTACGAAAAATCTAAAGCTACACTAGATAAAGATAGAGAAGCCGCTCGTGCAGCTAAAAGAAAAAAAGATACAGTTAAAACTTTTGCTAGCTCCGGAAGTAATATTTATGATGTAATTGAATCTGATGAAGCAACTTCCGATGGATATGTTTCAGTCCTTAATTATATTTCCCAACAAGGGTTTGTTAAAGGATTGGATAGAGATGCTTATACTCATGCTTTGGAAAGCGAAGCTCTTAAAGACGTTCCCTCTGATGCTCAAAAAAGAGAAGCAATATTACTTGAAACAAGAAATTACATAGAAAAAGTAGAATTTCCCTATTGGCAATACTTACAAGAAATAGGTAGGGGATTCCATTATATATTTGACCAAATTATAAATGCGAAATCTGGTTCGAATATTTCATTAGAAATGATACAATCTATATTTAGGTCTAGATTTAGAAAAGATTTTGTGTCTGGAAAAAATGCAACACATATAGATGGAGTGTCCGACAAAGCCCTTAAATCTTTTATTACTCAGATTACAGCATTAAAAAGAAACATAATCGATAATAAAAATAGAGGAAGAAAAGCAATAAAAGTATTTACTGAGTATATTGCAGACCATAATGGAGGAGAGGGCAACAAAATAAGAGGTAAAATTGACTTGTTGGTTGTGTATGAAGACCAGGAAGGAAATCAGTCTGTAGAAATTTACGATTTAAAGCTTTCTACTAAACCGGAAGATAGATGGGACGCAGACAAGAAAAACGCAATCCAATATCAATTAGGATTCTATAAAAGAATGCTTCAAGAAAAAGGCATTCCTGCAAGAAATATTTCGATGAAAATTATTCCAGTCCTTCTCGAGGATGTAAATAAGGAAGACTTAAATCATGCGATAGGAAATGTAAATGTAGGGGAACCTATTACGTACATACCTAGTGCTGGGCAACAAACTAAAATAGAACAGTCAATTCCAATTCCAATCGGCAAAGAGTTAGTAAGTAAGCCATTATTGGAATCCGTGGCTGGAGTAGTTTCTAAATTTTTTCCAGTAAGTAAAATCAATCAAATAGATGCTATTGATTTCGATGTTTTATATAAAGACAAAAAATACGGAGTAAGCATTGACCCTTCCACAGGAAGATATAGATTTGAAGATACTACTCGTTCAAAGAAAGAACATAGATTTATATATGCTGATACAGAAGAAGAAATTAAGGATGCATTTAAGGATTATCTGAGAAGAAAAAACGACCATGATAATGAAACTACTAATTATATTTCAAAAGATTTGAAATTTGCATTAGATAGGATTAATGGAAATATGGGATTTAATCCAAACAGAGCCTCATTAAATGTAGTTCCCAGTGGAATGTATGAGGATATGAAAGGACTGTTTGAGGCCAATTTATCAAAGTACAAACTTGAGCCGGATTGGGATGTTATGATAAATGAATCCCTAACGTCCATGAACGTTATTATGCTTGTTAACAAAACAAGAAAAGAAATGGATTTTATATCCATATCTCCTTATCCTCTCGATAATGTTATTAATTTAGGGAAAGGAACATCTCTGATGGGTAGGTTTAAGACTAACGCTCAAATGGAGTTGGACAAACTTTCTATGAAAGCATCTATAGGGAATATTGAGTTAATGAAACTCATGGCTGTTGCTAATTCCTTTTCCGATACCGACCTTGGAGATTTTTCTATAGGGGAATTAAAAACTATAAATATAGATAGTAGTGAAGTAGTTTATTCTTATGTAAATCAGGATAAACTTGTTCATAATTATAACATGTTAGCTGATGCGGCTGGCTTAAAAAGAAATGGATTTAAGTTTACAGACATGTTTACTACTGTGATGAGATATTATCAAAGTATTGCTAATAATGACCAGCAAACAAGACTAAAAGGTATAACGGAATTATCTCCAGATGGAGATTTAGATTCTCTATCAAAGGCAGCCAAATATGAAGAATTAAAGTCTATCTTTAAAAACTTACAGAGTAGGTTCTTTTCTGGGAACGTTGCCCCAGACATCAATAACCCTATTACGTTTTTATATTTACAAGTAGCGAATGCTTTAACTCAATATGGGGATACTTCTATTGACATCTTTAATGATGAATTATGGAATAAACATTTTGGCGATGTTTGGAAGCAATTAAAGGATGGCTCATTATTTAACGGAACCTATTTAAATACTATTGATACCATCCCTATAGTTCATTCGATTGCAGCAAGACTAAGTGCTACGAATAGAAATATCACTAATAGATATGAGGCATATAAAAATAAGGATAGACAAGTAACCAATAAATACTATAAAGATGCTGGACAAGGGTTTATCGGAAAAACAGTTCTTAATAATGCGACTGTTATATTCAAGCGTTTAATTGATAATTCTGAAGAAGGAAAGAAAAGGTTTAGAGTGAAGAATCCGTGGGATTCATCAAGTGACTTAAATCCTGCAGAGCGTGAATATTTAAAATACTGGCTGGAAGATTTAAATAGGATGAGGTTCCCTAACCAAACTAGAGAAGAGTTAGGAGAACGATATTTTGAAATTCCCTTATTGAGAGGTTCTTCTTGGTCTAAAATAGTAAACGGAAAAAATAAATTAGCTACTTTTAAAGAAGATGGAGCATTAGAAATGGTTAATCCTAGAATGACTACTACTGAACAAGAACGATATATTTCGGAAGATTCCCTTAAAACTCTTGTAGAAATGTATAATGTATTTGATGCTTCTAATTCTATTGGTGCAAGAGAAAGTATGTTAGCTTCTACGAACGGAAAACCTGAACAAATTTACGAAACTAATTTAGAACATATTAAAGATATGTATCAATTCTCTCTCATAAGAAAAGAAGAAATGGATGAAATTCTGCCAGCAGTAAATGCAGCTATTGTTTCCCTTCAATTTGTCCAGACTTTGTCGCATAAAGACGCAAAAGCCACCATCGACTTCCTTAATGAATATATAAAGTCTTCTGTGTTTGACGAATCATTAGTTCCGAAAGAAAGCAAAGGAATGTTTAAATTGTTAGGTATGGCTAAGGGTGTGTCTACAAACTTTATTCTAGGATTTAACTATTTATCCGGAGCCAAAGAAACTATTACAGGATTCCTTAATTTGTATGAAAAAGCTGTTGCTAACTCTTTGACAGATAAAGATAGAATAGGCGTGAAAGATATGACTTCTGCTTATACGACTGTATGGGTCGACTCAGCCAAGCAAATAGGAACTATTACTTTGTTAGAACATTTAAATTGGCAATATCGTATGGCTAATGTGGACATGAATGCCATTGTAGATAGAATGAATTATGAAATTACTGACGGATTGAGGTTTAAAGATAGAATGTTCTGGGCTAATAGAGCTCCTGATTTTCTAAATCGTATGACTATTCTCGTAGGCTATATGAAGAAACATGGCTGTTACGATGCTCACACTCTATTACCTGACGGGACGGTTAAATATGATTGGAAAAAAGACAAGCGTTTTAATTTATTAGCTAATCCAAATGCCGATATAAATTCTGCAGAATGGCAATATCAACGTTCGCTCTACAATAGAATGATAGAATCATTTATAGCATCCAATATTAAAGTAGTAAATCCAGACGGCACAACTAGAACTCTTACTACAGAAAAGGATAGTAGAGGTGTGTATAAAGATGCTTTACCGCAAGCCTATACTGAGGAAGAAGCCAAAATGATTAAGCAAGAGTCAGATAGTATGTTTGGATATATGGACCACGATACTAAATCTTTGTATCTAAAAAAAGGATTATTCTTATTCCTTCACCAATTTCAAACATTCTTATCTGCAAAGAAAAATCAGTGGTTCTTAAAACGAGGAGTTTACGATTATGGACACTGGGTGCATTTGACAGAAAACCCCGATGGTACAGGAGCTAAATTATACTGGAAAACTATAGAAAATCCAGATGGAACCATCGAAAGAATAAAAACTACAGAAAATACTGGAGAGCCTATTATAGATTGGCAAGGTAAAATAATGGAGGGAATATTCTGGTCTCTGAAGGATTTATTTAATTTTACTAATCCTAAATTAGCAGCCGAGGCTTGGAGAGACCCTGTTAAAAGAAGAAATTTGATTCTTGCTCTAGAAGATATGGCTATTATAGGATTCATAGCTCTCATTATAGCTTTATTATTTGGAGACAAGGAAAAGAATTCGCTTTCCCCAGCTGAACAAAATGTTGTAAGACTTGCAAATAACATTGGGGGAGAATTTAATATGTTTAAAATATTTACTGGTGCTGTGGATTTTAAAATGCCTATGTTCCAATTCTACGGTGAAGTATTTACTGATGGAGTAAAAGTATTAACCGGAGATAAACATGTATTACGTATGTTAACTGACAATACAGGAACATTTAGGCCATTAAAACCTACTGTAATGGAATACTTCCAAGCTCCTAATTCACAAAAATAAAAAAAAATAAGGGCGACAATCAAGCATATACTTTCGTATATACCTGACTGCCGCCCTTAATATTTTATTTAAATAAATTTTTACTATAGTTATAAGCCTTAATCACATTAGCTATGAACTCATCTATTGTTCCATTGTTGTCTATTTCAACGTCCACATTTAATGAGCCTATGTATTTTTCACTTTCATGATTTCCTGCACCGCTTCCATTTCTAAGAATTTTCCAAATAATTCCTTTATGTTTATGTATAGCTTCAACTTCATTTGGAAATCTAACGTCTGGAATTATCCACTTAATTTGCCCTTCTTGGCTATGATTATCTATTTCTAGTAAATAGTCATTCATTAATGCTTTTACCCATAAGTCAGCATCAATAGCCCTTCCAACCTGAGTTCCAAATTGTTGAAGAAATTCTCTATTAGTCATAGGAGTTCCGTTATAGTTATATAAATCTAAGATAGTTGGACTGTTTTTAAATTCAATAGATTCGAAATCAAGTTCGTCACAATTCATAATTGTTGCAGCACATCTTTTTAATTTTTCTGCAAAACTGTGCTTCTTCCAATCTGAGTAGTTGGGGTTGTATTCGTTCAGAACGCACTCTTTACAAAAATCTTCTAATGATTTTACATCTTTAAATAATGGGCTTACTTCCCATACATCTATTGCTTGTACTATTTTACAAGCCGTATCTTTTCCTGCTTGAGCATTTCCAGCTATTCCTAGTATCATTTAGTCTTCAATTAAATTAGCGCCTACAACAATTAACAATAATCCTATTCCTCCAATCCCTAGTAAAATATGAGCCATAAACATCATATATAGTATTAAAAATACTAATATAACCCCACCTATTGCTACACAAACCTCTCCTGAATGTTCACACAACCAATTTTTTGACAATTTCAGCCACAATTTTTCCATTTGCACTAGGGAATTTAGATTTAATTTCTTTAATGACTACACCCATTTCTTTTTTAGAAATCGTATGATAATTATTATTTTCTAACCAGTCTTCTATATCTTTTGTAGTAGGTTCTACAGGTATTAATTCATTCAAAATAATAGATTCTTCTGTCTCAATATTACTTAAATCCTCACGCCCAGCAGATTGGTATTCAATAGCACTGTCGACTCTCTGGTCTCTCATTTTCTTTAATAGAGTTATTTCAGCAATTTCATCATAAGGCTTAGCATTTTTAGCTGTTTTAAACGCCTGAATTTCAGACTTTATAGCTCTATAGGTTTTAACTCGCACCGGCTGTTTGTCCTTCATCGCTTGAAAAATCATTAAATCAATATTTATCATATTTATTGTGCACTATAATTAATACTATGTCTTCTTTTTATATTCTGGGCTGTTCCTCCATCCCATCTATCTTTTTTGACGAAGGCAATGTCTATATCTGAAGCTCTTGTCATAGTGGAGTCTCTTTCTTCATCAGTTTTATACCCTCCATGATAACAAATAGGAATTCTATCTGTCACACTTGGAGTATGCCTGGGTTTGTCAAGCATATGATATATTGTTAATGGACACATGAAATTTTCAGCAATGTAGTCCATAGCCATTTTATCAACTCCCTCATAATCTCCTACTACGAACTCTGGTTTATCATCTTCATAATAAGCAGTTCTCAAAGCCATTATATAGTACTTCTCAAACTCTTCTTTAGTTATGTCTCTATGTCCACTTACAAAATATATCATGGTACTATTTGATTTTCTAATGGTTCAGATTCTATTACTTTAATATTATACCAAGAAATAGCTTCAGTGATTCTTTGTTTATGATTGAATGCCCATTCGTATTTCTCGATATCTCTGATTGGAATCCATTGAATTTTTTCAACTTCATTTTTCTCTCCCCCTCCGTTTAAAACAGCTTCCATTGATACTGAGATATCATCCTTCCCATATTCTAGAATAGCAATATAGCGGAGAGTTACATTTCCGTTGCTATCATTTTTAGGGTCAGTCTCTACACCAAAGAGCGTCCATCTATCTGGATTTATCTTAACTCCAGTCTCTTCAAAAGTTTCTCTAGAACACGCTATTTCAGCTTTTTCCATATCCAGATAACCACATGGACAATTCCAATAACCTTGAAAATCTGGAGTCCCACTTCCTCGCTGATTAGCTAATACACACCATACATCCTTTATTTTACAAAATGTAAATGCTGCAACAGCACAATATCGACCAGACCATAAAGTCTTGCCAGTATGTTCTCCCTCTTTAATTGTATAACTCCAATTTCTCATCTATGTCTTCTTTTTGAAATAATTTTTGAATCCTTACAATCATCTGGACAATATCGTGATGATTTAGAAGATTCGAAATAAACATTTTGAATTCCGTGTATCTCATCGTCTTCTACTACGGCTTTATATACTTGAAGAGCTCCATCTTTACGCATATAAGCAATATATATAGGAAGACGAAGCTGTAATGCTGTATCCAGCTCTTTACGAACTCCTCTTGTTAAATCGGATAAATCCTTTGACCAATAATAACAACCTAAAATAAACACTACTGCGTCAGATTTGGATAGACACTCTTTTTCATAAGGAGTTCCCATTTTCCAATAAACAGGATTGGTTCCTTTATGTTTTAAGAACTCAGCTACCTCTTTAGCGTAATGTTCGTTTGGAATACTATATGAAATATATACGTTATTTTTCGACATTTTTGTAAAGGTTAAATCGGTGAATGTATTGACTAATTGCTTTAGGTACTAAAGGATAAATTTGTTTCCCGTCTTTTACTAAGTACCTAATCATAGTAGAGCTAATATTAAAGGTATTGCTGATATATCCATCAACTCCAGTTTTGAAAGCTATTCCATCTCTATTTACTACTATGAGTTTAAAGTTATCAAGAATCCATTGACCCTCTTTCCAGTTCTTGATTTCGTCTGCGATGTCTGCACCAACTATTAAGTAAAGCTCTTCATTAGGATAATCTTCCTTCAGTAACTGAAGAGTTTGATAAGAGTAATGAGGGTCTGGAGTTCTGTAATCAATACTAGATAGTGTACAATTATTAATTTCTTCAATAGCTAGTTGAACCATGAAACATCTATGTTGGAAGTCCACAGCTTTATTTTCTTTCCATACGTTTTGCATTGTTGGAACTACTACTACTTCGTCAACTAAATTATCGTTTAACACAGATGTAATCATATACAAATGACCCATGTGAATCGGGTCAAATGTTCCTAATAAAAATCCTACTTTCATTTGTTATATTATATTAATTATATTTTTCTCTTAATATATAAATTGGGGCTTTCTCACGTTTAAACTCAGATGCCAGATGTCTGCTCCATACCTTATTAACTACATCTTCTCCATACTTTTTATATAAATCAGATTTTTTATTTGCTTGGATGTGTACTACATTTCCAGCAAGCATATAAGTTCCCTCAGAACTTTCGCATGAGATAAGTGTTTTAAGAATATCATCAACTTCATTATAGCTTTTAGCTCCAATCTGCTCTAAGTCACTATTACTAATACCAAGGCCATCAGTAGGAGTAAGAGACATTGACTTTTTAATAGCTTCACACATATCACAAATTTTCCTAGCACCATCCGTACCCACTTCTTTCTTTATCCCACACCCATAGTAATACCCTATTAGCCATTTAGCCAATTCGTACACTTCAGTCTTCCATAGTCCTTGGATTGGGTCAAAATCACCTACATCACCATGAATAGTCCAAAATCCAAGCTGGTATTCAGTTTGATTATCTGTAGATATTACCAAACCATTATAAATAGAGGCTAAGTTATAAAGATAAATCATACGAAGTCGAGCTTGAATATTACCATTAGCAATAGGAGTTTGTCTTAAAGAAGTAAGATTATCTCCATCTACTAAAGTTAAGAATTTATTGAATACTTCATAAAGATTTGTAACCTCAAAATTATTACAAAAAGCTTTTCCAACTAACTTAGAAGTATCAAATTCATCATTCTTATTCTTAATAGGAAGACTTCTACCTATTAATGGAATGCCAGTTTGTTTACTTACTTCATGGCAAATAGCTGCTACAACAGTAGAATCGATTCCTCCACTGATTCCCAATACCATCGCTTTTAGGTTGTTAGTCTTCACATAATTTTTAGTCTCAGTTACTAAGACTTCAAATACTTTACTATAGTCTAGATTATTCATTTCAATTCACGTTTAAATGTGTATATAAGTCTTGAGACTTTAGTAGAAATAGAAATGTCTGCACATTTAGAATATTCATGAGACACCATTCCTACTAATTCCCAGCCTAGGGTTCCCAAGGCATCTAATTCATTCTCAGATACAGGACGAACTTTTTCTAACACCTTGTACTCAAATTTCATATTAACTGTGCTTGTAAAATAGATAATTGTATTGGGCTTCTGTGACCTCCGAGCTCATTTAGTTCATCTATACTCATTACTGAACCATATACAGTCTTCCTAAGATATTCTATATCCTAAATCAATTAAACACCTTTGAACGTCTTCAATCTTTCCAGTATGTTTGCCAGCATCATCAGACAATTTAACACAACCAAAGATTGGCTGATTAGGATTCATCTGACAACTAGTAAGTTTCATTACGATATTAGCTGGCTTAAAACCAGTATCATTAGTAAGATTAGTCCCTATTCCGAATGAACACCTGATTCTACCTCTACAATACTCCATAATGTCTTGACATTTATCAAAATCTAAGGCATTACTAAATATAATAGTCTTAGTTGTAGGGTCAACACCAAGTTCTTTGTAACGAGCAATCATATCATTTATAAACTTATATTCATCTCCAGAATCACATCTTACTCCGTCAAACAATTTAGCCTGTTTACGGGAAAGATTTTTCATAAATATATATGAAGTGTAAGTATCTGACAATGCTATACCTAAATCTCCATCATATACGTTTACCCAATTTTCAAGAGCCATATAGTTAGCCTGTCTGTAACCATACATAGCCCCATGAAACATAAACCATTCATGAGGATGTGTTCCCATCATAGACATATTATACTTCATTGCTAAATAACAATTAGAAGTACCAGTACAATAAATAGAACCTTTTTTAATCGTAGATACTACTTCATCCTGAACATTATAACTAAAACGTCTTCTAGTACCGAATTCTGAAAACTTGATTCCAGCAATGTTCGAGAGCTTAATTTTGGGTTCAAGTCTCTTGATAACATCTGTTAAATCACAATTATTATCAAATATACGATTACGCAATTCAGACACGATTGCAAGTATAGGAACTTCATATAAAGTAACTTTATAAAGATAATCTGTTACTTTGATATGTAGATGTCTATTTTCATCCAAGGATGCTTGTATTTTGCCAGAATTAAACTTAAACGAGGATAGCCATTCCCAATAAACTGAAGGAATAAACCTACAATTGTTATTCATATATTCTTGTTCATCTTTAGTTAGATGAAGCATTCCCAAAGAGCCAAATTCTAAGTATAATTTTTCTACAAAATCCTCTGGATATTCTGTATTATCGCGGTCAATAAATTCAAATGTTCCCTTAGCTTGAGGAAATAATTTCATATAAGCATACGAAGTTGTAAACTTATATAAGTCTGTATCTAGTATTGATTTAATTATCATTTAATTTGAATTTAAATTATATTTATTAATTAACTTATCTAATTTATCCCCTCCGTCTATAGAAGCTATATACCTAGTATCTACCAGAATATTATTTTTGTAACCCATAGCTATCAAACTACATATAGTTTCATACACACAGTAATCACCAGCTATACCTACTACTCTAATTTCATCATCTGGGTTAGACTCAAAATCAACTAGAATATCAGATAAGGCATTGAAACTAGTTATATTATCAAACACGCTATACTCTTCCTTGTCAGGATTGTTTCCTTTAGTAAAGATATTTACATTATACTTATTAAGTACACTCCATAATGGAGTATATATACAACTTCCGGTGGCGCCTATAACACAATGGACGGGCCATTGACCTCCGTTCTCTTTAAATGAGCAGTGATTAAAAGGATGACAGTCTTTAGTAACCATTACACAATCACAGTCAATATCATCGTTTAATAATGCATTGGCAAGAGCGTCCATTTTTTCCTTAGCTCCTTCCACAGCCAAAGACCCACTGATGAAATCTATCTGTGGGTCTACAATTAATAAAATTTTATTCATGGTTTGTCAAATGCTGCAATTACTATTGTGAGTATAAGAAACCCAAATACAAGAGCAAAAGGTATCCATAGTGGGGCAAACACCCACCACCAAGACCAACTTATAGTACCTATAAGCTTTAACACCAGGAAAATTAAGAAAAGAACTGTAGAAATTCCTATTCCTCCACTTGAATTTGTCATTCTATATTTAAAATTAAAGGGTTATTTACTAATTTATATTGTTCATTTACAGATGAAACATTAGCTAACTTAATATCATCCAAAGTTTGTAGTGTATGTTCTCCAGAATGTATATGTCCGCAGAATACATATTTCGGATGTTTTCTAAGAATTTCATCGGCTAGCCAAGGATTTCCAGCATCTACTCCACTTTGAAAACCTTGGGTAACTGTACCTACCCCGCACAGTTTTGGAGCATCGTGACTGAGAGCAATATCACAATGTTCTGGCATTGTAGAGTATGCTTCTATCAATGTCTCAGGTTCATACATATATGCCCAATTACCAAAGATTTTACAATATGGAGTTCCCCATATTACATATTTCTTATCCTCGAAGTAATATTCTTCTCTTTCATTATCGAGAAGCGTTATTTTGTATTTGGTAGGAGCATATAGTATACTAGATTTCTTAAGTTGGTCTTTATACATATTTGCTAGTGCAAAGTCGTGATTTCCTCCTACCATAAAAACATATTCACATGGAAGATTAATAATCCATTCTGCAAATTCTGTTTTAAGCCACTTTTCACTTTGAGGAATATTCCTTTGCATCTTAAGTGGGACAATATCTCCGCAGATTAAATAAACATTACATTCTTCTTTTATTTCTGGGAGAATTCCATGTAAGTCTGATAATGCACCAATTTTCATTTATGTTTTCTAGTTTTTATATATTCTTTACTTTCCGATTGTTTAGCAAAAGGAAGGACCATAGCAATATCTATTTCTACGATTTCTCCTTTTCTGAGGAGGTCTGCAAAGTCAGTAATGTAGTAATAGATGTAAGTATTAATTTTTTCATACTCTCCCATAGCATCCGCCAAATCCTCTATTTTAAATATAAAGTATTTGAACTGATTTCCATTTTCATCTTTTCTTGAATACAAGTCTTTTATAAATGTACTCAAAGATGGAATTTCCACTGGCTCATCTTCCCATGTCTGATTTTCGGCATAAAAATAAGCCATTTCCTTGTATATAGGCATCAAATCCGAGACAAGGTCAAATGATATAACATCGTCATCCTCTACCCATTCTTTTTCTCCCTCTCCACGTTTAGGGTAGCCATATGTATCAACAAGCCACTGCTTGCCATTTTTATCGGTTACTGCATATGTCTTTCTCATATTTCAATTTCAAATTTTATAGGTTCATTGGCTCTCCATTCAAATACAAACCTCTTAACGTTAGTATCAGAAAATTCAAAAAACTTATATCCATTTAACCTCTTAAATTTCTCTTAGTGATTATTTCTTTTAGTTGCTGCCAAGATACTGGTGTATAATCGTTGTTATCTACACCAACATCATATTGATTAGGGACTAATTTGTCATCAAAAGGAGTCTTTTTCCCCTTTTCCGTATGAATGTGCCCATATACCTGCCAACTTCCTCGATGTGAGCCATCCCATGTAAGCATGGGGTAATGACTCATAAAGATTTGTTGGTTTTTATATTCATCATCACCAGTTACAGTAATCATCATTTGTCTTTTGACAGCCTCAAACCCATTTTCTGGAATATATGAGCGTTTATCCAAGGCAAAATCTCCTAAGTGGAAGACTGTACCATCCTCTGGGACTACCCTATTCCAGTTCTCAACTAACTTTTCATTCATTTCCTCAACATCCTTAAATGGTCTATTGCACAATCTTATGATATTAGCATGACCAAAGTGAGTGTCAGAGGTAAAGAAAGTGTTCTTAGCACTAAATTCAAACTTCTGTTCTTTCATCTTTTACAATTATTAATCGTTATCATAATCTAAACCTTTAGTTAGATAATCAATAGCATCCAATTCACCACGAGTTAGTGGGATTACCTTATCATTTATAGTAATATCCCAACCTTCACCATTAGTCCATTCAGTAACTTCAATAAAGTCATCCTTCTTAGCTAAATGGTCATACTTGCGTAAATTATCATTTACTGATTTTCTATTAGCACGTTCCATATTCCGTCTCCTTATAAAATTCTATTTGATAGTTATACTGCTGCTTCAACGCCTGATTGATGTCAGTAAATACACTACTAGGCATCTTCTTACCAGTCCTAGCATAATATGCTGGATGATATACTTCGATTGTCTTTAAGCTATTCACTATATCATTCTTAAATAACCCAGCCTGGCTACCAAATAAAACATAAATCATACCTCCATCTTTATAGCTCATGTTGTGAATCAACTTAGATACAAATGGTTTCCATATGTCAAAGTGTGCTCCAACTCTGCCTACCTCACAAGTAAGGGCTGTATTAATCATTAATATTCCCTGCTCAGCCCAAGACTCTAACGTATTGTCAGGTTATGGGGAATTTCATAATTAATAGCCGCCTCTTTAACTACTTTAAGTGAAGGAGATAGATACTCCTCAGAAGTATCCTCTGAATTACCAAACAGTATTCCAGTAGCTACTCCTCTTTGAGGGTAAGGGTCTTGCCCAAGAAAGACTACCTTACAGTCTTTAAATGAGCAAGCCCTAAATGCTCTAAAGATGTTCTTAGGAGAAGGACATAGGTCAGCTGAATTGACCTTATTAACCCAAGTTACCACTTTACGTAGTTCCTCTTTGTCAATAACATCAATCCAGTCTTCAAAGTACTCCTCTGCTTTCATTGCAATAAACCTCTTCTGATAAATTCCTCATGTAATGGTGCAGCTAACTCTCTTGCTTGAGGATGTGCATCATTAGCATCTCTTAGTTTAAAGAATCCTTCCCATTGTTCAATAGTACCAGTCATAATTAACTCGGTCTTTAGACTATTAGGAAGAACTGCTCTAGCCTGTTGAGGTTTCCATCCATTCTGCAATAGGTAGAGATACATATTTTCTGCCTCAACTAAAGCTGTCTGGAAAGCAACGAATCCATCCCTAGTTACACTACCCCAATCCCAACAAGGCTCAATGAAAGTCAATTCATTTCCAAACTTGTCCTTAGAATAGTTACAATACATTTGTTATGTTAAGGTTCTTTATCCTTAACTCTCTGAGTTTCCTCAGAGTATCGGACTATATCATCATCCTTTACAGGATGCCCAGCACTCGTGTCAGTATTATATTCTAATAAGGTTCTTTTAATTACGGGATTGGGGTTTATACCTGCAAACACCTGCGCTTCTTCTAAGGTATTGAATACTGCATAGCAAGATATCTCAGCATATCCATATGGAATAGTTACTGTGCAGGTGTGCCATTTACACGGTATTAAGCCAAAAAACATTCTATTAGATTCTACTCTATACTGAATGGTCCCATCCTTTAATTCTTCTTCTATAATTCTTTTCATATTAGTTTCAACTGTTAGTCTCTGAACCTTCCAACTTTGTTAAAGGTTGGCTTGGCTGCTGATTAGCATAATTTAATACTTTTCTACAAAATTCGTATAATTGTTCCATTGTCATGGTATGTTTGCTTACATTAGCTTGATAGGTCACCCATTGAACATTACCTTCGATATATCCTTTAGAAGAGTCTATTCTGTCTAGAGAAGCCTCTTTGATATTAGGAATATAATCTCCAGTAATAGCACAGATTTGTTTCTGTTCCTGAAATAAATTCCATAAATATTCTATAGATACTTCAAAAGCATAACCTCTCTTTTCAGCTAACCTTCTTAGTCTAGTATGCTCAGTAAGGGTTAAATCTCCAACTCTACCATTAGTTAAAGTTGTTTGTAAGGCTCTTTCCCTTTGAGCACACTTTTCACATTGAAAATCTCTATTCTCATAGAGAAGCTCTATAGGTAGTTTATAAGCTTCGGTTCCACAGTCACATCTAACTTTGTAATAGGCAGTAGAGTTTCTATATATTGGACCATCAATAACAGCCCAATGCTTATACTTGCTACCTATTTCCAACTTAGCTGTTCTTTTTCTTGCAGAACAAGATTTACAGCTAGAAGATTTACCGTTTCTTAATGCTGAAGCATTTATCTCATTTACAGCTCCACATTTACATTGACACTGTATATACCTAGCTTTATTTCTAGACGGAATATCTGTATTTATAACAGTCCAATCTCCAAATTTATCGCCTACTTTAATATCCAATTTTCTCATAGTTACAATTCTTTTATGATTATTACTATGACAAAGATAATGATAAATTTGGATATATCCAAACTTGTAGAAAAGATTTTAATAAATTTTAGCCTTCCAGCAATTCACTGGGTTATTCATAAATAATTACTTATTTAAGCCGCCATTATCATTCGACGGGTACTTTCCTGTGCAAAGGAGAATACTCTATGCCTTACAAATTCCATCTGTTAATACTTAGGCTCTTTATCCTAAGTTTCTCCAAGTTTCCTTGGAGTGTCGGACTATATCATCATCCTTTACAGGATGCCCAGCACTCGTGTCAGTATTATATTCTATGTGTAGTATAGGAGACTCGAACTCCTGTGATAGCTAATCCTCTTCCAACATAGTAGTAGGTCTACCTATTAATGTAGTTCGCATACAACTACCTCTTACCACATATAGTTTCAACTGTTAGTCTCTGAACCTTCCAACTTTGTTAAAGGTTGGCTCGGCTGCTGATTAGCATGATTTAGTATTTTATTACACATTTCAAATAGTTCCTCCGTTGACATATCCCCTTTCATCCAATTAACTCTCTTTGTTACCCATTGAAGATTTCCTCTAATATAACCTTTAGAAGAGTCTATTCTATCTAAAGATAAAGGTAAATCCTTCCTTACATGGTCTAAAGAACCATCTTCAGGAAGAAGATTATCTCCAGTTAAGGCACATTTGAAATCCTGTAATTCAAGTAAGTCATATAGATATTCAGGGGTTACATCTTCTGCAAATTCCTTATTTCTCAGAATTGCATTTCCTCTTAACCTATTTATAAAACTTTCTCTAAAGTTAGATACTATTTTTCCATTGGCGCATCTTCTACAACTTTGATATTTAGTTGAATCCATAATTTGTGATGCAGGCATCCATCTTTCATTCCCACATTGACATCTAACTCTATATCTAAGTTGATTATTTATGTACTCAGGTCCAGATATAACTTCCCATGTGCCAAATCTATATCCTAATGGGATATTTAACCTCCTATTTTTATTAGAGCATTCTTTACACATAGTAGTTCTGCCATTCTTAAGGGATGAGCATTGAACATAATACTCTTTCCCACACTCACATCTAACTTTATAGTAATAAAATACTAAATTTTAGCTTTCCAGCAATTCACTGGGTTTTCTTAACACATTACTGTATTAAGCCACAAATTCTTTATGGGATACTCCTCTATCACATACAAACTTAACAGTAACACGTTTAACGTGATGCTCTGAAGGCTCACATTGATATTTAAGGTCATCAAGCCAATCGTTTTGAAGTAGTACTCTATAGTTAGTGGTTATGTAGGCATATGTATGTCCATCGAACTTCTCTTTATATTCTGGAGTCTCACATCCATGTAGGGGTTCATTACCAACAGTCACTACAGAATACTTATTGAAATGATATTTATTGGGAAGGTTCATAGAACCATGCTCGATAATATCATACTTCAAATATACTGTACCATGTTCAACCATCGCAGTATGACCACGATTTACAAGCATATTGACAAATTTCTCTGCACTATCTTCTGTTATTTTGTCTTCTGACTTATAACAAGTTCTACCACATCTTTCTATATGTTGTAACAGCCCATCTACTCCAGGCTTTTGTTCGATTATTTCAAATGATGGTTTAATCAGCCTCATCAATCACTCTTTCATAAGTTTTCTCAAATATATCTGGCTTGCAAGGATAGAACTCCCCATTCACTCCTTTAATGATATAATCTCCAACAGAGGCTTTCATTATACCTTCAAGAGTCTCAATCTTCAAATAAGGATTATCCTTATCTTCGTAGTTTACTCTTATAGTATCACCTCCCATAAACTCATGAATTTCTATAATACGGTCTGAATTATCTTCAAACTGTATAGCTTCAATGATAACTGGTTTCTTCCTATACTTCATCCTTTTACTAATGAATCTCTCCAATCATCCCAGGCTTTAGCTTCAGCACGAGACTTCTGAATAGCTTTCCAAGATGTTTTAGAGAGTGTAGAGTTATAATAAGTAGTATCTTGTGTTACTTCTTTACCAAGCCATTGAGGTTTTTCAAATGGCATATCCTTGCGTGGTAACTCTATCTCAGCAATGATTAATCCTTCATCCTCACCATGAAACTCATCAACTTCCCATTTAAGCATACTATCCTCACATGGAATAATATAACGAGTTTTATGGATTACTCTGTCGCAAGTAAATGAGAGCAATTCCTCCGCATCCTTTTTAGAAATTGGAATTTCATACTCCAATCTTGCTAAACATCCGTTGGACTTTATGATAACCCATGCTTTCTCATCTCTTATAGATACCCTAGCTTCTCCATTGCTAGAAGTTCCTACATATCCCTGACGAATATCCATAATTCTGACAGCACTCTGTTTAAAAGTACTGTCAGTAACTATGAATTTTCTTTCTATCTCAGTGTGCATCAATCCTCTTCAGATTCTTCTTGACACACCTCATCAATTATCTTCTTTATGATACGAATATCACTATCCTTACAGTAATCTTCAACGAAGACTCTAAAGAAATCTTCATCCATTCTCTGCCAAAATTCATATTGAAGGTCATCATCTTCAATAAGAGGAAGTACCTCACATACTTCAGGTTCTACGTCAACTACTAAACTTAAGTCTGTATATTTAGCCATATTAATGAATCCAATGGTCCCCTATTGATATATCTGCAGTTAACGGAGCTCTGGTACAAAATGGCTTTCCTCCGCTTTCCATGCATTGTACCAAGACTTTTGCCACTTCATCCGCAATTTCTTCTGGAGCTTCTAAATTTATTTCATCGTGAACTGGAACACAGTATTTAACTTTGAAAAGGAGATTATTTTCCTTTAGCCAATTAAATAACTTTATAGAAGCTAATTTAAAACATAAAGCACCAGCTCCTTGTCATATTTGTTATCTCTGAGACTCTTTATTCTCAGACTCTACATTTTCTTTTTCAATGTAGTTCGGACTATATCTTAAAATGTTTTTACAAAAGTTATATAATTCTTCTGGAGTCGCTGAATTCTTCATAGTATTAGCTTTCATACTAATAATTTGAATATTTCCTTTTATATATCCTTTAGAATTATCTATTCTATCTATCGATGGGGAATAAGAATAATCATCCTTACTCCCAAATTGAAAGGGAACTTCCAATATAGGGCAATATTTTGGAATTACTATATCTTCCAACTCTAAATTAAAGTCTAGACCTCTTTGTTCTGCTCTATATCTACATTTTCTTAGGATTTCTGCCTCATAGTTATTTTCACGTGATTTCCTTTTTTGTTCCGCAATTTCAGCTTTATACTCAGGACTTACCTTCAATCGAAGTTTTCTGAAATAATTCTTATCTCTACCTTGATTAATAGCAGAATGCTCAGAATAGCACGCTTTACATAACCATTTTCTACCAGTTTTGCTTTTTGCATCTTCTGCAAATTCAATTATTGGAAGTTCTCTTTTACAAACTGGGCAAATATTCATTCCTTCAGTCTGTAACACTTCAATAGATGTTCCTAATCTTGTTCTTCGTTTTTCCTTAGTACAAATTTTGCAAAAATTGGTATGACCGTCTTTGCATCCTTTATTTTTTGGGAAATCCTCTAATGGAAGTTCTTTTCCGCAACTTTTACATACTTTTGTCTCCATATAAATTATTATTACTCTGTTTTTAATTCACAACAAAGATAATAATAATAATTTTTGGATAATTAAAACATTTTCTCCCTTTTCGTGGAATTTTACCTTCCTTACCGCCTTGAAGTAAGGAATCCATATTCTAGTCTCTACACCTTCATAATATTACTATTATGCTTGGCTCGGTATTCCCATCTCAGGGTTCACCGAATTTAAGGAGTTTTAATCCGACACAAGTCTCCTCCATCGGATAATTCACCGATTGCTTCATAGAATCCATAAGTCTGCGTTTCAAGAAATCAGCTTCTTGAAACAGAGGGTCGTCTTCAATTTGATTTTGCAAAATATACTGTCCGTCGATGGTCCCCAAATCATCATTAATTCTATTCAAATTATCCCAATCGTAAATAAAGGCTTTGTGTCCGGTTATAGGACTTAATAATATATAACCATGTTTTACAACAAATTCTTTTTGCCTCTCTTGGTAAGCTTTCAGTCCAGAGAAACCATTCATATAGTTGTTTTCTATTTCTTGAGCTCTCTTTTTAGATATGCCGTAATTTCTTACTAAAGTACTTGCATTTCCTGCATAGTTAAAACAAAATTCATATCCTTTAGCCTCTTGTCTAAGTTCATGAAATCGTTTTTTAATTTCCTTAGTTGGCATATCTTGAGGAATAACATCCTTAAACACCATTTTAGCAGTCAATGCATGCATATCCTTTGAACCATTTATAAGTTCGTCTAACATAGCTTTATCATTAGCTATGGATGCCATTAGGAATGATTCTTGACCACTATAATCCACCGAAATCCACTTGTTGCCCTTCTCAGCAACAAAACAAGCTCTGGTAATTTCATCGTGAGGAAGGTTTTGCAAATTTGGGTCACTAGAACTTAACCTTCCGGTATCAGTTCCAAGTTGATAAAAACTAGCATGAATACGTCCAGTTGCTGGATTTATTAGATTCAAAAACTTTTCACCAAAGGCTTTAACTAACTGTCCTGCTTTTTTATATGTAACGTATGGTTCTACAATAGAGCACTTGTGTTTTTGAGGTTCTATTTGTTTGATATTTACAGACTTGGTTTTTTGTTTGGTTTTCTTGTCAATAACTGTACAATTTAACCCAAGCAACTCGAAAAGAGGAACTACTTGTTTACTACTGTCCCAGTTTATCTTACATTGATAATTGTTATTAAATCCAGAAAACAAATCTCCTTGAAGGTTCTGTTCTACATAATCAAACGGAACTCCGTATTTATATTCTACACCTTCATCCGTGATTATTCTCCTTACTCCAAACGCAGAAGCTGGAATATTCATAAGGTCTTTTGTTTCTCTTTCTAAATTGGTTTTCATAGTAGCTTGAACAAATGGCTTACCTTTATACGCAGGGTCTGGGTGTTCCATTTTGTGCTGCTCATAATAGTCTTCCACCCATTTGTTAATTTCAGATTCTGCAGTATGCATATCCTCTATATCTTTCTTCATCTTGATTCTCCATTTGTTAACATCAATTTTTGCACCACAATACTCTATGTAAGCAAGAACTGGAACAAAATGATTTTCGAAATCAATCGCACGAAGAAGGTCTTTCTTTTTCAGAGCAGCCATTTGTTTCTCCTTTATAGATGTTAAATACATAACATCATGGGCAGCATAAACTATGACATCCTCGGTGAGACCAGTATTAACAATCTTACCTCGAATACTCTTATCCAAGTCTAAATTTAGATATTGTCTAGCTGCTGACTGCAAAGACAAACTATGGAATTGAGCAGGATATCCTAAGAACAACAATTTCTCGGCAATCATTCCATCCCACACATTCACAGGAACAATCTTGTGACAATACAAAAACTTTAAGTCGAAAGATAAATTCCATCCAAGTAATGTTATTTTATCATTTTCAAATACTGGTCTAAAATGTTCTACATCTACTGTTGTAGTATCTACCACTATTTGGTCTTCCCCCAAACCAAATTGAATACATAATAAAGCTTTGGTATGGGGGTCCAACCCTTCAGTTTCTGAATCATATTCTATCCAATCATGTTCAAGTATCAACTTTAGAGCCGTTTCTTTATCCATGATTTGATAGGCTTCAGATTTAAAAAATCGCTGTTGCTCAGTTACAAGATAAATCATTAGTCTACATAGACTTCAATACAGCTCATATCAATATCTCCTTGAGTTCCAATTAAATCTGCTATACGTTCTTTTAAAAGTTTCGCTATATCAGATTCATCTTTGTCTAATTCTCCTGAATATTCGTAATAAAAGTCTCCTTTAACTTCTACGGAGAATTTAAATACTTTTTCATCAAAATTATATGGAGCTAAAGGGTCACCTTCAGCTCCCAATGGAATGTTCGACATTTTCTTGATTTATTTTATTCATAAATTCATTTATACGGTCTAAAGCTTCTACAACCCTTATTGTTACATCTCTCACATTACCTTGAGAAGACTCTGGTAAGTAAGATATCATGTTAGGAACCATTCTAAAATAACTAACCACAATAAGTAAATCCTTATATGCTTTTTTAATCGTGTCTTGGGTCATAATATACTAGTGTTGAAGCGTCTCTTAAAATTGTGGGAGAATCAATATTTAAGATAGCTAGTTCTTGTTTAAATTGTTCTACATCAAATTTAGAAGTAATAATGTGGTATCCATGTTGAGTTGGAAAGACCTCTTTTATTCTGCTTTCAGGGTCACTATTACCTCTACATTTTTTAATAACAGTTAAGATTTTAGATAAATTATCTCCCAATTCATCAACATCAACTAATCTGTATAAATCTTTTCCAGATAAAGCAGGAAGTTCTCCACATACATGGTCCCAAATTCTAGGAGCCTGATATGTATTTCCTTCCATTATGAGTTTAGCAAGAGCTTGTTGACATCCACAAGATACCTTAAAAAAGCTCCTTTTATTAATCCCTATATATGCTCTCGCATTGTTATTCAGACATAGCTCTATAATTTTGTCTTTCTTCAAAAGTAGATGTTCAGCACTCCTTATATAGTAAGCCTTTATAAGTCTTGCTCCGTTGTTTCCTCTCCCAGTGTTATTTCCATCTTTCTTACGTTGAATTATTTGCAAGAAATAGAAATCATCCGGACTTGAAAACTTCATAAAATCAATAACTTTATCAAAATTATCTACAGTCATTCTTTATAAATTTTTAGTTTTGGTTTCCAAGCTTCTCCTATATTTCCTTTATTACATCCAAGCCCTATCCATTTAATTGTTGGAAAATATTCGAATAAGTACACAAACACTTGAGCTGATACATTAGGAATTTCAAAATCATTTACATATAGCATGACATGAGAATTTTCTATATAATATCCTCGGATGGTGTGTAAATATGGAATTCCTTCTTGACTAAACCATTCTGCATGAGAAGCGTTCATGTGTTTAGAAGTTGGGAATTTAACCAACAAAGTATTATCGTCCAGATAAAGAGGCTTTCTAGTTTTGTGAAATTCTAACTCAGACATTTCTTATTCCTATTATATCAAGTACTTCATCTGTAAAAGTCAATCCTCGACTATCTCCGAAGAGTTGACAAATAGTATCTCTTTCTTCTTCAGAGATTGATTCTGCTTTTTCAAAAGTTCCAACAATATCTTTAAAACTGAATTTATGAAATTCATTACTTCCGAAATAAAATCTATGCCAAGAGTGGGATAAAACGTCTTCATATAAATCGAATATCATAATTTAAAATTTCCCTTCGTTAGGTTGTAAACAAATTAAGCCTTCATCGCGCCACATTGCAACACATTTAGCATTATCTTCAAGCACAAATGGTATATAAAACTTGCCCTTAACGTTATCCTCATATAATTTCTTCTTACATACAGGCCCTGCTATAAAGCTCTTAGCTGGACGCATTAGAAGTATGTCGGGATGTAAGAAATTATTTTCTAACCACTCTTCAGTAGCTTTACGAATCTCTGGGGTATCCTCTCTACCAGTTAATATAATTAATTTGGCCGGATAGTTATCGCAAAAATTTCTAATAAGTTCAAGAATAGGAGTTATTGGTTCGTCGATAAGCATACCTTCAGCCGCTCCTTCTCCATAAAATGGACGACCACTAGTATTTAAACATACAGTAGCATCCATATCTACAATAATAGCTGCTGGTAAGTTAGTATTTTGGACTAGCATTTTATTTTTAGCTGCCATGATACTTTCATGAATTATAAAGTCCCTATAACGTCTCCAAGTTTGTTTAATGACTTTTTCTCCAATAGGATTCTCTCTTTTAGCATCACGTCTAATACACTCATCTACCGGAGTCCAAAAATCTTTGAATTCGATTTTATACTCATAGTCTCCAAATATATCGTTGTCTACAAAAGATTCTATTTCTTTTACGGTTTTGGGATTTAGATTCATATTGTCTATTACAATATCGTAACCCGCACTCATGGCATAATTTATACTATTTGTGTATAAAGCCTTAACCATCGGTTCTCTAGATGTAACCCAATAGTCTCCGAGCATATTACGAATATCATCATTATTGATTCTTATTCTATGCTCTGGGTCTTCATGGCACCATTGTTTGGCCCAAGTAGATTTTCCCGACCCCTGTCACTGGAGCCCTCTGCATATAATTAGCTTTCGCTGGCAGAGGGCTCCTTTATCATTAGTTTGTTCCATTTACGTTTCAAATGAAATAAGTTATTGTTAGTTATTACATCTTGTAACAACTGTAATATCTCTCTTCTACATATTCTAATAGTTATAGTTGTAGAATCCTTCCTATTAGATATATGTTCTGGAATATCAAGTGCTTCCATAAGTTCTTGATAGAATTGAGTCCATGACTCATGAGCTGTAATAGTTATACAGAATGCATTTGAAGACCCATTAGATTGGATGCTGCCATCACCGTCTATTATCCCTATTAGTAAAGATAATAGTAAGTAGTTTCATCTACTCTACTCCATAATTCATCCCAGTCACTTTCTTCCATTTCGTCTGGGTCATAACCTTCTTCCTCAGCTATATCATTCTCACAACTATAGCTCTGAAAGTTGTCATAAGCTAATTGTTCAGCTAAATCCCATAAGTCCATCTCTGATTCAGCAACTGCTCTGAATGTATTATCCATTCCACACCAATATGTGGAAACGTGAATTAGAAACCTTTTCATTATGCTTCGTCCTCAATATTAGTTTCACCCTTATCTAATTCCTTCCCTTCTTTATCGAGGAACTTAAAGCATTTTAATTTAAATGCTTCAGATTTCATATTTTCAATCTTAATAACTATTCCCTCATGGGGTACTTTATTGTCACAAGATGGAGAATTTCTTTCCATGTAGAATCGGGTATCATTAGCTAGTTTTTGCATAAAATTTTCATTCCAATGTTCCAATTCATTGAGGTCTGGATATAAATCCATAGCTATACCATAATACCATTCATCAACTGGAGTAAGACCTACTCTAGCACACCATTGTTGAACTTCTTTAGCACTAAATTCATGAACTACACCATCAACGTTAGTTACAGTCACACGATAAATTCTTACTTTGAAATGTTTTTCGTGTGTATACTTTTCGTCGCCTACTGGAGGCACGCAACCATAATCATAACCTTTCTGAATATAGCCACCATTAGGTAAGAAACCAACGATTTCATAATATACAGTCATGCCTTTAGACAAGCAAGGTTTAACTATTTTATCAGACTCCGCCCAAACATCACACCCATAAAATCCAGGAGTAACATTCTTATTATAGAACTGATTCTTTATTACTGTTCTAGAAGCATACAAATAGTCATACTTATTGAACTCTTCCCCAGTAAGCCATTTAGCAATTTTCTGTTTCCAGTTCAGGTCTTGTTTACAAAGTACATAAGCTGATATACCAGAAGTTCCGTGAATTTTCTCAGTAATACTGATTAAATCATTTGGATGAATTACATTAGGACATTTCTTGATAAGAGTTGTGTCGTAATGAAATCTAAATTGATTTTCTATTAGTTTATCTAAGCCCTTTGGCTGTTTTCCTTTGCCGTTAGGGTTAGATGTTCCTTGAGTTCTAGTGTTTTTTGGAATATATTTCTTATTAACCCAGAAAGATTTTCCGTCATGCTCTACACTATCAAATTCTATTCCAACCTCTACTTTAGGTTCAATATTTACAACAGAAATAATCCAGTTTTGAAACACTGTAACGGGAAGAATGAAACCCTCCGACAATTCTCCTCGCAATCTAATAGCTTTTACACGACCGTTATCCTCAAACATTCCAGTTTGGGTTTGGTCTGAGTTCAACTCACCATGACGATATAAATTAGCGTAAGATAAGAATTTTGGATTAATACAGCAAGCAGTTGGAAAGTATACGTACAATCCAGGTTGAGAATCTATTCCAGTGATAATATTATAACCATCAATACAGCAACACTTTAGTTTGGTAACTTCTGGGTCAGAATGTTTGTGAAATTCTTTAATTTCTACTATCTTAGCAAGATAGTTTACATTTGCATTTTTACTTTTAATTAATTTCATTGCCCAAAATTTCGGTTAAACTAAAAAATGAAAAATCGTGAGGTGTAAGGGAAAGGTAAGTATGAGTAGCTTCAAATTCTTCTATACGAGCCTTTAGCTCATCTACAGTTAAATTTAAATATTCTGCTTCATTGTAAAGAGTATCTCTAGACCAGCATACAATTTCTTTCGTACCCTTAAATAAACACTCTATTGTACACTCTCCTTCGTAATGTTTAGAACGAATAACTAAAAGAGACCACCCTATAGGTTTGGCAAAAATACCGTTTTCTCTATCTAAGTACCTGTAACCTAGAGATAAGGCAGCGACAACTACATTATCAAGCATTGTACAATCTCCATTCTTTTGATAAGACAGCATCGGTGTAGAATTTAGTAACACGATAAGAGGCCATTGACCCCTCAACATTACAAATTATTTCTCCGTCCTGCACACGATAGAGTCTTGTTTTGCCATCTAATTCAAGACACACTGTTTCTCCGATTTCCATAAAGGAAAGAGCTTCTCCAAAATTAAAACTTTTCATAATTTAATTATTTTTTAGTGTTTAACAAATCAATTACTTCCTCTACATAAATAAGATTACCATGAATTTCGTCTATGGTGTCCGATTTATACTTTTCTAATGAGGAACGAACACTCTCGAACATTTCTGAAAACATTGCGTCGCTTTCACAAGAGTCGAGAGTGCTTTTCGCCAGAAGGGTAAATAACTCTGCTAGCGTAGAAGAAATTTCAATTCTTTGCTTACTGTACACGTTTTGTAGCTAAATATTCACACATAAAATTGGCAAATGTTTGTGCCAATGCTTCATCTTGTTCTGTATTGAAATAAAAATTAAAAACGTGGAATAATTCATGCCAAAAAGTATTTTCAATTTGACCTTCTTCCAAATCAATATCTCCTTGCTCAGTAGGAATTTGTTTAGCAATGACTATTTTCCTTCTAACATCATCATGGTATCCATAGTCACCCCTATCAGTCTTATCAACAACTTCTACAGTATACCAAGTGTTAGCTATTTTGAACTTATCTGGAATTGTTGTATTATTCATCGTACAATGGTTTTAATGCTTTGTATAAAGGTTCGAGTTCGTCTTTGTAATAATCTAATTCCAAGCCAATAATATATTGTGTCGCAGTATATATAAAATTATCGGGCTCTTCCATAAGATAATTCCACATACTCTCAATATCAGATTGTTCAAGTTCAGCAACATCCGAATCGAATGGGTTTACGTTAATATACATATTATTCATAGTCTCTAATACACTTTAAAACTGGCTGTAGTGGAGTTCCTTCCTCCGAATAATAAAAGAATTTTACAGTAGCCATTTTCCCTATAAGATTATCTAGATTCTCACGATATTGCTGTTTTAATTCTCTGTTACCCATAGGCTTAGCTTTAAATTCAATTCCCTTATCAGTTATGCAAGTAAAGCACATATCTTCATCTCTGAGACCTTCGGACAATCCAGTAATTTCAAATTCAGCATCTTGATATTCTTTAACCTTAATCATATCATTAGTTCTTTTTCCAAAGCCATAAGGTTTATCTGGATTTCTAACAACGATTCCTTCAAACCCTTCTGCTACATACTGGTCGTGGAGTTTCTTAATACTTGCCCATCCGGATACTTCTACTTGAGGAACCATTTGAAATTTAAGGTCTTTATCACCCCATTCTTTATTAGGCTCAAACCCTAATTCAAGGGCTTCTTGAATTTCATCCAACTTATACAATCTATCAGAAAAAGGCATATCCGGAATCATTATATCATAAATATAGTATTCGAGTACAGAGCAGTCCTTGCCTTCATCTTTTTCAGTTCTTGCAAGCCCACTTAGAGCTTGCAAACTATATCCATGACAATACAGTTCCCCGTCGAATACTATTTCCGGGTTGTTTTTTAAAAACTCTATAAGTTTAGGATGATTTCTTAAGTGAGAAGTAGAAAAATTATAATCTCCACCACCTCTACTCGCAGATTTAACCTCTCCGTCCTTCCAGTAAAAAGAACACCTAACCCCATCTATCTTTCGACTTCCATACCAAACCTTTATTTTGTCAAACACACTAGTTGCTACCTTATTAAAATCTTTGGCTAACATATGTTTCTTAAATCCGTTAGCATCAGTTGTGTGCTCTGGAAGAAAAGCATCGAGCTGAGTTTTAGTGTATTGGTCAATAGAGCCTTCAATTTCTTTATATCCCTTATCAAGATATTTTTTAACATGAGAGTTAAATTCTAATTCTGCCTGTTGAGCAATAGTTCTTTTTACTTTACCTTTAGTAATATAAATTTCTGGCTGCACGGTTATCTTACCGCCATATTGATACGTGTTTCTGCGAATAGTATAACATTTCTCAGCATCGTCCCATTCGCACGATACTTCTGCGACTCTAATTTTACCTTTACTGTCTTTTGTAATTAAAGTTTTATTCATTTAAATACGATAATCCTTAATTATTTCCCAAAGCTCATCTGGAGTTTCTATCAAGACTTTCTCGTCATTAATATATACTGGTAATCTTTCTTCAGTATATAAATCTTTACTTTCATATAACCACCAATTTATCCAATCAACACCATCTGGAGTAAATGTTGCGTTTAATAACATGTCACATACTTTCCCAAACACCTCGAACAAAATAGAATTGATAATATCTATTTTTAAATCATATAGAAGGTCGACATTGTTATTAAATTTTTCATGGACTTCTATGAAATCAATAAATTCCTCTTTTGTAATCATTTTCCTGTACTTCCAAATCCACCCTTACGAGTAGTTTCCTTTAGAGAATCTACTTCATTCCATTTACACACCTCAACTTTAGTAAATACTAATTGAGCTATGCGTTCTCCATCTTCAATATATACAGCTTCGTACCCGTTATTAATAAGAATAATACCTATCTCATTAGTATAATCAGCGTCGATTGTTCCTGGGGTATTTAAAACAGTAATTCCTTTCTTGAGAGCCAATCCACTACGAGGTCTTACTTGACATTCATATCTAAAAGACCCATCACCTTCAGGCATTTGCATAAATATTCCAGTCGGAATTAAAGCTCTAGCTCCTGGGTCCAGTCTAATCATTGTTACTTTATTGGCTTCAGACTTAAAAAGAACTTCGCAATCTCCAAAAGCTTTTATAGTATTCTCCGGAGTTATTTTACTAAAATCTGCTCTCACATCCATGCCTGCAGACAGACTTGTTTCATACTTAGGAAGATTGTTATTCGAAGTATTAATTACGTTTACTATCATGTAAATATTCAGTTAAGGATTTTATAATATTAGAATCTGCTTCAGTGTAAAAGGCTTTTACTAATTCATCTCCATCAAAGACTGCAGCAAATGGAGTTTTTCTTGCTCCACATGAAGATTTTAATTTATAAGCTTGCTTTTTTTCTTTGTAACTGCCTTCATCGTAAATTTCTACGAACACTCCATTTAAATCCGCTGCACAGAATTTTGCGAAATCGTGTTCATTGTCGTATACAAACTTTACAGTAAGCATTATTCATTAATCTGAATGACTTCGTATATAGTTCCGTCTATGCTTATAGTATCAGAGGCTTTAATATCCCATATATCATGTATGTCTGAATATGCGTCTTCCGCATACGATTGATAATCGAAATAGTCCCTTAAATCAGCCGGAACTCTCCATTTAATCTCTTCTTCAGCGTCTTCTCTATATATTCTAATCTCTTCAAATACTTCATCCCTAGTCATTACTATAAATGTCATACTGTTATAGTAATATTTATCATCGTAAACTTCAAGATTTTCGCAAAAATCAGAAATTTCTTCTTCTTCAAGTTCTAGATATGTAGCTAAAGCCTTTATTTTTTCGACATCAAAATCACACTGCCGAAGCGCATCTTCAATCATTTCGTAAATTTTTTCCATAATGTATTTTTTATTGTAATAAATGAACATCTTTTCTCGTTCTCGATAGTGCTACATATTGTAACTGTCGCCTTTCATCTTTATCTTTACATAAATTGATATTTCTCATATCAACAAACACTTCTCCAAATGAACTTCCTTGGGACTTGTGAGCTGAACAAGCATATCCATAATCGAAAGATTTTTTACGAATAAGTCTGTTATCTAAGTACAAATCCACTGGTGTAGTAAAACTACCTATAAGTTTATAGTATTCTCTCCATATCTTTGAAGCAAGTTGGAATCTTCCAGAAGATTTAAGATTAATTGCTCTCAATCTTATTTCTTCTATTAGAGACGCAAGAGCTTGTAGATAATCATTACTGATGTCCCTAGACAAAATTAATATAGGACAAGAACTTTTATATACAGAATCATATAAAGTTAGTTCATATCCAGGAAGAGTGAGAAATCCTGGAATGCCAATATCAGTTTTTTTCGGAGGGTCTACAATTATATAGTCCATAGAGTTCCAAAACTTAACTCCGTTAAATTCTAAATTCTCATATCCGGTCAAAAACTCAAACTGATTGTATTCAACAGTCTTCGAATCTTCCCACATAACACGCCTCATACAATTGTTATAACTAGCTACCATGGCATTAGTATACGCAAGTATTTTGGTCGCTAATATATCTCCATTCCTCATTGCGCTTCTAAAACTTGGAATTGCGTGTTTAATAAAATTAATTGTGTCCCCGTATACAAACAAAGAGCCCTCCTCAGCTTCTCTAGTTTCAAATTTATTAACTAAATCTGTTCTCAGAGTAGTGAGCAAGGGCATCAGTGCGTTATTTTCGGATTGTCTGTATATCTTAGTAAGAGTAAATCTGTTCTCAACATTAAATACTTTCGAAGTCGTAAGTGAATTAACTGGACGTAATTGAGCTCTATCGCCAACAAATATAACTTTGCTGCGAAACTCCTTAACTTTTTCCAATAATAAATCAAATAAATCATCATTTATCATAGATGATTCATCACATATAACAACCCCGTTGTGAGGTATATTTAAAACACTATTTTTAGTGACAAATTTTAAGTCATTAAAGTCGAGGTCTAATATTTCAAGATTGGGAGAAAGTGATAATAATTTATGTAGTGTGATAGCCTCATCATCGGTAAATCGTTCAAGTACCAGTTTAGCCTTATGTGTAGGAGCACAAAGGCATCGTTGTATTCCCTCATTTCTCATATAGTCAATAAGAGTTCTCATTAAGAAGCTTTTTCCTGTACCTGCGGCTCCAATTAATGAAAAAACCTGGGAGTCTTTATTTTTGAGAAAAGCTTTCATCATTTCTAGTGCTTGAGACTGTTCTTCACCTAAAATAGTTTCCGGCTTATCGGTTCTTTGGTCTATTGTTTCGATTTTAAAATCTAGCATAGGGCTATTAAAATAATAGCTAAAACAACTATTCTTATTGGAACATAATATTTTTCTCTTCTCAGAGATTTTCTACAGTCATCTAATGTAATGGAGTCTATAAAAAGTTCATCAAAAGATTTTATAAAAACAGCTATTTGGGCAAATATAAGAACCCAAATAATTATAATTGCTATTGTAGTCATTTCCAGAATATATCTGTTATGTCTGTAAGTCCGTAAATAGGATTTCCGTTTTCATCTATTTCTCTACTCATTCGTACCTCATAAAATCTTTGATTAGTATTAGGATTGTTTAATGGACCCAATTCTTCTATATAAGGACCCAATTTGATATAATTAAAATTCTTTAGCTCAATAGCAGGTGACAACTCTTGCCTACCAGAATACCAAGCAATTCTAACATCAACCCAACTACCCTTATCCAACTCATTAGTATACATTGACCTAATAATTCCAGCTAGCCAGTTTACATATTCTGGACTGGAATCTCCACCCATAAATGCAACACAGGTAATACCTTTATTACTAAGCATCATGTCTACTAATGAATCTTCATCCAAATCTTCTCCAATATCCCCTGCCAAGTAAGAGCTATGACAACCCTTACAACGGCATGGACAATTAGATATATTTATACAAAGAGTAATTTCATCTGGAATTTCTCTAAGCGTTACTGCTGTATCAACATATTTAAGCATACTAATTAATTTTACAATCTACTTCAGAATACACTCTACGAGTTTGCTCTTCTTGTCTGCCTGCAGACCAATTCCTAATCTTAGTAAGATAACCTATAATTCTATCATACATGTCGATACGTTTGCTTCCACACTTAGGACATTCCGTTACAGGAACCTTAGTGATAAATCCACAATCTTGACATTCAGAATTAGGAACATTAAATGTAAAATAACTACATCCAACAGTAGCAGCATAGTTTAATAATAGACTTGCTTGATTTTTAGAGGGATGTTCAGACAAATTAATATGAGCTGCACTTCCTCCATCTAACCAATCTCCAACATATTCATTACCATGAAGTTTAATTTTCTCCAAAATAGAACTATTAGATTCTGGAAGAAATACATAAGAAGTATAAAGATTTCTATTTTTAGGAACCCAATCATTCTGTTACACTCTCCTCCGTTGTACAAGGAGATGATTCATTTAAATATTTGTTTAAGTCTATTATCCCTGCGTGGACTTTTCTATGACAATTAGCACATAGACAAACACATTTTTTGATTTCTTTTAATAAATTTTCTTTGCCTTTACTACGATTTTTGCCAATAGTAAAATCTTTTTCTACAGGGTTTTTGTGCCGGGACAAAAATATAGGTACAAATATTTAAATAAACGGGCTATCATTTCTGTAGCCTCTCTATGTCACCATAGAGTTCAGACTATTACATACTTTTAACTAATATATTCACATATGTTACTTAAAAGCCCTTTTTGTTTAGTCGTTCAGGCTGCACGGAATTTTCCTGCTTGCCCCTCGTTGTCTTAACCTAATTTCAGATTAGTTAAGTAGTTTCGAGTCAATTAAAAAAGGTTTTAGATGGACGTTGGTTCTAATCCATCAGCTTTATCCCAATTATAATTCTTGACAGCAAGGGATTCTGCAGGAACAAGCTCAGTATTGAACATCTCCTTCTTAGTATTGTGAAGTTGATTTTGTTCTTTGATAGTACCGAAAATAAAGTTACAGAACTCTTTATATTCCTCATTGTCATTACATTTAATGCCTAAGAACATTGCTGCTTCATTTAATCCATTTAAACCAATGGTTAGATATTGATTATTGAGGTTAATAAATCCAGATTCGTAGACAGGAAGTAGGTGAGCATTATATAAATCCCATAGTAACTCATTATAAGCTATATGATATTTATAAACCCTATCAAGAATTTCTCTCAAGTAATTTGCAAGTTTTGGATAGCATTTAGTACTTAGTTGAGTTCCTGGGATTGGGCAATCGTCTTTAATATAGTTCTGAATAATTCTACTTAAGTTAAGTGTAATTACTGACTTAGAACCAGTTTGTTCTCCAACTAAACCATTAGTAAATGTGAACTCATTAGATTGCAACTTATTTTTTAGTCTGCAACAGCTAGATAGACTATCTACACTATCACTTATATAAGTAAAGAATGAATGCCCTTCTGCATATTCTTCTGCAACAAAATCTGCCCATTCCTTGTCTTGGAACTCTCCGTCTTTGTAAAGAAGAGATACAGTTTCTACCGGGAATGTTAACATACAACGAAGTCTTTCAGCATTGAACCACTTCATAAATTTCTTTTGCAGCCAATTAAGTGAATCCCATTTTGGAGTATCTCCGTCAGGAAACACAAAATGTCCATACATTCCTTCAAAATAAGGTTTGTCAAAGTAACTTACGTTCCAGAAAGCTGATTGGAATCCTCTTGCAGCAGCAGGTTGGTTGATAGAATAAACAATTTGTTGAAACTTCTGTTCAATCACCTTCTCAATGGTTCTACATTGATACCCTTCCCTTTCCGGATTGAACTCTCCTCCATATGTTTGTACTCCTTTATCAGCGTATTTGTAATAATTTTCACCCCACTCTTTACGAGCAAAATGGTCAAACATTACTAAGAAACTTGCAGTTGCTACAGCTCCAGCGAATTGAGAGGATACTGCAAATATCATGTTTACAAACATACCACAAAATGAATCGAGATTCTTTGGAGAAGCTGATAAGCCACCAATGTCTCTAATTCCTCCTTGTAAGAATGGATAACAAGATAATGCTACACAATAAGGAAATCCGAATGTAGAATTTTCATCATGTTTGTAAATAATATGATTTTTTAAGTCTCTTTCATACTGCTTGTAATCAAAATCAGGATACAAAGCTCGAAGTTTTTCTCCAACTCTATATCTATTTAAATCAATGTTATTAGATTTATAAAGCTCGTTATTAAGGACAGCAATATTCTTATTTGCTACATTAGAGTTGTCATCTACTTCAGACCCCTCTGCAGCATTAGATGCTTTCATAAAATTCTTAATGAACTCTTCTCTTTCTTTTACATTTTCACGAATACGAGCTCTATTCTCTCGATAAAGAATAAAGGCTTTAGCTACTTCTGGAAAATCGAAATCCATAAGGATTTCTTCAATCTGGTCTTGAATATCCTCTATGTTAATATCATCCCATATCTCAATTGAATCTACAATATCGTTGATAGTTTCAACAGATGTTTCATATCCACATGCGTTAAAGGCATTTAGGATTGCGTTTCTGATTTTTGAAGCATTAAATGCTTCTGTTGTTCCGTCTCTTTTTATTACGTTCATAGATATAAAAAATTTGTTTATGTAATATCGAAAAGTTCTACAAAGATAGTAAAAAATTTCGACATTACAAAACAAATCAATCAATTGTTAGGATGTCTTTAAGTAGCAAAGTTTTCTCAACTTTGTTCATTATATCTTTTCCTCCATCATTACTGATTAACTGAGTAAAAGCATTATAAACCGTGAACATATTAACCGGCTTATCTTCTGGAATGAAATATTCCGACTTCTTATTTTCAAACATTAGTTTATAGGCATCAATTGGAGTACTTGTTGCCAGCTTTACCTTTCCATATCCAGTGTCATAGGATAAATTGATAGAATTACGAATCCACATACCAAGATTTCTCTCGATAAGTTCATCTGTTCTATCAAACTCAGTTTCATGTAGTTTCTTGAGCCATACTTTTATGTCATTTGTTTGCTCCATTAATTTAGTCACAGAACTAAAATTGATAAGCTTTTTTGGCTCCAACTCCCGAACGTTTAAAAACGAAGGACTGAATACACATAAATTGGTACATGCTCTATTCAATCCTCCTCTATAAATCTTAACTACTGGTTTACGAACATCAAGTCCATAAACTAGACCAACTACTTCATCGTGATTGTCAAACGAATATTCTTCTGGAAGAACAGCCTGAACCCAAACACGGTTATAAGTAATATCATCTGTATCTATTTCCCCTTCTTTGGTCTTAGTAATCTGGTCTGGTAATTTTACTTGGATTCTAAAATCATCAGTAAATTTAGACATTCTTTCAATAAAAGGTTCTACGTAAGCTCTAGTTTCAAGGAATTCATTATCCTTAATAATTGTAGCCTTTCCTTTATATAGTTTTGGGAGTGTAATTTCCACTATTCTACTATTAATTTTAAAGTCGTTTTATCATTTATCATCTTCACAAATTGGGAAAGAGTTTCAGAGAAATGTTTGCTTTCTACAACGTTTAACTCATCAAACAATATATCTGTGTCTATTACAAAAGAATGAGTAGATTTATCAAATCGAAGATATGCCGCATCAATTTGGTTAGAAGAATACACTTTTACAAACTCTTCATATTTGTTTTTAAGTAGAAATTTAGTAAAGTTATATTTTTCTTCTAAAATCTCCTGAATCATCCATAAAATTTCATCCTCAACATCATTATAATCAAAAGACCACGGATTGAAATCCCCGTTTATAGAATTTTCATCAATAAATCCCTCAACAGCATTGCATAGGATTTCGTAATCCTCAAATTTATCTTTATGATAAGCCTCTAATAAATTTATAAACAAATTATTCATACAAATCATGTTCACTAATACTTGTTCCAAAATAATCATGAAATCCGTAGTAACTGTGCTCCCAAACATCGAGATTTTCAAGAAATCCTGGTTGTCTTGCTAATTCAGGATGAATTTGTAACACTCCGTCTCTATAAGAGTCAAAATTGAAATCATGTTCAAATTCATAATTATCAACTTCTTCCATGAGAGTATCAAAATATTCATTCGAATAAGGAAAAGTATAAGAATGACTCTTTTCATTTTCAAGTTTGGCCTTCTCTGCAGATTCTTTTGACATATAAACTCCGAGAATGGATTCCCATTTATCTTCCCATTCTCCACCATATTCAGTTACTATATAACATTTTTTCATTGCAATACTATTTTACCATCAAGAATATTGTTATTTCCATCTAATATCGAAAAGTCACAAGCTGCCGGAGTATTTCCGAAATTTTTGTGAATCCATTCAGAACTTCCGAATAAAGAACCTACAGACTTATAAGTAAATCTTCTACCATAAGTAGTTGCAGATTGATGTAAATCTCCTTTTACAAAAACCACATCACCTGTAATTCTTTTAGTATCCAGATATTCATTGATAAAGTTTTCAGTTTTAACATCCAATGTTAGAGGTAAATTCTTAAACATATCTTTATTATCCTTACCGTGACAGAGAACAAATGTGGTTTCCCCAATTTTAAATTCTCCAATAAATTTGTCAAATATTGTACAATTTACTCCTTTATTGGATAGTATAGCCTCTAAAGCTACATTGGCGGCATATCCGAAATCTCCATCATGGTTAGACTCTCCCACACATACATAATTCAGTTTATTACAGTCGAGTTTGCTGAGTTCTGTGAAAAAATAATTCATAGAAGATATAAATGTATGAATTTGTTCTTTATTGCACATATTTTGAGGTAATGAATGTCCACCTCTAGTTGTTTGCCCATTATATCCGTCTAATGAATCCCCAAGATTGCAAACATAAATATTATCAAATCCTCTATAGATATCATTTAAATCACATACTCTATTAAGAATAATATTTATTCTTCTGATTACCTCATCTCTATCGTATGGATTACTATATATAGATAATGGCGATACATAGGCTCCGATATGCATATCTGAAAGATAAATAATAATATTCTTTTTGGAAGATGTTCCAGTCGGAGTAAATGTTTTTATACCAGTAAGGTCTAACCCCTCTAAATCTATCTTGATTCCCTCTTCAAGCTTTCTTTTCAGTTCGATATTTTCGAGAGCATATTTCTTTAATAAAGCTCTATCATTCTTGATGGATTGTTCCTCGATTCCTCTTACAAAGTCATTTTCTTTTTCCCTCATTTGCATAATCATAAGCTCTTCCTTGCTATTTTCTTCAATAACATGAGGAGCAAATGGAGCCACAGCCTTAGTAATACTAAATACTCTAAGGATTCTTTTAAAATCAATCAAAGAATATTCTGGAAAATATCGGCTTATTTCACGCTGGGTAATCGACATTCCATAATATGAATACATACGATAAATAGTATTCATCTCATCTCTTGTCAATCTTCCCGTAAGAGGTGCTTTATCCCTTATCAAGACTTTAAATTCATAATACTTAATTTTTCCTGATTCATCACGAATAAGGTTGATACTATTTCTATCATCATCAGCCTCTAATTCTACTTGAGAAAGATTTGACTCTTCTTCAAATTGAAACTCCGGAAGTTTATTCTTTTTGTTGGATATCTTTTCCCACAGTTCTTTTATTTCCTCGAATTTTTCTCTAGCTAACAGCCCATTTTTATAAGCCTGGCTAATACTATAATAAGTTGTATTAAGGTAATTCTTGCACAAGCTCATTTTTTTCTCATATGCTGTTTTAGAAATTCCAAGTGAGTTTAATTCGGTTAGATGCCCGATGAATTTTTTAATAGTTTCTTTTTTCATTTTTCAATGTTTTAAGTTAAGCTGTTACGCCTTTAAAGATATTTAAAAAATAAAGGAGCCTACCCATAATTACTTATAGATAGGCTCCTTTGAAGTGTATTGATTTCAGTAGATTATGCTTCAATACCAAAGCAAAGATATGTTCCTTGTTTTGCACTCTTGGCTGGAGTATATTCAACCTCAAATGCAATAGGTTCTCCCTCAATAATTTGTTTTGTGTACAGACACACAATTTTACCCTTAAAACCGTCTTCTGTATAAAGTTTCTTAGCTAATTCTTTAGCCTTAGCCTTAGTTTCATCGGTTTCAGTAATGATTTGACCAGTAGCTTTGTCAATTAACTGATAAGTAGTCTTATACTTTCTCTTACCCTTTTCGTTCTTAACGTCATTTACCTTATAGGGACGTTCACGAGTATCAGCTACACCTGCTTCGATAGTGATTGAGCAGCCTATACCCGGAGCATTTTTAGTGTGTTTTGCAAGATATTCAAGGCAGAACTCTTTAATGTCTTTATCAGTGATAGCACGACCTAAATCTTTCTTCCAAGATTTATATGCCTGAGTTGCATCACGTTGCACGAAGAAAGGTACTTGTTCGATTGCTTCTTTTCTTGTAAATCCACATACTTCTACTTTCTTAAAATTCAATACTTGAGTTGTCATAATTCAAAAAATTTTTAAACATTGTTCTTATTAATCATCTTCTATTTTTATATCACAAAGATACTAATTTCTTTGGAGTTCACCAAGTGATAAAGGTGAAAGAATCTTAATAAATATTTAATCTAAATTCCTAAATTATCTATTTTCCTTCCGAAGAAGTGATACAAAGGTACTACTTTTTCTTCATACTACAAAGCCTTAGTTGTTAAAAAGTGTAAATAAAAATTTTTACAAATTTTCAACTGCTTCGTTTTGCGGAAAACAAAATTTGTTCTTATACATCTGAAGCCAAGTAGTTTCGCTTTCTTCTGCGTGAGTGTCAACGATTTTTACATTATCTTTGCAATGTCCACATCTTTCCCAACGAAATATTCCAACATTCCATAGTAATTGAGTAAAACGCAGGTCTGGATGTTTTTCTATTAACTCTAATAGTTTATAGAGAATAGCTTTATTATATAAATATCTACTATTCATAGTTTAAAATGGCAAATATTCAGACAATATAGATTGAACTTGTTTAGCCATCTCTCCAGGAGTCTTTATGCCAAAAGTGGGAAATTCTGTACAGCCATATGCAAAATCATCACATATAATACTCAAACCTTTAATAAAATCATCCGGCAAAGGATTTTTTGCAGTAAGTTGCATCAAAACTTTATAGTGAGTAACGTCTGGTTTTTGCTGTTTAGCTTTCATCGTTAAATAGCAAACCAGTGAAATTACCGCAAATTTATGCTGAACATCAGTGTTTAGATACCCTAAACTAAAATATTTCCCATAAATGTCTTTTAATTCTGCATAACTAGGTCCATATGCTTCCATAAGGTAACTATCCGGCCACATGTTTATTTAATAATGCCACCATTCTTAATAATTTCTTAAATTCCTCAAATCCTCTAAGCAACTCTTTTTTTGATACTGGATAAATTCCTGCCCCGTAATCCGGAACAGTGGAAACCAATAACATATTTGCTTTCATGGTGAAATCATCTACGTTGTAATATTTTTTTATGACTAAACTTAGTAGATAAGAGTAAACTCCCATTTGGCGATAATAATGATACTTTTCAAACGACCCATGAAATTCCGGAATGATGTGTCCAGTAGTTTTCAAATCATTTAAGGTAACTAAGTTATCGTCTGGCTCAATCGTAAAATTATCCAGCTTTGCTTTAAATTTTATAATCGTAGAATATCCATCAGGAAATTGCATTTCGAAATCAATAAGGATTGCTTGCTCATTTAGAGAAATAGGTTTCTCTACAATGTATTCTGGATGTAAGAGACTTTGTATTTCTTTACAGTCCTTTACCGAATTTAAGCACGATTTTAATATCTCTCTATTCTTTGAATCAAGATATATAAGTCCCTTCGAATCTTTGTAATCATGTTCATACAACGCTCGATTTCGCCAATAATTTGTACATTTAGCAAGCAAATCATCTATCTTTTTGTCATCCATTTTGCCCTTATAATAATTAACTTTGTCTGATGCAGCTAATATTTCTTTTTTAGTAGGCATATTTCCATTTGACTTATATAAGACATCAGCCATTAGTCCTGCTTTAGCAGTAGGTCTATCGACCGTATCTACTAATAAAAAATCATTGGGCTGTAGAGTTAAACAATGTACAGCTGAACCTAACAACAAGGAAGACGATTCCTTTTTAGGATTTTCAAGATATAACTCATAACTCCCGCCCTGCTCTGGATTTATATAAGATAACCTAGAATTACTTATATACTCTTTATAATTTGGGCCAAAATATTCTTCGTCTGAAATATCTAATATTTGTAAAGTGTCTAATAGAGGAATTATTTCAATCTCAGACAATCTCATTTCTAATGTCTGAATTTATTCTATGTAAATATATAAAATCTGCCCATTTAAAAGAAATTTTCTCCATATATTTTTAAAAGATTGTACGCATCTACTATTTCATCTTTAGTAATAGAAAAGACTTTAAAAAGAGGATTATCGGCAGTCTTATTAGTATGGTATAAAAGAGCAGGCAGTCCAGATTTTTGACATTTAATAACATTACTAAGAGAATCGTCTATAAAAACATCAACTTTCCCTTTAATCATATCTGCTTTATTACCATGTTGATAAACCATTTGATAAATCGGAGCTTTAGGAAATCCATTCATGTCAAGCCATTTTTGTGTCCAAGCCTTATTATTGATTCGCTTGGTGCAATATAATATAGGAACAAAATCCGGAATATTCACAACTTTTAGATTCAACCAAAAATCTCTGTCTTTACTAAGAATTCGTTGTACATTTCTAGTAATTATGTGGTCTTCTAACATTTTAGGATTATGCTTAGTATCAAAATATTCACAATAAGCTCCCCAAAAATCTGCTAAACAATCATCAATATCTAGTCCTATTCTAAAATTTCTCATATATCTCAAAAAAAATACTTATTCTTTACAAACTATCAATGTCTTCCGGCATTCCAACAACAACATCTATACTAGATAATTGTTCTACAAATTCTTCCCAATCTGCAGAAACTTCCAAATCCCACAGTTTAGTATATTCGTCAATTATTCTGTCTTGAACCGCGGCAAGAGAACGAGATTGGTATTTGTCAATCCAAATCTCATTCTCGCTATTACAAAAAGGAACTACGTAAGTATTCATTAAATGAGTTACAGTGTATAGTTTGTTTCATTACTAATTATCACGCTTTCGTTGTAGAAGTTGAATCCCGCAGGAGTTCCAAAATTCTCAAATACAAAAATGTCTTTACAATCTCCTACGTGAATAGCTTCATCTGGACTATTGCTATCGTAAAACACTTTCACAACAATACCATAAATACTAGTTCCTCTGCCATTATATGCTAAAATAACATAATGGCAATTCTCATTAGAATATTCTAATAAACAAGGATAAGGGAGGTCTTCCGCAAACTGGATATCAAGTTTGGGATTAACTCGTTTTCCACTTACAATCATAAATTTATTATTTTTATAGGATTAAGATTAAATGAACTCGGGGTTATTTGAACTTTATCTTTAGTAAGAATAACGTTCTTACTTAAAGACTCAGCAGGATACAACCATGTTTTTATTTTGGATGTTTGTAAAGCATTAATAAAATGAGCTCCAAAAGCAACATTTTTAATGTTATTCTTCTCTACTTGCTCTTCTAGATATTCGAACACACCATCTTCAATACCTTTAGTGCTTCTTCCTGATGGCATGAGAGGTAAAAGAACATGATAAAGAATATCGTCTCCGTAATACAACCATGTCTGTATAAAATTATCTACAGATTCCTTAGTGGAGATTATATGATGAATATTTACATTCGTATTGCCATATTTTATAAGATTTTCTACAGCCTGCTCAGCTTGATGTCTTATAAGAAGATTACTAAATGAAACTGCCACTCCTCCTACAAAATTAGAAGTCGCCTCCATAATAGAATCTGCTATAGGGCTTTTACCATATTTACTTAAAATAATACCGTTAGTAGTATAATTTGGAACTACACTAGTGCTAAAGACGGTTTCTAAAAATTCTGTAAATTCTGGATGGATTGTAGGCTCTCCAGTTGAACCAATAGCTATCTGGAATGGCTTCTCTGTAAATGTAAATTTAAAAGCTTTCTTTTGAACCTTTTCTCTATAAGTACCCATCCATTTTTTCCAAGTTTCGCAAATATCTGGGTAATTTATACCTTCATGACCTGCAGAAACATAACAAAAAGGACATTCCGCATTGCATTTAGTATTAATTCCAACATCATAAAATTCAGCTTTATCGGGCTCCAACTCTTTAGCTATTCCATCACCAAGTCTTACCGTTTTGAGATTAAACCAAATAGCATTATAATTGTTGTTGAGAAAACAACGCCTTTTTACACCCCAATCTTTAAAATCTTTCATTTTTTATAATTTATTTCGTTCATTTCCTGGAAGTTTCTCCCATTCTTCCCAACTAATTAATTCGATAATTTTCTTAGTTTCAGGATTTACTCTACAAGGACAAGAACATTCCTTAATGTCAAGATTATTTATCATCCAATTAATAGTAGCACACCTATTATGGTCAATCCAAAGAAATGTTTCTAACTCTTCAACGGAATTTGAAAAATGTAAAGAATATATTTCTTTAGTAAATAGGTGTTTTTTATTATCGGGAATATACTTCTTAGCATTTTCATACATTTGGTCAAATGTCATAATGCTAAATTCCCCACCCATTCCAGATGAAGAATCGTACATTTTCTTTTCTTCTTCAGAAAGACTATTCCAACTTTCCCAATCACCCGAAAAGTAGTCTCTGCTGCCAATAGCTTGAAGGAGTTCCGCAAGGGCTACAGCTGGCATTGACTGACTAGTCACGACAAACAATTCTGAGCTAGAATTGGTAATCAAATCAGACACACTCTGAATCTTAGCTATGAATCTCATTTTCTTCAATGACGTTAAATTTTTTCCTTATTTTATTAATAGTATTTTTGGAATTTGTATAAACAAATACACATTTTTTCAAGTCACTAAGTGAAGAATCAAACTCCAACGAAAACCCTTCTGGAGTAGCCCATTGTTTTTTCTTACACTTTCTTTTATAAAGTTCAAATTCTTCTTCGAAAGTAGTAACTTTTATATCCGGATATGAGTTTTCAGAGAGTATAATTCTAGAAGGCTTTATTACTAATTGAATCATTAATTATAAATTGCTTCTCCATAAAACAATTCATTTATTTTATTAATATTTTTGGCTGCAGAATTAAACTTCGAACTTTTAGCTGTTACTTTAAATCTAGTTTCGATACAATCACTATTGTTATCGCAAAAATCTTTAAGTGAAAGAAGTTCATTTTCATGTAAAGCATTCTCAAACTTCTCTCGCAATACCTTTACACCAGAAGCACATTCTCTAATAGATTCAAGATTTTTGATAGATTTCCACAAAGAATAACATAAATCTGAATGTTCTATAAGATAATCTCGATATCTCCATTCTGTTTCTTCTGAGCAAATTCTATCTATTTCGAAAAAATCGTCAAATGACTTTTCTGGGGCTGTGCATTGTATTATAGAAGTAATAGCATTTTCCAGAATAGATAAAGCATTTGAAGTCAACATTAAATATACTTCAGTAGAGCTGTTAGTTATAATATCCGAGGTTGATTGTATTGATATGTTCATCATATTATCCTAAATGATACCTAGAAATATGGTTGTAATTTAATTGTTCTATAAATTCCATAAGCCAATATGGAATTGAATTTTCGTCAGCAGACCAGATAAGCATATCTCCTTTTTTATACTTAATATTCCAGCCATCGATTTTCCCATCCGTCGAAGCTACTTCAAAACTTAAAATATCATCAATTTCGAGTCCAGCAGCCGTCATTACACTAGTTATAAGTTCTTGCAGTTCTTGATTTCTAGATTTCAAGTTTCGTACAACAAATACTTCAGAAGAACTATTGGTTATTATGTCTGATACAGACTGCGTTGTCAACTTTACTATCATTTTCTAATAGTGTTTCAAGATTTTTAATTTCGGTTTCGTAATAACAAATCTCGTCTAGCAAATCCTCTATAATATCCCTTCGTAATTCTATTTGATTTGTTATTGCTTCTCGTTGTTCGTTTGTCATATAATAAAAAAGGCAACCAATCACTTAGCTGCCTGAATTAAATTATAAAAAAATTCTTTTGTCATAATAACATATTCTCCAATTGAGCCTATGTTAACCTCCTTATTTACTTGATAGTTATGAAAAATTACTAGAGGTCTATCTTTTCTAGGGCAATTGGGAATAATTTCCTGATAAGAAGGCTTATTTTTAGTACACTTACACTGTACGTAGAATGGAAGAGTATTAGGAATTGTTTCTGCTATATCTATCTTGTCGGCATCTAAATTCTTAGACTCCGAACGAGAAGATTTTAAACCCTCGTAGCCTAACGCTGTTAACTCTTTGATAATCTTTAATTCATAATTATTACCCTTTCTCTTCGCATACGCTCCTGTATGTTTCTTTTTCGGTTTCTGTTCTTGTTCTTGTTTTTCTGCCATATTCGTTTACCGCATCCTGAATTAATTTTATTGTCTTATCTCTTCCGTATTTCTTATGATAATCTGAAATATCCTTTGCTTCATATTTGCGAGGTATCCAAAAACAAGGAATATTAAACCGCTTTCTAATTTTATTCATATTAGACAGTCCAGCTAAATCATTGTCATATAACACACAAATATAATTGAAGGATTCTTTCAATTTCTCAAACAGAACATCAGGAATAAATAAGTTTTCAGAATTAGGGGCAATAGCAGGAAGTCCACACGAGTACAAAGTCATTACATCTTTGAGAGATTTGGTTATAACTAAGACTTTACCTTTTTTGGGTAATTGGTCTAAGCCTTGAATCATCTTCGCAGACCAATTAGAAAGGAATCTATATGACTTTCGTTTTGGAAAATAAATTCTCCATAGTTCTAGTCCATCCTTTTTACCTTTATAGTAACCATAAATGGGACTTTGTTCGCTGGACGAAGCAAAATAATTTCCATTTAAAAAAACAGATTTGCAAGAATATACTCTAAACTTTTTCAGAATATCTCTTGTTATACCGTAAGAAGCCCACCAACTGAGTTCTTTTTGAGAAAATTCCTGCATCTCGATTTGAATACTAGCAGGGCCAGCTTCTTCAAATTTCTTAGGATTTTCATTAATTTTTCCTGGATTTCTCTTGATGTGAGGATTTTTTATCAGCCCAAAATCATTGGCAATGATTTTCATAGCCATATGATATGTACAACTATATTTCCTCATTACAACATTTATAAAATTGCCATAAAAATCACCTTTGAAATCCTTAAAGATAACATCACCTGATTTGTTCACATAAAATGAACAAGTCGGGTGGTCATCAACTCTTAGTGGTGATTTAAATAATCCTTTTTTGACAGGAATACCCAAATAGTATTCCATATAGGTCTCTTGAGGATACTTGGATAATAAATAGTCTTTTGTGATGGTTGGTTCAATTTGTATTTCCATTTGTAAAAAGATAATTTATTGAACCACAAAGATACTAATTATTAGCCTCAATTCCAACTAACTCAAGCACTTAATTATTAAGTACTTTGAAATCAATTTTATTTCAAAGAATTAAAGTCAATTGCATCAACATCAGTGGTTTCTCCAGAAACATCACCGTTTGCAATTTCATTTTCTTTAGCTGCCATATCAGTAGGCTTCTTTTTAGACATTTCTTCTTTCCTCTTTTCTTCATAAGAAGAGAAGAAAACTTTGTCACCTATAAAATTATCGGAAGTAAAACATTCTCCTTGTTTATTTAATGCTACAAAATAAGGCAAACAAGGAACATAATTTCCATCTTTATCAGTTTTCCCGATTAATTTTAAATTAGTTTCAGTACCAATTTTTGGTTTTAGAATTTTAATAAGTGCTTCACACAATTCATTGAAGCTCTTAAAAGAGACACCTTTCATTTTGCCATATTCTTCTGGAGCAATTACAGTACCGAGCTGAGCTATAAACGTCATAGTTCTTTCAAAATTACAAGGCATTTCTACTTCATGACCTTCTTTATTCTGACGAGTAGGCCTTTTTAAGTCACTTTCTTTAGGGAAGAAAATACTTTCTTCATAATATCCCTCCTTGTTTTCAAAACGAACTTTTAGAATTTCATAAACAGCGTCCGGGTCTTTTTTACCCTGAATACGTTCTACTTTAATATCCTTAAAAGCAACTCTATGAATTTCATAAGGTTTAAGTCTAGGCATTGAAGAAGAAGTTGCTTGTGTATTCGAAAGGTTAAAATTCATTTCCATAATAGATATTTTTTTTATTTTAATGTATAGTCAAGTTCAGAAATCTCATTCTTGTCTACATCATCTGCTAACATATCTGCCAATTGAATATCTAAAGGAAGGTCATCAACTGGTTCATCTTCTATATCTATCTTTATCTCTTTTGTTTCATTTGGAGTTGGGGCTGGCTTATCACCTTCTAATATAAATAGTTTATCACTGGATGGATGAGGAACTAAAGTGAATTTTGTCCCAAACTCTGCAAGCATGTCATTGGCTTTTCCTCTACAACTAACTGTTAGAGACTGAGTAAGCTTATTTCCACCTTTAGTTCCAAATGCTTCATTTGAACCTATAACTGGGGTACGAGTTTTTCCTTTTCTCTCATATTTAATCTCTAATCTATCTTCTGGAACAACACCAAGAACATCTGCAGCTTCTTGGTTTAAACAATACTTATTGTCTTCCAATATAATTGCAGGACCAGTAATCCCTTCGATTTCAGTAACTGCAGTTTTCTTTTTTGATGTTCTAGGTTTCTTTTCAGTTGCAATTTTGTCTTCAATGATTTCTCTAGAAACTGGAGTGTATTCGCCAGTTTCTGGGTCGAAATCAAACACTAATAACATTTTAATCCTCATCGCCATTATATTCCTTAATACGCTTAATAACCATATCTAAATCATTATCTATGAGCAATGTATCAAATAATCCCATAGGAGATTTAGCTGTACATGTTCCATCAGAGTTCGTTTTAAACTTATAACATGGTTTATTTTCCTCGTCTTTATCTATTACAGTAAAGAATACATAAGTAAACAAGCCCTCTAATGTAATTACGCTATCTAGCATTTTACCCAGAGTTTTAATTTTATAATATGGATTAATTTTATCCCCCATATTTTCACTGTGAGTAGATACGATAATATATAAATCATCACGAAGATTCATCGCATTCTTCATTACTGAATAGGCGTGTTGAGCCATCTCAGTAAATTTCTCGTATCCTTTTTCTTTAGCTCTATCCATAGCCTCAAAAGCCATGAAATACTGGAAATCATCAATTATAACATACTTAATCCATGGCATTTTCATATCTACTAACTTCAACATAGTCGCGACATTGTCTACATTAGTAGTTGTATAGAAATTTCCCAATTCCTCTCTGGTTGTACCTCTTGTATTTAACGTTTTATATTTCTTCTTTGCCCCAGGTATTCCAGGTCTTTTTCCGGTTGTTGTAATAATAAATGTTTCTTCTGGATTTAAATTTCTAATTGAAGTAGTCTTTCCAGAACCAGACTCCCCACAAATACAAATCATTTCTGCCATTCTTATAACGTAATTGGAATTTTTATAGGTTTATCTTGTTTTATATTATCTTCAGGTATTTGTTTAATCTCATCGTCCTCTTCTAAAAGATAATTAGAGGTAAGATATTTTTCATAATCATATATTTCATCGGCTCTAGGTAATTCTTTCCACAGACCGCATTTACCATAGAAAGCGACTCCGACTTCAACGTCAGCTTCGCCATACCTATTCTTTAATACAGTGATACTTCTAAACCTACTTCCTAAAGTGTTTATATCATATCCTCTATGAGAACTTAATCTTTCTCTATGAGGATTAAAAATAGAAATGATAATTTCGCTGTCTTGTGCTGGCGAGCCGCTATCTTTTATATCAGATAGTTGCATATTATCTAATCCAGCTTTTCTTCTATCCATGGACGTAGAATCTCTATTTGCCTGCATGATAACCAAAGGACTTATTTTACATCTATTTCTTAAAGTTACCAAATAAGAAGAAATAGTATCCATTTCGTCTTTTAGCGTTCTTCCTTCAGATTTTCTAACCAAACTCAAATGGTCGATAACTACAAGATGTACAAGGTCTTCGTTATGTTTTTCGTAGGTTATTCTTGTTTCAGACTCAGTAAAAGTACCCTCTGCTTCTAACTCTTTATAAAGGGTAGCATAAAGTATTTGAGCATTTAGTGCTTTATCATGTACTGTAATAATGTTTTCAACATCGTGTAGCCATGAGATACACTCTTTTACTATTTGATAATTTTCATCCGATAAACGATAACCTTTTTTTTTAGAGAGGAGTTCTTTAGTAGATAATTCTACTCCATAATGTTCAAAAATATACATACATAGTAGTTTGGCAAATAATAACTCACTACTCATTTCCAAACTAAAGTATGTTACTTTAAAATTTCCATCATGTAAATGCTCCATCAATGGACGATAAATATAGGAATATAGAGCTAAACTAGTTTTACCACTGCCGGTTCCACTAAAAATTAATGTATAAGTATTTTGTGTAACTCCATCAATTATAGTTTCCAGCTTGGGAAGCCCCATTGTATATCCCCAATTCTTCCCATCTCTACCTAAAGTAATTTGATGAATTAGAGAATTAGTAATCATAAAGCACGAACAGCATTAAAATTTATTGTTCCAATTTCTCCACTTTTCAATTTCTCAATCTCTTCCCATTTTCTACTAATTACAAATTCACAAATATTAAAACATACATAGCTTGTATTATCCCTAGCCCATTTAAGCAATTCAATTATGTGTTTATGCTTAGTTTCGTCATAGTGAATAGCTTTCCCATAAGCTCTAAAAAAATCCTCTATAGAATCATATTTTTTAGCAATATTTTTAAGAGTATAAGGTACTCCATTTATTGTGGTACTAAACGGATACTCATTCCATAACTCTTCTCCAAGTTCATAAGAGCTTTTAAAATAAGTTCTAAGAAAAGCTTTATTAAACTCTACATCTTCGGGATAAAATTGTTCTCCTCTTTGTGGAATTTTATAAGACTTAAGAATAATACCTTTATCTTGTAAACTTACTAATTGCTCTCTAACGTCTCCTCGCATTTCGGCAGGAATAGCCAAAAACCTAAAAATATATTCCGGAAAGTATTCTTCGTTAGCAAGAAATAATAATTTAATTAAGAACCACTCATTGGGGGAGATTTGATATTTCTCCATCAATGCTAGTTCATTATCAATAGTTAAACTTAATTTTTCCAAACAGTTAAAAATTAAATAAATAAATTATTAATCTCTAACTGCAATCATTTTAATCTCCTTTCGGAGTGTTATCAATTACATACGGTTTTAAAAATTCACTTATTAGTTCTCGTGTTCTTTCTCGGAGGGCATCTAAATCAACATACCCAAGTTCAACAAGTTCAACCTTACTTTGATTTAAATCAATAGCATCCAAGATTTTACAACAGAGTAACAATTCTATCTGTCTTTCTAGAATCATTCTAATAGAGTTACAAAGTTAGTAAAAATATAAGACATATCCAAACCCAAAATGACATTTTAGTTAATTTAACCTACATCATTTGGTGGGGCCAAGGAATGTCATTAAAAAGTCTTTTAACCTTTTTCACATTCTGAAGCAGTTGAATATCGTATTTTTCCATCAAAACACTGATATCCGCATTCTATGGACCACATCCATCCTCCAGGCTCATTTTTAGATGAAGGACAGTATGCCATATAAATATTATGTTGTATACTAGCAGTTTCTAAAGTCATAATTAAAACCTAAATATCATTTTAAGAGGTTTTGATTTACATTCTTTAAATTCTTCATGTTTCAAAACGTGCATTAGTTGTTCTTCATCTATAGTAATATATTTTTTATCAGCATTTGAACGGGTAAACCACTCTTCTTCAACAGTTCCTCTTAAAACAAGTGTAAATATTTCAGCAACTTTATTAGGAGAAAATCTTATGACTCTTCCAATCCTTTGAGTTTTCTCAGTTTTGGAACTAGTATTACTAAGAATAATTGCAAGATTTAGACCTTGGATGTCTGCCCCTTCATTAAGAGCTTTAGAAGTATTTAATACTCCAACCTTCATCGGAATAAAATCTTCTAAAGTCATCGCGTTCTTTTTTTTAGTTTGCTTAGAATGAAGTACACCTCCATACTTTATTTTCTCCGCAACTTCAATAGTTGGAGAAAATGTTATCGCTTTACTATCTCTTCTATAGTCAAGAATCAGATTTGTTATTTCAACTTTTTTTGGATGGGAATAAATAAAGGCTTTTCTTTTTTGCATAGTTCGCATAAAACCCATTGCATGAAAAGTTATGTCTTTTAATAGCTGAGATTTAGTAGTTGGGTCAGTTCCTGTATATAACAGGTCTCTAAAAGCCATTCTTTTTCTAAATCCATCTTTCCCAACTAACTTCATGCACAAGTCAAAATTATAATTAAAAAATGCGAAGTGTTCATTAAATTCTCTATTAAGCGCATTGTACTCAGTAAGGTCTACATCTATATAAACCTTATATTCCTTATATGGAGCAAGCCATCCATTTTGAGTAGCTTCCTCGATAGAGATTCTATCGCAAACTGGACAATATCGCTCAATTATAGTATGTCTTTCGTCAAGCCGCTCTAATGTAGCAGTCAATCCTAAAATGAGTTTATATTTGACTTTATCAAATACTTGCTGGAAAGAATCAGCAGCCATTCTATGAATTTCATCAAGTACCAAAATATCACAGTTCCATTCATGTTTTACTACTGTGTTAATAATAGCTACTTCTGCATTCATAAATAATCCTGCTTTAGCTAAAGCTTTCACCCACTGGTCTTTAAGAGTTTCTGTAGGAACTACTACTAATACTCTAAATCCAGTATATTTCTTTAAGACACTCTGTACACATTTTATTGCAGTGGTTGTTTTACCTACTCCAGTTGCATATTCTAATGTTCCTTTGCACTTATTATCAATCCATCTAATTCTTCCCAATTCTTGTCTCTCGTCACGAGTAGGCGGGGAGAATAAATCCATTCAGTTAATAATATAGAATAATCCTACATAATTATCTATTGGAATAGCACTAAGTTTATGAAGATTTAAATAAAGGTATGTAATAAAATTATAGAGTATATCCATGATATTCTGCAACTTTTTCGATTTGTCGCATTCTAGTCTCCCATTGGCTAATATGATATTTAACATCTGCTTCAAGAGCAAACAGAATTCTATTTCTCAACGTCAATAATTGCTCCGTTGTTAAATCAGAATATTTTTTACTCTTTAAATTAACCATAGAACGTAATGCACTGTACGACAAACCTTTGGGGTTAGCCTTCAAAGTCATGGATTGCTTAAGATTTAGACGTTCTTTCACAACTTCAATTCTGTCTCGAACTTGTCCAGTAACTTCATCCTTTTCCATCAAGTCTTTCATTTCTTGAGGGGAAAACCATACTCCTTGTTTAAGAATAAACGTAAGAGTAATGTGTTGCTTATTGAATTTACCGAGTGTGTCTAAACATCCATCTATTACTAAATCAATTGGAAGATTACTAAATTCTTCTGGAATTCCGTTTGTTACAAGAGATATAGGACATGTTCTCAACGCTTCTTTAGTGAGGGTTTCTCGATTTGCGTCAAGAATTCCATTAAGAGCAGAAAGGTATAAATATCTCGGATAAGGTTTTCTATCTTCAGAACCTTTCTCTAAGTAACGTAAATATAATTCCGCGTTACATCTTTCTCTTTGGTCTTTAATAATGTCCAATAGAACATATCTTCCCGGATGTGCTTGGTCTTTGTTTCTCAACATAGAAATACAATGGTTATAAAATTCTCTCAATTGCTCTTCTGAACAATCAATTAAACGATATTCCTCTTGTACTTTTTCTCCATTTACTTCAGATTTTGCACCTTTCCAAACAAATGCTTTAATGTTGTTATCTTTAGCATTTAATGCGTCTTCCAATTTTTCTCTAACTGTCATAACTTTTATAAACTTTTACTATTTTCTCAATTAATCATCATCTACTTGTTTTAAAAGTTATCTTTTGTGCTCTGTCTGGTTATAGATATGCACAAAACTCCTTCTCAGCGGGTTTTGCAACAAATTTTATAAATTGAATATTGGAATAATTATACGGAATAAAATTAGTCCCATCATACCACTTATCTATACCAGCTCTAATCTCTTTATACTCTAGATAGCCAATTTCTCCTAGACGTAGTTCTCGATGTTCCCAATTAGGGAACTGAATACACATAAGATACTCTTTACTTTCTAAATCTACAAATACATAAGTAATGTAATTATCAATATCACTACTCTTGGCTACAAGTTTCGCCAGTATCGTTATCATCCTCAATGACGTAGTCTCGAATCAAGTCATCTTCTTCAATATCGTCATCTTCTGTGAGGATACAATAATATTCAATCCATTCCTCCATAATAGAGTTATAGATTTCATCAGCAATTTCATGAAGTTCGTCTTCTGGTACTCCAGGATTTTCTTCCATCGCTGCATCAAGTGAATCGGACCAAGTAGGGATACTGTTAAAGCCCTCATAAGATTGGTACTCTTCTACAGCAGATTCATAGGCTTCTTTCTCTGCATCTTCAGCACTCTCACAAAGAGTGGTATATTGATAGCTTGCTCCACCAAAGCCACCTCCAAGTCCAGAGTATATGTTATACTCTTTTAATTTACTTCTATTAACTGTTTTACATTTTATTGCCATAGTACGCTTTTACAAACAAGCCCATATAATTGCAAGTGTTAAGTAATATAAATACGTCTTCATTTAAATAACCAATAAAGAAGTTTATTTTCTTTCCACGAATCATCCACTTTAGCATCCCCAAGTCCAGCAACGTACGGAATCATTACAAACACTCCTACAATCGGAATACATCCTGCTACGAATGTTAGTATTATTTACGTGAGCTTTTTTATACGCACCACCTGTATAGACATAGATATGGTTATCAAACACATATACCATGCCAACCAATATTAACAATTGAAGAATACTAAGTATTAATGCTATCATTTATCTTTATAGTTTATACACCCATATTTGGCAAAATCGCAGACCTTTTTCTCTATTCCAATAAAGCAAGGATATTTTGCGCACTCTTTACAAGTTCTTTCCGGATGTTTATATTTAACTCCGTCTTTGTCTTTATCGTTTTGAAACTTTTTTGCTGGCATGTTCTATTTTTGGTTTATAATTGTTACAATATGCTATTGCAGCATCTAAAGCTTCGTAATAATCAGAATATCCTCCAATAGGTCCACCTTCTTCTGTATGATTTCTAAGCCATTCTGCTCTGGTATTGTTGCCTATATAGACTCCGACACACCAAAACCATTTACCTCCAGACATTTGAGGTAGAACACAAGGTCTCAAACCTTTTTCAGCCAACTCATTTATATTGTTAATCATAATAAAGCCACGATAAAAATAGTCCCCAAGTAAAAGCAAGAAAAAAGGTAAGAGGAATCCCTAGTTGAAATGTTCCAATAATCATTGCTCCTACAAGAAGACATATATAGTACCTGATTTTGTTCATTTTATTAAAAGTATAGCTAATAATCCAGCACTAACAGTAAACCCTCCAATCGCCCAATTTTTCCACGCTTTTATTCTTTGGTCTTTCTTTTGAATTGTTTTATTGAGAGTAGTTATAGCCTGGTCTTGCATTTCTGCTTGCAACATGCATCTTTTAAGTTGAATAGACTTAATAGAATCGGCCCTTTCAAGATTCTTGTTTATAAGAGCAAGATTTTTGTTTTGGCAATCTAATAAATCTACTTCTTTTAAGAGCTTTTTATGTTCTAAAAATACAAGATTAGTATGTTTTAACTGTTGAGGGGTTATCACTACCAAAGAATCTTTCGTAACTTTCGGATAGATATTTTGTGAAAAACTCAATGTCGTCCCCAATAGGCTGATTAGTAATATTAATAAAATCTTCTTCATATTTTTCTTGATTTATAATAATCTCAAACTTCGTAGTGTCTATAACCGATTTAAGACTATCATTGGTTTTACTAATTAGACTAATATGATTTGTTAAAGAGTCGATGCTATGCACCAACTCTTTATAATCATTATTGGGAAGCTCTTGGTTCTTTCTATAAAACCTATCCATTAGAAACATGGTACTAGTAGTACATATTAGTCCTACTAATAAGAATGCTGCCCAATATTCTTTTATCATAATTCGCCCTCTTCGTTTTGCAAGCAACTCCAAGCAACACAAATAGCAAGGTCCTTCAGAACTTCATCAGATGCAGTTACTAAGTACTCATGCACTTTTTTCGCTTCTTCTGGAAGAGATTTATAGATTTCTTTTACTTTCTGTTCGTCTTCCCAATTCATTTTGTCAGCAGAATAGGTTGCTAAATACTTACCCGGATTTGCTTCGAAAAATTTACCTTCTTGATTCAAGATAGATTCTACCACTTCCTGATTGATAACACCTACAGTAGTAGAACGAATAATGTTGAAAGGATTTTCCATAGCCTTTCTCTCAGCTTCAGTCATTCCTATTCCACGTACATATTCGTCTCCCTCTCTACGTACAGCAATTCCTAAACGAAGTTGTTTTACTTCATCATTACCAGCATTATCATCAGTTTCGGAGATTGGCAAACTGATTGCACACATTGTATACTCACGTTTGTTACCTTTAAAATCAACAAAAGTACCTTCTTTAAAAACAATTTTTTTCATAATTAACTTTATTTATTTTTATAAAAATCAAGAATTGCATTTTCTTTACGTAACCAAGAGGCTTGTTCACAAGCCATGTCAAGGATAGTTCTACTAATGGATTCCTCTTCCACTTGTTCCTTAACTAAAGAACCGGTTTCTGTGTCTTCAGACATGAACCATTGGAATGTAGCATAGTCACCTTCTTCAAAAACATGTTTTACGATGCTGTTGATTCGCATGGTAGTTTCAATCTCTCTATCCACCGTAGCTCTGAAAGGTTCTTCCCTATCCTTAATAGTTACATTAGTTGCTGGAATTTCTGGATACTCAAATTCGGCATCATTATAGGTTAAATACCAATAAATCCAATCATGATGCTTCTTTTCTTCTTCAGCTCTTCCTTCAAAATATTCTCCCAATTTAGTTAATCCTTGAGTGTCAAACCAATTGGCAAATGTTTTATACATATTATAATTACTCAATTCCGCTGCTAACTGAGTAACTAACATTTTAATAGTTTTTTCACTTAAAGGACACACTCTTCTACTCTTATCGATTATAAACTCGGTAACCTTCATAGAGGGAGTAGTATTGCCTTCATCTTTTTTTATTTCTTCCTGAATTACATTTTCTACTTTTTCGTTGTTCATCGCATAAAACAAAATTATTATTTTCTAAATAACTAATTGGAGCTGACACCCAAGTAACTGTTTTCATTATCGTAACAGTTTTATCCTTTCTAATTACTTTGCATTCTTTGTATTTCAGAGGTTTGGGAGAAGAATAGAATCGAGACCCTGCAGTCTCAACTCTATCCAGATATATTACATATAAATTTACCTCATAGATAAACTCATTTGCAACAGTCAACTCAACATCCCCAGAACGGTAGCTCGCTTCTCTTATACGTTTTGCCATTCCATGAATATGTTTCAAACATTACATTTTTGTACTGTTTAAGAATTCGTGGAATATCATATAAAGTACTAGAAATGGAAAGGGTTGTTTTTCCACCTTTAGTAAGAGGAATTATATGGAAAATCATTTTACTTACCAAAGGACAAGTATGTTTTGGCTGCGCTGCCCAACAAGTTGTGAATTTAGTTTTATCACGTCTTTTAGCTTGTTTCAATTTGGCTTTTTCGGACGGAGTTTTAGTCCAAATCGAAACATCACGAGGTTTTAGATTAGGAAGTCTAATTCCTTCAGCAACCATCATTGCATCGTTTGTTACGTCTACCGGCTCTCTTTCTACTTTTTGTTTCTTTACAATCTTCTTCATAATTTTTCACTGTACTTTAATAATTGATACTCCACCTTGATAGCCATTTGTAGCTATCATGTATTTTTGTTCTTCATATGTAAATACATACACAGAACTCGCACCCTGAGAGAAAATACATTCACCAGGAATAATGTTCCTATTTTCAGCTGGAACTTTGCTGCAACCCATTACAAGAACTATTCCCGAAATGAGTCCTACAAATAAGAATTTTGTCACAATTCCATATAAAATAATTTGCAAAATAAACTATACTTAGTCATTCCCTCTCTTTCTTGTCTGCTTAAATCACCATAGGCGTTGCAGGCCACAAATACATTCATTATCGGAATTATAAAAATAAGGGATGCAATTATAACTGGACCTAATGTTAGTCTGTCATCGCATTCCCTTCCATATAGAATAGAAGCCCGTATAAAATCCATAAAAACAATTGTAGGAATCACATAGCCTACAATCACTATTATCCACAAAAATATCATACATGAATAGTTTTACATATTATACACTTGTATATCCCTTTCTCAGAATCAAACAACGAATGTTTAGTTTGACATCCACATCTAGGACATACCATAAGTTTAGTCGAAATATAGACTTTCTTTGGTTTAGAGTTCTTCATATTTTTTGAATACTTGTTTAATACGTTTCGCTACTATTGAGTTGTATTTAGTATCGTAACACCTGTTCCAGTCTCCCTTATCGTACATCCATCTTATATGTTTGCTGTTTATATAACAGACAGCTACGTGAGGATAACGACTAGAATAGTCTCCAGAGTTTAATATTTCCCCATTTTGTAACATAATTGCGTAATGACTTCCACAAAACATAATATCATTAAAGTCAGAACGTTTATTACGACTTCTGATATTACGACGGATAGAGAGAGGTGAAACATCTCTTGTAGAATGGTCGTATATGATTAACTTATATTTTATTTTGCGAGTTTCTAATTCTCTAGCAATTAAACTAGCACAATAACAGCATCCCCCTGCATTTATATAATATGCACTATCAAGTTCTTCGCATAGTTTATTAATAGCCTTAACTATTTCATTTCGCATAATTTACTTATATCTTGATAAATCTTTTTAAACTCTTTCATATATTCAGCCATAGAAAGAGCTTTATCTCTATGTTTGACTGAAATTCTATACTGAACTATTTTTTTCATTGCAGTTTCAAGTTGCAATCCATAACCAGCTACTTTAAATTCTTGACGTTCCTCTCCACCTTTTGGTTTAATTGTGTGAAGCAGTTCTAAGTCAAAAAATAAACTACTATCAGAGACGGATTCAAGCTTGAAGTCTTCTTCCTGAATAATCACTTAATTTATTTTCTTTAAAGAAATTAGCAACAAATTTATCTTGTGATTCAGAAAGCTCTTTAACTTCATAAACAGAATTCAAGGTATATATAAGATTTCCTTCTATCTTTTTTATTAGAGAAGTGTGAAAATAATCCCAAAAACCCCTAGGCCCAATAACCTCGGCTACGCCTCCAACTCTGGCACTGATAAGTTTACCACAGGCTACATAACCGGGCTCAATTCCATTAGGATGTCCATCTCTATATCTTGTAGATTCTAGTTTAGTCAAAGTAACATTTTTTCCAATTAATTCTTCTACATTCATTTATTTCATATTAAAATGGGTAAACTAAATCTTGTTTTGCCAACTGGTCATGCAACATTTGTCCAGTAAGCCTAGGCTCGAACGTTACATATTTATCCAAATATCGATTAAGCTCTCGAGCCAGACTAACACAGTCCAGAATACTACAAAAGTTTGGATTCTTTACAGCTCCAGTTATAGCTTTAATATCTAGACTGTTATTTGAATAATTGTACTTAAGTCTAACTTTAATGACTTCGTCAAAAAAGATTTTATATTTTAATACAAAATGCAATACCTGTCCATTTTTCGAATCTGGCAGAACAATAAATTTTTTAATTCTCTTTCTAGTCATAAGTTAGTAAAAAAAATAAGCCCAACCCACGTAATGGATTACATGGATTGGGCTACAAATAGTTTAAAGAAGTTACTTTTTGGAGTTATTCAGTTTATCGGCGATATCCATTACCATCCGTAAACCTACTGCATCCATTGCATTGTTTCCTCCACCGTTACCACTTAGCATAACGTCTGGAACCCATTTAACTTCAGATTTAGACAAAGCTTCAGCCACACCAACAGTTGTTTTATAGTTCCATTCGGCCTGTTCTTGAGGAGTCAAACCTGCTTGTACTTTAAGTCTATTAGCCTCTGCTTCTGCTCTACCTTCAGCAATAATCTTCTTAGCTTTCTCATTGGCTTCTTTAGCTTGTAATTCTGCCACCTCAAATGCTTGCTGTGCTTTAGTTACCTCAACTGCCTTAATCTTTTCTTGTTCCCACTTAGCAGATTCTGCAGCAGCCTTACCTTCTTCTGTAATTTGAATAGTACGCTGAACAGCTTCTAAAGCTTTAGCCTTCGCAGTTACAATACTCATATCAGCTTCTCTTTGTTTACTAATTTGAGCTTTAGTAGCATTTTCATAGTCAGTATCGGAAATAGCTAATTGGGAAACTTTTAATCCATAAAAAGCAAATGGAGATTCTTCTTGGCGCTTAATTCCATTGGGAGATAATGAATCGGGGATTGCTTCGGCAATCTTTGTAAGTTGTTCTTCTCCAGTTAACGGATTAATAGTTTTGATTGCCGTTACTTTAGTTTTATAAACACCGTGATTCAACTGGTCTGTAATAAGGGCAATCAAGTCAGTTCTCTTTTCGCTTACAGATTCCAAAGAAGACATCAAAGGACCGCATGACATAACAACCTTACTAAGAGTAGGCTTTACTAAATCACGAATAAGTTTTTCTTGACTACCGTAGTGGGTCTGAATTCGTTCTAGATACTTAGTTTCAAGAGGCATTTCAACTCGAACTGAGCCCATCACAAAGCCTTTACCTTTATCATTATAAGTAATAGTCATGGCAGGATTTTCCATCGAGGAATCTATATAAGGATTTCCTTCCTTGTCCTTTTTCAGTTCGTTGAACCATATCTGACTAGTTTTGTCATAAATAGAAACATTTCCAAACTTTTGCCATTGAAACCCACCATCAGTCCAATATTCATAAGTACCAGTAATAGGAATCTGATTTACACCAATTTTACTTTTGTCCATATCTTCCGCAATCATCGGAAAACAAGCAATTAACACTACAGCGAAAATGCCGATAATAACACCTAAAAGTTTAAATCTTTTCATTCTTTAAATATCTAAAAGTTAATAGAATTCTGATTAATTATAGTTCTTTGGGTCTGCAATCCAATAATAAAATGGAGTAAGACACCTTAACATAGTAATTTTTCGGTTTGTAAACCTTATTGCTCCAAACAAATGAAGGACTAACATTCCGTAGTATATTGCTAATAGCAACATAATTACAATACAAATAATTCTAAATGCTATCATTTTTGTTATTTAAAGTTTTAGCAATCCATTCTCCAAACTCGTCCTGAATTTTAGCTGCCACATCCGGAGGAAGATGCAAACCGCCTACTCCCGTTAAATGTCCCCAACCTCTAAGAAGAATAATTTTAAACCAATTTTCCTCTATTTTAATCCATACATATTCTTTTTCATATTTAAATTCATAAGGAAAAGGTATAGTAGAATTTCCATTAAGGATAGCTAATATAATTTCCCCTAGACTCCTCAGATAGAGAAATAGAATCTAAATCTTTGTTCCAGGGCTGAATAAAATCAAAAGCCATACTCCCTTCAGAGGTAAATACTTTATAGTACCCAAAGTCTTCAAAGGGACCTTTGTATGCTTCTTTAAAATCCGTATTCTTCTTCATCATCTTCTAGTATTTTAGTTATACCTTGTATGATTGCGTGATGCAAAGCCTCCTCATAATCTCTAAAACTGAAGGGAGAAAATAATTTTTCCCAACAAGGTTTTCCAGGTGTAGATTTCCTTTTGTTATAAATCCATGTTTCTGCTGTAAAATATCCAGTACTCTTGCGAACTCCTACGGACGCTGTAATTCCCAGTTTTGTAAGCCGTAATTGACATTCCATAAGGTAGTACTGTTCATATGAAATTTCCTGTTCAGGAATTCCCCTGTTATCTAGAAATTCAAGAATTTGCGTAATTGATTTTGTGCTCATAAGTCTCAATTAATTTATCAAACGCTGCTACTCTAGCATTGTGTCCAGACTCGGTATCTGGTTCCCACCAATATGCTTTACTTTCTCTATTCTTAGGTGCGTTTAAAAATTTCCGATTAAATTCTGGAAATGTTGCGACAATGTCACGTTCATCGTATTTCACAATTCCTCTCTCAGTTCCAGCCATAGCATGTTCAAGACAAAAGCACATTCCCCAATACTCTGGATGTTCAACAAATAGTTTCTTACCTTGTTTAAGAATTTTAAGTTTTTCTGTATCTGTCATAAACTTTAGAATTAAGTACCCCGTACTGGATTCAAACCAGTGACCCGCACATTAGAAGTGTGCTGCTCTATTCAACTGAGCTAACGGGGCAAGTGTAGTTAATTATAACGGAGTAACTACAATCCCTCCGACTACCATATTTCTCATCCTGTAGACTATCAGATGGTGTTTTCCTCACGAAGAACATCTAAACTCGGCATCCCAGCTTATATACCGCGTGAGCTGGCGGTTATACTCCTAACAGCACTCCTATGGAATTACCCAATGGTCTGTTCACTTAGACAACTTCTCTTCAAGTTTATTTAAGTGTTGAATTTCGACTTTCTAACACTCTAAGCGTCAGGGGCTCTGGTTTGAGTATTTTAATATAGCCCCTTGTTAAATATGTGAGGAGCAGCCGTTCTCCCCTTTGTCTGGTTTGGACACTTTAGTATCTACTAGGTTTTTACTCTGCAGGATTTCGAGTGTTTATTCTCCCTTATCGGAATGAACCTACTGTCGCAGGGACCAGCTTCCCTAAACCCCGAACGGCTTTAGTTATTATTTTTCTTCCAAATCCTCCGGACCAACGTAATAAAGACTGCCAGTTACATCCGCAGGGATAAGTAAGACATCATTATCATCCAATTCGGACCAGCCCATATCGCAGTCCAAATATTCAACGATAATATCTTCATCGCTGTGTCCAACGACCTTAACTTCTCGACCTTCGTACAAGAATGTTTTTCCAAGATTGTCCTTAGCAAAGGCATAAGATTCTACACCTTCGTATAAATCCTTCGGAACCATATAGGTTGAATCTGGACATTCATGTCCTTCAATTGATTGGCAAAAAATGCACTCATTCCAACGAGGATGTTCCATAAAATCTTGGATTTCTGGAAAACTAACCATTACGTATACCTTCATATTATCCTTTTTTAATTGAACCTGGTTTCTTATTTGCAGCTTGATAGTCTTTACTTTGTCTGTCCCACCAATCCTGTCTAGCTTTAAGCCTCGCTAATTTCTTTTTGTACTTCATAACCTTATATTAACAATTTAACCATTTAAATTCGTCTGCATCGAAATGCCGAGAAAAGCAAGCCTCGAATACAAGTTCCCCGAATTGAGTTGATACATATTCAGCAATCTCTCTGGATTTACAAGCAAACATGCCGACATGGGCATAGGCACCGCCGACCCCAATGCTAGAAGCGAAGTCACCGAGACCGGAAAAAGCACCATCATCAGCGCTGCCGCCAACGAGAGCAAATTTTTCTCCCTGATAGCTGAAGTATCTGACTATCTTAGAACCTTCGGGTATGGAATCTACACGATAGAATCTTACCCAGGGATACCAAACGTTTCCAGTCAAGAGCTTAAATTTATGTCCCTCATTCAGAGCTTCAAGGATTGTCTGAAGTTTAGCTAAAGCATTTATTGACCCGTTATAGGTAACGTCTCCCAGTTTTACGTAACCCAGACATCTTCTAGCGTCCTCATAAGTTTTTACCCTATCCATGACATTATCAGGAATAATTTCTACCTTTTTAGTATCAGGATTGTAAACTGGTTTAGTATCAGGATTGTAAACTGGTTTATAACCGTTAGGACATTCAATTTTAATTGTTTGTTTCATATTGATATTACTTAATTAATAATGCTTCTTTATAAATTTCCTTTATAACAGAAAAAATATTGTACTTTGTTTTATATCCTATATATAATATGTACAATAGGACAAAACATTAATAGTAAAACAAGGATATTGGGCTCCATATTAGCTCTACACACAATATGTGCAGTTAATATGATTATTGATATCCACAACAAGAGTAACACGAAATACATAATATCAAATTTTTATTAAGTTGGGCTATCAGGATTCGAACCTAGACTGCCTTAAATGGTTTTCACTAATTCTTTTAATTCCTTTGCAGAACTAGGCAATTCATAAGTTTTCATCCATTTTCGTACCGCATTATCAGATACTTCATATTTTTTACCTACTTGTACAAAAGATTTCAATTCTTTAAAATCATGTAATAATTGTTCTTTACTAGGTCTGTCCTCTACCTTTCGTGTATGCTTACGAGAACATACTGTACAATAAACTGCACCTCTTGTAATTTCCGAACCACAGTCCTTGCAATAATATTTAGTTTGTTCCACATTAGCACTTCCACAATAGTTGTCAGTTTGTGAGTGACAATTAGGACATAATAGTTGCAAATTATCTAAACTGTTATTGTTTGGATTCCCATCAACATGATGGAGTTGCAAAGTAATAGGTTTGTTTTGCCATTCTGTCAATCCACAAATTGCACATCTGTTTTCTATTAAATTTTCCTTCAATAGCTTCTTCTTTAGCGCAAATGTTCCAATCTTTTTATCAGAATTTAGATATTCAGAGGCACTTATATAAGAAGTCTTATAACTTCTAGCCCTACCTGTAAAGTGCGAATAATCTATATTATTAGTATCTAATATATTTTTAAGAGTTTTACTATTATTTCCTTGTCTTGGAACTCCTATTTTATCTAAAACTTCAGTAAAATTAATAGATTCTTTTACTGCAATTTTAATTTCTCCTAAATCCCATTCGTATTTACTCATAATTATTATTTTTAGTCAATGCTAATATAATAATTATTTTCGAACCTACAAACTTCGAGTTAGAAATCTTATAAACACTAATAATGTGATTAAATTATCCTACTGTTGTTGTCTCGGAGGAGTACGATTCCCCAATTTCAGGACCAAAACCTGACGTGTTGCCAATTACACCACGAGACAGCGATAAGATTAGTGACTACCATTACACTATAGCCCAATTCACTAAATTAGTGTACTTTTCAGTACACACAAAATTCCATTTTCTAGTGCATCTTCTCTAGTGGGATAAACATTACAGTCACCAGCATCGGTCAAGTCTAAGATTCCATTCGGATAGTACGAAATATAATAGGAAAATCCTTGTAATTCCAAATAATCCTCTCTATCTTCATTAAACTCAAACACTGGAGATACAGATATAAAAATAGATTTTGTATCTAACCACCTTAAAACCTCTGATTGCAGCGGAGCAGTGCAAAAGTTAGAGTACATAGCTTTGTTATTCATTCCAATCATAGAACCCTTTAAAGCCATAACTCCACCAGTATCAATATATCCCCACTCACAATACTCGTTAAACCCTTTGGCTTTTAAAAGCCAAGCAGTTTCAAATCGAACGTACCATTTATCTAAGTCCATGTTCACTTATATATTCTTGACTGGCCCTAACAGCTAACTCGTCAGCTCTAGCATTATACTTATCCTCATAATGCCCTTTTACCCAGGCTATTTCAAGGTCTTCAATTAGCTTACGCTTACTTGCTACTACTTTATCCAGTTCAGTAAATAAATCTACATTTTTATTTCTTTTGTTTTTTAAGAATCCAATATGAGAGCCTCCAATGGCATACATAGAATCACTTATAATAACTACATTATCAATAGGAGAAACTATACACCGCAAAGCTAGAATAATTGCCTTCACTTCCATTCTGTTATTGGTAGTATTTTTGTATGCTTTAGAAAACTCAGAAACTATTGTATCAACCCCATCCTCTTCTTTTACAAAAACTACTCCGACTCCGCCTTGTTTTCTTTCAAAACTAAATGCCCCATCGGTATAAATTCTAAGTCTTCTCATTTTCTTTTTCTACTCCTTGTAAAAGGATATATGCCTCTCTTCCAAGGAGGGCTGCAATTTTTAATAAATCATCTTCGTCGTCAATGATTACTATTTTGTCAAGAACATAAGAATTTAAATCCGTGAGAAGAACAGTTCTGCTATGTAATTCAACATACTTATTCTTCCAAAACTCTATTTGAGGTTTGTACTTACGTATACTCCATCTAATAGGAGCTAGCTCTCTATCAGGGTCTATATCTCCAAAGCCGTCAGATTTAAATTGTTGACACACTAATTCTAGTAAAAATCCGAAGTAATATGCTTTAACTACATCTCCACCAATAAAAGTAAACCATTCCTCATCGTTAGCGTACATTTCATCCACTAACTTAACTTTATAATCATTAGATACATCTAGTGTCATAATAATTTTAATATATGTTTATTCCAGTAATGAGCGATATCAGCGAAAGATATTTTAAATACTTCCTCAAATTTACATATTGGAGTTATCTCAATCTTCAAGTCAATCATCCAACTCCAAACTGAAGCAACTTCATTTGGAGTTATAGGTTTCTCGCACAGCCATGTATCATCGAGCAAATAATCGAAAAAGAGTTTATGTTTAGACTCAAAATCTTTAATTTTATTTTCCATATTTCTATTAAAGAGGAGAGCATCGGAATCGAACCGAACTCCTTTCAGAGCGAAGCGGATTAGCAATCCGTCCCTATCACCATCAAGGTTTACTCTCCAAACCATGTTATTTAAGCAATTCAGTTAACTTAGTCAGAATAGCTTGGTTTTGTTCAGCGACATTCATTAATGATTCTTCTTCAGCCAAGGCTGCTTCGGCTTCTTGATGCTTTACCTCAGCCTGATTTTTAGCCTGAGAAATTACTTCATTTAAGCCATCAATAGTTTTTCTAACACTCCAAGAATGTTATTAGCCTTTAAAGAAAGTTCTGAAGAAGTCAGAGTTGCTGTTTTACTAAATATTGCCATAATCTTGAATTTAAAAAATTAATAATGTGTATCCGAGGAGGGAATTGAACCCTCAAGTGTCTTTCGACTCTAGAGCCTAAATCTAGCGCGTCTACCAATTCCGCCACCCGGACATAAAGAAACCGGCGGACCTTTTCGTTTAGAGGTTATACGGGACGTCTAACTCCGCATAACATAATATTCAATGGAAGAATTTTGGGGATTCAGTCCGCCGGTGTATATTTTAGATGAGACTTTAATAAATCTTTATATGATTTATGATTGCAATATATGTGCAGATAAGCGATATATACATATTTATCTTGAACAATTTGAGGATATTTCTGTTGAAATTCATATACAGAATCAGTGTTTCCATTTACAAATTCAACATGATATTTTGCAACTGAATCATGTACAAAGATACTACTTTTTTCACATCGTACCAATGCAAAGACCATAAAAAATGTTAAAATCAATTTGTATATAAACTTTCTCATTTATCACAATCATTAGAAAGTCTACTTTCTATTAGAGAAATAAATTGTGGACTAATCCAACTTTTGGGATTTATTTCTGAGAAAAAACGTATATAATTGTCAAAAATGGAATCTTCATAAAAAATACAATCCACTTTATTAAGTTCAATCATAAAATCTTTTACTGACCTCTCATCAGGAAGGCTATCGATTATTTTATCCAATAAGGATTCTATTCTATACTTAGCAATTATTAAGAAGACTATAAATGCAATGGTTCTTAGCATTAAACAGGATATACATATTAATAGAATAAGTTTAATCATAAATTTAATAGCTTTATTAATTTTTGGTGGGCCCGGAGGGGATTGAACCCACATGCGACCAATTACGGTTTCTACTGGTTATGAGCCAGAGCCGATACGAGCCCTTAATAAAAAAGGCAGTTGTTACACTGCCTTTCATTTATATTATTTTACTCAGATTCTTCTTCAACACCCAAAACATCATAGTCCAAGCCACAAATATTTTTTAGTTCTTTAGGCATGTTTAGTTTGCTTTCAGGAAACCATGCATTATAAGTTTCGAGTGCTATTTTCCAGTCAATAAGGGTGTCACGAAGAGTACTTTTCAAATCCTGGATTTTTTTGCAAAATTCTCTTGGGTCAAAATTCTTATCTACTCAGAAATAATTTGCTCCTGCTCATTCTTTACAGTATTAGTAATATTATTTGCTCTCACTTGTAATAAATTATTGCCGCTTCTAGATAACATTTTCTTAAAATTCATAAACCATTTTCAATTTTAAATATTCTACAAAACAATTAATACCAGCAGTAATTAATTAAATTTCCATAAATAGCTTGGAATATTAAATCTCCAAATTGAGAACTTACATACAAAGCGGTTTCTCTATCTTTACAAGCAAACATGCCGACAACGGCATCGGCATAGCCGATCCCATCGTAAGAATTGAAGATACAGAGACCGGAAATAGAACCAAAATTAGCGATGCCGCCAACGAGGAAATACCTTTTTCCATTCAATGTAAAACTACGAATGATGTTCTTTTTTTCGCTTGCGGGAAGTTTACATTCCTCATAGAAACGCACCCATGGGTACCACACGTCTCCCTCAGTTAAACTAAATTCATGTCCTTCATTTAGAACCTTTAGGATAATTCTCAATTTCATAATTGCATTAAGTTGAGAATCGCTAAAACAGATTTTCTTATCTGCAGGTATATCAAGAATCTTACACGCATCTTCAAACGTCTTTACTTGTTCCCTAATATTAATGGGTACAAAAGTAATTGTTTGAGACTTTTCATCATACACAGGTTTCTTTCCTTCCGGAGCTTTTACTTTAATTTCAAATTCTTTCATATTGTTAACATTATTAATAAAACGTTTGAGCCACCTTAGGGACTCGAACCCTAAACAACCGCATTACAAGTGCGGTACTCTACCAATTGAGCTAAGGTGGCGGTTTAAAAAAAGCTATACCATCGTAGTCTATTAATGCAAATCAAAGTTGCGGTGTATACGGGAATCGAACCCGTACCCCATGATAGACAGTCATGTATCCTAGCCGTTAGACCAATACACTATAAATTAAGTACTCAAGTACGGATTCGAACCGTAATTCCACGATAGAAAGTCGTGTGTCCTAACCATTAGACGACAAGAGCATAGCACATTTTAATTGGCTCATAAACCTAGTTATCTAAACCGCTGTATGTGCTCTTTATAATGTTATCCTTTAGGCTTAAAAATGAATTTAGAAAAATTTCCATCACACTCATATTCAACGTCCCATCCATTTCTTCTATATTCATATTCTACATTCAACCATCCATTTCTTCTATATTCATATTCTACATTCAACCATCCATTTCTATAATATCGTCTTCAGAAATTCCTCCAGGGATTGTACATACTTTAATAATTTCTTCTGTTACATCCTTTACATGAAGAATAACACAACAATCATCATAGTTTTTTATAAGTAAATTGTTGAATGCTTCAAACACGAAATCTGGGATAGATTTCAAATTCAGTTCTTTGGCTACTTTTGGAGATAATATTTTCATAGTATGTTAATTTTAATTGAGGAAGAGGTGGGACTCCAACCCACACACCGCTTTTATACGATTACTGATTAATTTGAGGAGGGTGCAGGAGTCGAACCCGCCCAACGAATGGTTACGTTACATCGGATTTCAAGTCCGTTCCATTACCGCTCTGGCAACCCTCCTTATTCATAATTCTTTCTGTGAGTTCTTGCACTATTTTTATTTTTAGATTTATAAGTATCTAACTGCGAATCACAATTAGGACATATTAATCTAAGGTTCTCTTCTGAGTTATTAGAAGCATCTATATGGTCTAGTACAAAATTAATGGATTTACCATTCCAGATTCTGCCTATACCACAAATAGCACACTTATTATCTTGCTTAGTATATATGTAATCTCTGATACAATTTCTAAGTGTAGTAGATACTTTACATCCTGTATCTCCAGTTTGTTTCCACTTTTCAATCTTCTCTTTGTTACATTGCTCATTATAACAACTTCTACATAGTCCAGACTTGTTATCATAAGCAATGGTCTTACCACATACCTTACAAGTTGGTTTACTCACAAATAGAATTATTAGTTAATACTATTAATCTCAAACCGCTGCCTTAGCAATTAGGCTTACTCTTCCAAAATGGGTGTTTAATGGTAATCGAAACCATATCTATTGAACCACAATCAATTATTCTAACCGTTAAACTATAAACACCGTATTAGTGGACCTGAAGGGACTCAAACCCTCGACCTTCTGAGTGCAAATCAGATGCTCTAGTCAATCTGAGCTACAGGCCCTTTTCGAGATTTTCTTTTTAATTGGTGACATAGCTCGCAAATTTCCACTGTTAAGATTCCACAACTTAACAACACCAGATAAGTTTTTTTTCATGTACCGCAATTAATAGTTGCTTCCGCAAGGGCTGGCTTCAACTTAAACCTCGAATGGATTTTTCAACCTTGCTAGGTTAGTATTTTATTCCTGTAGGAGTCCAATCGAAATACATTTATTTTTCTACTATTTTAATATGGTTAACGTCTACATTAAATTTCTTGGCTACGTCTTCTAAAGTTACTTCCAACATGTTACGTGCCCACAACAGAGTATCTTTACTTGGGTCTGGAATTTGGGCTATCCTTTCCGCCGAGTCAGAATCCCAAATTTCTTCAATGTTGTTTTCTTGTCTACTTTTTTCAATTCTTTTTAAGTTGTCGTCATAGTATTCTAAAAACAATACTCCGTACGGAGCATCCTCTTGCAAAGGAACGAGAATATCAACTGTACTAGCTATAGAAGAATGAACAAACTTCCTTATAAATATATAAGAATGCCTACTTTTAGTAACGACTCTCATGCCGGTACGCAAATCGTCTTTTTTCATAATAACCTTTTTCATATACATATAATTTAAAGCGCGGGGAGGGGGGGACTCGAACCCGCTGTCTTCGGCTTAACAGGCCGCAGCTATATACCACTTAAGCTTCCTCCCCAATATTTAAAGTACAAAATTAAACTACATAAAATTAATCAATCCTAGGCATCGGATTATTCCCTAACATAAGGAACAATCCCTGTGGGAGTCCACATATAGCTTTGTGCAGCTAAATTGAAATACCACTTGACAGCTCTCTTTAAAAGATTTACTACTTTTTTCATAACTGTAAGGATTTAATTAATAAATAAAATATCTAATTACTTATTAAAGTAACTCATATTGCTGACTATCCCAGCCAACGCAACGATGAGTTCTTGTGTGCCCGCTGGGATTTGAACCCAGGACCCACGGATTAAAAATCCGTTGCTCTAGACCAACTGAGCTACGAGCACAAACCTATCCCTTTCGGGCAGAGTACATTGTTTAGCTGTGTCAAATTAAAAGTTTGATGCTGAAAATAAACTTGCTGTAAGTACTCTTTAGTTTTCTAACCAAAAAAAAAGGAAATGGGATTCGAACCCACGAAAAACAACGGTTTGAGTATGGAGTGGGATTCAAACCCACGAGACCAGGTTTTGCAGACCTGTGCATTAATCACTCTGCCATCCGTACATTTTTACTTCCAAAATTCTCGGTTTGAGAATGACAATTCGGACAGATTATCAGAAGATTTTCTAGTCGATTATCGTTATTAATTCCATTAACGTGATGTAGTTGTAGGGATAATGGTTTTCCTAGCCACTCCGTAATTCCACAAATCTCACAACGATAAGTTTTGTAACCTTCTTTAACCAATCTCCGAACTGTTGACCTTCTCCTTGTAAGGGAGCTGCTCTAAACCAACTGAGCTAAGGAACTATGAACAGGATACCTGCGGTTTTTCTAATGCTTTACCAACTAAGCTAAGGTTTGTAACTCCGACTTCTTAACGTTACACCTACTGGATTCGAACCAGTGACCCTTTCGTTACAAGAAAATAGAATAATTTAATTGCTGTATGTATCCTTTATATAAAACGTATGGAATTACTTTTAAAAGGAAGTCACTTTCAAATAGGTTACTCCATCCTATTGAGTTAACTCCTTGTCACACCTAACGTGCCTTGTGCAGTTATAAGCTCTGTCAAGCTCTGTTACTTCTTGTTGAACAACAGCAAAAGTCACCCAAGTTTATCGTCGCACTTAGTAAACGGTGAGTGTCGGGCTGGCAGGACTTGAACCTGCGACTTCCAACGTATCAGATTGGCACTCTTACCAGCTGAGTTACAGCCCGATTACGAGACTTGCTTACATGCGTCCATATAAGTAGTTTCTCAACCTATCTCTTACTTCGGTCATTGATAGGATAGATTTCCTCTCATTAGTGAGCATCCATATCCGAATTCGGAGAGGCTTAGAAAGGATTTATGCTTATCAGATGTCATATTGATTAAATCTTCGCGTCTACCAATTCCGCCATACAAACCAAGGTGATTTGCAAAGGGACTTGAACCCTTACAACGTTAAAGTTAAAGACTCCCTATAAATCATACAAAATTGCTGCAAGACATCTTTATTTATAATTAAACTACTAATTTACGAATTCAAATTCCACATATTGCTTGCCTCCTTGACAGTCGGGAAGCTCCATAGTTCCACGTCTACGAGCTTCGGGGAGTAATGCCGCATGTGTATAAGCCTTACCTAAAGGAGATTCGCTTGTAAAATATTCTCCATATTTAGAAATCTCTTTCTTTAATCTAGAGATTTCCTTATCAATAATAAGACCTTCTTTGTTTTTCTTTCCTAGACTACATCGTTTTATTTCCAAACTGTAAATTTTACTATACAAAGGCTTTATTATGGTATCATAAGTCTCTTGTGAAATAAGATTCTTTATTTGAGAGACGTTGTTTTTTAAATAAGTTATTTGTATCTTCATAATTATTAAAATTTAATAGTCCACAACAAGAGTTCGTTACGCTCTCATCTTCTACTTGTTAAAGGCAGATATGTTACTCTACACTATGTTGTCTCTATTCTGGTTGCGGGAGCGGGAATCGAACCCACGACCTTCAGGTTATGAGCCTGACTAGCTACCTCTGCTAACACCCCGCAATATTGGTAATTCATAACGGGAACTACCCAGAAGCCGCCTACTATCACTGTGAGGAACAGCCTGTTCTAACCGTACAGGACGGCTGGATTGTAACACCACCAGACGTGATTCTCGTTTTACAGGAAAGAATTAACCTGGCATTTTAAACTGAAAATGTCGAAACAGTTAACTTTACAATCGTTATTTATCAGCAAACATTCTTAATACTTCTAACGGAATTGTATTCACGGGTTCAAACCTGGAATGTCCTTCTTGTCTACTAACAAGTATGCCCATACAGTTCAGTGTAATCTTTACACTATCCCATTCTGGACTATTAGCTATAATAACAATTTGGTTAATACCAAGCTCATTGTACTCAACTGAGTAGTTTTTCGTATCCATTATTTCTTTAATCTTAGCAGAAGAAAGAAATTGAGCTACTCTCGCATAATTTATTTGTTGGAGCACTAACCGTTGTGCTACACCTGCAGATTGTTTTAATTGGGTTACAAAGATACTACATTTTCTGTATATATACAAATGTAATTTGTTAAAAATTCTGAACTATTCTCACGAACTGTTCAGAAAAGAATTTTCAAAAAATGAGTTGCTGAGTGGTCAGGATTCGAACCTGAGTGTGCTTTCGCAGCTAGTTTTGGAGACTAGTGCCGTCGACCACTTGGCTACCACCCAGTAAACAAATGTCTGTTATTGATTATCCGTGTTAAGCAGTGTCAAAAATTTGCTGTTAGACATCTTTGTAATTAACTAACCAAATGATATATACAATGTGGGCCCGGGAGGACTCGAACCTCCAGTCCAATTAAGGAGCAGATTTACAGTCTGCGCGGCTACCAATTACCGGTTACGTGCCCAAATAAAATCGTTTGATGGTTCTTAGTACGAATCTAGCTTATCCTATATGAATGAGAGTGTAGTACTTCTTTTACATCCTGTTGTACAGGTCATTGCATATAGTGCTTCACACAGTCAATCCCGTCTACGGTGCTCTCAAAGTCACTATCCCGGCTGTGTACGAATCTGGATTGTCCGCTCATTACTGTCGGTTATTCACTGGTCTTTTCCAGTCACCCAACGTCAGGCTTGAACCACCTACCAGTTATTTTTAAACGATTGTCTGGATAGCAGGATTCGAACCTGCGGTCTCTTGGTCCCAAACCAAGCATCTTACCAACTCGACCATACCCAGAAGAGAAAAACTATAAGTTTTCCCAATACTCTTTTAAATAATTAGATGAACTTGCTGCATATAAAGCTTTTGCCTTAATAGCTGCTTTGAGCTTTTCTACTACCGTTGAAACCGATGCTCCTTTAAATAAAGGATACGTTACTTTCTTTTTATTGGTAGTCATAATTACCTTGTAATTAGGAATATTTTTGGCTACTTCTTTCCAAAAATTTGCCCATTCAACAGGGTCATTAATATTACACGTTGGAGCAGATTTCTTAGAAGTTTGTTTAGCTGTTTTGTTCTTTTTGGCATTATTAGCTTTTGCTTCGCGATTTAATCCTCGTATCTTCTTTACATATAAATAATTAGAAATGAAAGTCTTAACTCCTGCTAAGTTAAACGCCAATATTTGTGGTCCTTCTTTCACCTGGACTAAATAAACTGTTTTAGCATTTAAAGGATTTACAATTCTAATATGGCATGAAATATTAGAAGCTTCAGGAAAATGGTCGCTTACTCCAATTTCTAAACCCTGTATACGATAATAAGAACTGTGAGTAGTTTGACTATCCTTAACAGAGTCCGATTTAGTCATTAAAGATTCCAGATATTTAGTAAGTCTGCTCATAATTTAATCTTTTTATTCATAATGTCTAAGTTGTCGATTATATCAAACATTACAAACAACATTAATCCTATATTTACTAACGGGAACAAAGCTGCAAACGTAAATTGAGTTACATTTTTTACATACAGTGAGTAATTTTTAAAATGCAAATAGCCCAAAAACATACTCAAGACAAACGGAATAAGCCAAAATAAAATCAATATTAGCATAACAATAATCTTTAATTAGTTACTAAAAGCGGGAACACAGGGAGTCGAACCCCAGCCTTCGGATTTTCAGTCCAACGTACAAATGACCACCTATACGATATTCCCAATAAACCACAGACATCTCAATCTCCTTTTTAGTCTGTGGGTCGCTCCTTATTCTCCTTTATTATTTGAGAGATGTACTAAGAAAACGGATTAAGGTCGCACATCTCTCATACCTTCGAGGTCTTTACAGAGCTGTCTAGTCGAATATAATTCAGTATTATAAGAATACTTGCTGTGCTTAATCCTAAAGTAAACTATATAAACCGAGTTATCTTATCACCAACGCCTTGGAGACAACTAGATTCATATAGCTACTTATTGCCTACCTTTTTAAAGAGTAAGCATGTTTAACAAATCCTGATTCATCGCAACTTGAAATAGCTCCTCAGCATTGCGTGGAATACTTTCAACTGCAGTTTGTCCAGTTAAGAACGCTATACCTGCAGGGTCAAATCCACTCATATAGAAAGTATAACCTTCATCACAGAGTGATTCAAATTTAGGACGAATCCTATCCCCGTAGTATCCGTTAGGGATGTCCCAGAGAACCATCACAAACTTATCAACAAATTCCTCAGAAAATTCGGTTCTCAAAACATTTCTGAATTGAGTAAAGATTGGAGAGTTCTTGTGATTGCCATTAAATTCCCCGTCAGAGATACAAACGATTCCAGTTGGAAAATCTTCCTCCTTGTAACCTGTTCGCTTCAAATGCACGAGTAAATTAGCAACTGACAACAGATTAGTTCCACACCAACCATCACCGTGGTAATTGTAGAACTGTTCCACCGGACTATCTCCTTTCCAAGACTTTATTTTACAAGAGTTACTAAATTCTAACACTGTATTACTAAATGCCCCGGTAAGAAGATGAGATAGATACAAGCCGATAGATTTTGCAACATGATATGCCGAAACATTCAATCCAGAAGCCTTGGCTGTCATAGAGCCAGATGTATCAAGAACTGCGATGAGTTTCGTTTCTCTGTTCATGTCCTGTTTTGCGGTCTCAATTAATTGCATGAACTGCTTGTTGATTGTTTCTTCTTGGTACTTTTTGAAGCTGGGTCTTGAGTAACCAAAATCGGGAAACAACTCGTAAACAAAACCAGTGTACTTTGCGACAGGTTTAGAAGCTAGCCACTTTTCATAAGCTTCTTCAAGCCCGTGATTTTGTAGAAACTTACCTTTAGCAAGAGCACTTAACGCTCTGCCAGCAATCGTGTTAAAATTAAGATTTTCATAATCTTGACGACTAATTGCTTGTTGCCATTGATGTGCAGTTCCAGAAGCTTTGAGTTTTCGATAAGCCCTATAAGCTCTTTGTTTATCGGCCTCAGTTTCTCCCAAATCAAAAATTGCTTTCACGATTTTCTTTGCAATGAAGTTGTTGCATTGGGAGCGAAGAGAAAGACATTTAGAAACAGGCTTTATCTGCGGAAGATACTTCTTTACTAAGTTACATTGGTCTTTGTCACCTAAAGCACTAACAATAAACTTAATAATAAATTTCCAGTCGAGAACACGATTCGCTGCACCATGATATTCCAAATCCAATCTAAGAATTTCAAAAATATCATCCCAAGAACCAGCAACAATAAAGACAGGAAGATTTTTCTTAAAAAGGTTAGGGTGCTCTACAGCTAACCAAATTAATCGCATAAAAAACTCCGCTTTAAGTCCTTGTCCTCTTTGAACACTTAATTTCTTACCAGAAAATAATTTTGGATTTCTAGTAATTAAACGAATGTATGTACTTTCTTTTATAGTCAAAAGTGGGTCAATTCGATAAAGGGTTTGCATTGTTTTAGAAACTTCCTCAAATGTTCTAGGGTTTCTATAATTGGCAACCAATGCAAAATCATCAACAAAAGGATTTCCAGTCGTGGAATATTTTACACTTAGATTTCCGGAAAGAGTTTCGTGTTCTTTCTTAAACTGTTCCCTCTCAAAAATGTTATTAAACTTTGAAGAGGCAGAACCTTGTGTAGTTTCAGGAACTACATCGTAAATAGACGTTCTTTTTTCATTAAACATATTCGTTTACATTTTTAATTACATTTGTAGCCGAAGCGGGACTCGAACCCGCACGAGCATTTCTGCTCCTCAGATTTTAAGTCTGATGCGTACTGCCAATTTCGCCATTCGGCCATCCTTCTACTTTCTCAATGCTTTTTCAACATCGTCAGTACTAAAATATTTACTCCAAAATCGATTTAGTCTTCCAATATTTAGAATCCAATCACAAATATCATAATCGTTTACAAAAGTTTTAGGATTTGAGATTTCATAATCCATCACATCTTGTAACGTTAAGATTTCTTTTACTTGACGTCTTTGACGTCTTCGAATTATACGATTATACCACGTATGTCCAGTTTTATCCTTTAAAATTGGATATTTTTTTCTACTTCTGCTCATAAGTGCCTTTGATTAATTATCGGACTGCAAAGATACGACAATTTTCAAAAAGTACAAACATCAATTAGTTAATTTTTGTGAATTCTGAGTTTTCATCTTTTATCCTATCCAATCCCACATATTTTATAACCGCAGAGTCATTGGAGGATTGAAATATTTCATAAATTTGATATTTAGTACCTTCAATGTAAAATAAATTCTGAGATTTATCGATAATAATCTCAGCACGCTTATGTGGAACATAAATTCCAAATCCGCAGAAACTTAGTATAGTTAAAAATATTCCTATCAATGACCCCAGCCAAAGTTTTAAAACCAATCCATAAATCCGAGGAGAGAAACAGGTATTACAGTTCCCATAGTTTATAATCGTTTAAAGATTTCACAAAAAATCACATAGACCAGACAGAATCCGGCTGCAAAAGCGCAAGCACCTAAGATTCCAAATATAAAACTCATAGATACTTCCATACTAATCCCTTTCTTGATTTACAAATGAAACTACCTATGTAAAACACTGTAAGAAAAGCAATGATTCCACTCCAGAAATTAATCATAATCTAAAGGCCTCCTAACCTTGTGTAAAATTTTAACTTTTCTCTTCGAGAGATATTGTTCACCAAAATATCCTATAATTCCGTATACAAATAAAGAACATATGTCAAACAGAATAACAAGAGATACACTTACAGAAGCCAATAATGTCGAAAATGTACAGACTCCAATAATATACAAAGTCATTATCACAACTGGGTTATACTTGCAAAATAGACAAATCCTTTCTAATATCATTTTATGTTAGGATTAAATGTAACTTCTTTAAATACAACGTATGCTTTATCATCTTTCTCTTCAATACATCCATTATTTGCTAAGAAATTATAAATGTAAGTTAAAGGAATTTGATAAGAATCAGTGATTAACAGAAAATGTATGGATAAAACCTTTACCAATTTTAGCGTCTCTCCCAAATTTCTGGAGAATCGTCAACTCGATTAGTATTCCAAACATGAGACTTCTGTATAGGACCCCCATCTTCCTTTCTTCTGGCGATAGCTAATAATTCTCCAGTTGGAATAGATTTTGCTGTTTCTAAACACATAGTATAAAGGTATTATAAATTAATAAATAAGTGGACCACTCCATTTTACGTTGGAGAACGGGATGATACTTTAGAGATTCACCACATCTTCCATCTGTTTTATGACGTAAGAGACTCAGCTTTACTAACCTTTGGCTTTCAAGTTAAGTGGGCTGCTCTATAATGCTTCTTCCCACACCTCTTCTGTTTCTCCCGTATACACTAATATTTCTAATAGTAAGCCAGCAGCTTAGGCTGCCATTCTTAAATAACCTTCAGTTTCTCCAGTTATTGTTTTGCATCATTTTAAAGAGTTGGTGCCAACTCTACATGTCTCCCTACTTCATCAATCGCGGTCAAAATCAATCAGGCCCATAAAAAATAGAGCACTCTATTCTCTCGAACCGAACACTCCCAAAACAAAATAAGCAAATCAAAGAATTGCAGGAATAAGGGGATTCGAACCCCTAGTCTCATCCGTAATCAATGGATGCATTTTATCCTATTAAACTATATTCCTTGAGTGCCACCACAAATCGGGAACTTAAATATAATAAATGGTTGTAAGGTTACCAACTCCGGCTGGATTTCGTCTTGGCCTTCGACTACTTGGAAACATAAGTTAGTGTGTATCGCTATCCCTACTAGGCTGCCTTCCCTAACTCTTCTTTCGGGAATACACAATATTTCCTTTCTCATTACCACTGTCACGGTAAAATTTATATGCAATCGCTTTCATGTAAGAATTATTCCATAAGCATTGTTCTTACATTAATAGTATAACAGTCAGTTCGTACAGAGTGTTGCGCACCACTCAACGGTTGCATGAGCCTCACAAGATTTCTATTGGTGTTGTTTTACCGCCTCCACTTGTTCCTCTACCATTTTCTGAATAAGGAACGTATTAAGACCATGTCGCTTGCCAAGAAGATAAAGTTGGTCAATGTAATCCCTGATTTCTCTGGAATCTTCATGTGGAGTGCAGGCAAGATTCACCTCGGCGTAAAAAAGTTCTGAGACTAACATTCCTGGGAGAAACTGTGCAAGTTCCTCTCCAGATAATGTTTTCAGTCTGATTTCGAATAAACTCATAATTCTCGAATTAGTGTTGCCATTTCATCCTCGATGTCGGTAAGAACATCTTCGTAGAGTTGAATAATGACATTGTTATTTTCACTAGGGTCGTCGGCATATTTAATAAGAGCTTGAGATAACTTGATTTTTACTCTTTCTTTTTGTGCCGAAAGTCTGTTTAGTCTCTGTTGAATATGTTCACCCTCCATGATAAGGGCGAACGTTATTGATGTAACCTTTATTTGCATATCTGTTCTCCTTCCATCCATTCTTCAAGTGAAAATGTATACGTTATTGTAGGCCCCTGACAGTCTAATGTTGCTTCTACTATCTGAGGAATAGCGTAGTACTTACTAAATGTATAAGTCTCATTGTCGATGATTCTACTTCCCTTCAAAGACTCTGTAATATCTGGCATTTGTCCAGACATTAAGAGAACAATATTGAGAGTTAGTAAGTCCTTAGAGGTTGCAGTCTCGAGACCAGATTGGTCTACAAGTTTGCTAATCGTTTCCAATTTACACGTGCCCTCTCTTTTGCAAAGATTGTCAATGAGGGGCTTAATTACTTGTTCGGGAATGGTTACTGTTTTCATCTTGTTATTTGGTTAGTTGTTTATAATTTAATTAATCGCCAGAATCTCTGTAAATGTAGAGAGCGGGATTCAATTCTTTTATGTACGTTTCATTTCATCTATTAATGTAACTGACAATTCAGGAAAATTGGCTTTAAGCCAATCAAGAGTAGCGTCAAATCCAACAACCCTGAGACTAAGCAATGTACTTGTTTTTGACTAAAGACTTTTTCATCTTATTGTAAATATAGATCTCCGCAAGATACGATTGATCACAATCTACAAATGTGTGACTGCGAAGTAACTAAGTCAAATTCTCCGATTAAGGAATTTCTTCTAATAGAAGAGGTCAACTAAAATTGTTTTAGTTTTAGGAATATGAGAGAATAGTCTCTTCTGTATAAATCTCTTAACTTTTGCGTTACTGTTCCATCTTTGCTTATTTTTTGTTGTAACTGATTAGTTTTGGAATAAATTCCTACTTATAGCATCACCACGTAAAGGTTCAGTCATTGATGCCAATCCCGGTAAGATACCGGGACGAACTGTAAAAAATTTTACTATGAGCTTCCTGTGCCATGCTCCTTTAAATTGTTATCTCAACAACTTATAGTCTCCAGGCATTAAAATAAAATTTATGTAACGCTCATGGCTTAAATGTCTATTTAAAGTCGCCATGACGACTGAAAATAAAAAATAGGATATGAATAGAGTAAATATATCCTCAGATGAAAAAATAAATCTATTTAGCTATATGCAACGTTCTTATGGGGAAATTTTGAGATTGGGAAAATAGGTCAAAAATGGGGGGGAGTGAGGACAGGCTCGTTTTATCACTACTGCTCACACTTTGCATAGCCTTATTATTTGCCAAACTTTATCGTTTTCTCCTTTATGAAGAAGCATATACATGAGAGGAAGACTGGATTGAGTACGTTCTACTGGATAAATCTCATTTCCAGGAAGTGCTCGAACTATCTTGGTTTTTGTATCTGGAACATAACCTAACACAGTTTTAAATTGTCCAGATTTCTTGCCATAATGCTTTTCTGCGCGATACATTTATATAAAAGCTACATTAGAAATATTCTACTTTAAGGCTTGCTTATGGATATAAGGGCTGCTACGTTAGGGATGCAAGAAAAAAATAGAGAGTATAGAGAACACTCTCGTGCTCCCTATACTTTTGCTTTTGTTATTGTTAGCGTTTTGGGTTGTAATCAATGCCGGCAGCCTCGAAATATTTCTTTATTTCGGTGTCGTCTTTTGCTTCAAAAATTTCTGCATACACTTCCGGCAATTTCGCATATATTTCGGCATCTTCTTCCGTTGTGAAAATGTTTCTTTTGCGAATAGTTGTACCCTCTACTACTGGCTTATTGTCTTTGAAGTTTTGCGCAATAACTTGCCGTTCTTCTTTCTTTACAATAACTAAGTTGTTTTTATGGAAGTTTTGCAGAACTTCAAACAAACTTTTGCCGTTTGCGCGGTTGCAACCTTCGATAAGTTCAACGGTTGGCAGTTTGTTTATCATTTCTTGAGTGAAGTCCTCAGGCAATTTGTCCATATCTTCACAAAGACGAAGCAAGCGAAATACGCTATTCATAGAAACCGCACCCGTTTTCACGAACTCGCCGTTTTCGTCAAATAAAGCCGTTACAAAAGCTCCAAACTCCGTTCCCGAACTTGCAATTTTCTTCGATACAATTACGGGAATGATTGCCGTTCGATAATTTGCGGATAGTCCGTTATCACTTCCCGCACTTTGTGCGTTGTTTACGTAGTTTGCAATTTTACCGCTGTTGAACTTCTCAATGTTTAATACTGTTTTCATCTTGTTAAATTTTTTAAATTAATACTATATATAAATTCTGTGAATGTGGGCAAATTTTTGAAGAAAAGGGAAAATTTATTTTCATTTTTCTTCAAATACCCTAGGGGGGTGTTAGAGGGTACTCTACTCTCTCTCTCGTACATAATTTCAATTTCTATAAATTTCTATAAATTTCTCGCACATACTCTCCCGTACATAATTCTACTCTCCCGTACATAATTTCTCGCACATAATGCATCTACTCTCTCGCACATTCTACTCTCTCACACATAATTTCTCACACATAATTTCTATATCTACTCTCTCACACATAATTTCTATAAATTTCTATAAATCTCTCGCACATAATTTCTCGCACATAATCTCTCGCACATAATGCACATAATTTCTATAAATTTCTCGCACATAATTTCTATAAATCTCTCGTACATAATTTCTATATATTTTCTGTCTCTTATACACATCT